GTGACGACAAGGAAACCCCCGGCAAGAGCCGGGGGTTTCGTCTATTTAGTCGACAGGGATCACGGCGTGTTTCATCGGGCCGTCGCCGTCCCCACGCTTCCGGCGCGGCTCACCGCTACCCAGTCGCCACGCGTCCCAAATCTATACCGACATGAGCAACCCACGCCCTGGCGACTACCTGTTCCCCGCTGCTGGACACAACCGTTTCGCTGGCGGCATGTCGCCGGACTGGCAGGAACGCGGGTTCGTGCCTAGCCGTCGCATCTCCAATCCTGGTCGCATCATTCGTGATCTAGCGTGGCGTGTCGGTGTCGAGTTGGAACCGGGCGACGGATGGCACACGGTGCGCCGCTCGGTCGCACGACTGTTCTTTGACAGGGTGTCCGGGAACGGGTATGACGCCGCGCTACGCATGACGGCGGCTTTTCTGCATCACAAGAACACGGCAACCACGGAAATCTATCTCGGTCTGGAACTTGAGAAAGTCCAAAGAGATGAGGTTATGGCCGTTGGTTTCCTGTCCGATCCCCACGAGTCGGGTACGGTGAGGCTTGACGACTACAGGGAGAGGGCAAGCAATGGCTAACTTGACGTGCGCCGCGTGCGGCACGACCAAGAATGTTGACGCTTACACTATCGTCACTCGCGACGGGGCCAGGGTGGTCGATCTGTGCCGTGGTGACGCGAAAGAGATGTGCGCCGAGCACGCAGGCCCCCAGGTAGAGACGACAAGGTGAAGTAGATGCGCGAGACCGTCAATGCCCAACGTCCTATCGGAAAGGTTGCGGACTGGCTCAACGACCTGTGGGACGATCAGGACCCGTGGGGATCGGGGATGGCAGCAGGCTTCGCACTGTGCGACCTGGCGCTCACCGAAGGCTTCTCGGAGCGCATCCCGGACGGGCTCGGCTACCGGACCGCCATGGGCGGGGCAGAGACTGAGGACGCCACCTACCAGTACGCCGTCGACGGCTGGCTCTCAGGCTACTTCAACGCCGACGACGTCATTGAGTACCTCACCCAGTTGGACACCTTCCTAGACGCATGCAAGGCCGCAGGACTGGACTACTGAGTACGCCCACAAGCACTCTCTGTGGTGGAGAGTAGAGACAGCCCCCGACCGCGATGTTGGCTCCATAGACGCGGTCGGGGGCTGTCGTTTGCTTGTCAGCCGTGGTCGTCGTCGGCTAGGTTTTCGGATGAGGCCTCCTGTTTTGCCTGGTGGCGAAGGGCGACAGAGTTGATGCAGAACTGCGTGTTAGTATCCTTCGCAATCGAGCCGGTGAGAAGGCTTGCTTTCGAGAGAGGGGAGACATGGGAAACAAGAAGATGAGCGAGGCGGTCGAGGAGTACCTGCGCGGACTGCGTGCTCGCCGTCGCTCGGAGGAGACCATCCGCGTCGACAAGGCAATCTTGGGCCGAATGATTCGGGACATCGGTGACCTCCAGATCAGCAACCTCAAGCCGAGCCACCTTGAGAAGTGGTTCTACGGACCCGGTGGCCTGATGGACGAGCACAAGACTGAGCAGTACGGGCGGAAGAAGAACCCCGCGATCTCGGAAAGCACCCATAACGCCTACCGGTCCCGGCTCAAGGTGTTTTTCGATTGGTGCTCGAAAAGGGGGTACATCAAGGTAGACATGCTGGAGCACGTGAACCCTCTCAAGGTCCCGGAGAAGAAGCGCCAGCGACCCAGCCCGGTGACGCTGTTGCAGTTGCTCGACAAGGCAGAGAACGCCCGTGACCGGTGCTGGATTGCCACAGCCTTGAATACCGCGCTGAGGTCCAACGAGATCAAGCGCATCACTGTCGGTGACGTCGATCTGGAGGCAGGCTACATATCGGTCACGATCTCCAAGACCGGTGACGTTGACGAACAGCCGATCACATCAGACCTGGATGTCGAACTACGTCGCTGGATGGTTTCGTACGCCGAGGCCATCGGCAGGCCGCTGGAGGCTGAGGACTTTCTGTTTCCTTCTCGGCAGGGAGGACTCATCAGCCACTATGAGACCAATGAGGACGGCGAGCGCGTCATGGTGAGACGCCCCTACGTCTGGAACCCTCGCCAGAAGATGGGACGCACCGAGCGGATCATCAAGAACGCTCTGGAGGCACTGGAACTGCCGACCAAGTACGAGGGCACCCACACCATCCGGAGAGCCATCGCGCTGGCCTACTTCGAAGAGGTAAGCAAGGACCAGGGTGATGTCGCTGCGTTGCGCGAGACCGCTGCCCTCCTTCACCACAAGAACCTCCACACCACCGAGCGCTATCTCGGGATGACTGCTGAGAAGACCCGTCGTGACCGGAGGCTCCGGAGCAAGCCGTTCCTGTCCGCCATGGTCCAGGCTGACAACGTGGTACCTCTCCGCAAGAAGGCTCAGGGAGAATAGAGACATCCCGAACGTCAGGAGACCTTGATGCCAGTAGCAGCAATCCCAGAGGCACTCGCCGCAGTCGGTGAAGCAATCGGTGGTGAGGCAGCCGCAGCCGGTGGTGGAGAAGCCGCTGCCGGTGCTGAGGGTGGTGAAGGCCTGCTCGGCAAGATCAAGACACCCATGACAAGTCTCGGCGGAGGAGGGAGCCACGGAGGGTCTGCTCCTCAGCAGCCCCAACAGCCACAGCATCCCACAGGTGAGGCGATGACCACTCAGACGTCCTCCTTGCTCAGCCCTCACCAATTCGGCTGAGCATCCCTCCAGCAGAAGCCCCCGCAGCGATCCTGTGGGGGTTTTCTGTTTCTGTGGTATAGACACGTTGGCAATGGAGTTGCGAGAGACGCTTGCGAACGTCCATACTGGTGGAACCACCACAGATGAGAGGAACCACCACATGAAGGACATCACAGGCGCATCGGTCAGCACCACCGGCAACGTCGCAATGGCGGACGCCGTGCAGTGCTCCATCGACGCGACGGGCATGGGCCACATCATGTCGATCCTCAGCAACATGTACTCCGACAAGTTCCTGGCCGTTCTGCGTGAGTACTCCGCGAACGCCTGGGACGCACATGTCGAGGCAGGGAACACGCACCTTCCCATCGAGGTCACCCTGCCATCCCTGCTCCAGCCGACCCTGATCATCAAGGACTACGGGACCGGGCTGACCAAGGACGAGGTAATCAACGTCTTCGGCTCCTACGGGACCAGTACGAAGCGCAACACCAACGACCAGGTAGGTGCGCTGGGCATCGGATCGAAGGCTGCGTTCACGCTCGGCCACCAGTTCGTGGTCACTGCCACCAAGGACGGTGAGAAGTGCGTCGTGCTGTTCTCTCTCAACGAGAGCAACATCGGCACGATGAAGGTCATCCACGAGGGTGTGCAGACCGACGAGCCTAACGGTGTGACCATCTCGCTGGCCGTCGAGGACGTTGACTCGATGAACGAGACTGCTCACCGCTTCTTCTCCATGTGGAAGAAGGGCCGCGTGCTGGTCAACGGCGAGAAGCCGGAGAGCATCTTCGAGACCGCTCGTGAGATCAATGACGTCACCCACATCATCGATCAATACGACGGTGCTGTCTGGGTCGTCATGGGTCAGATCTCCTACGCCGTGGGCCAGGACATCCTGCGCAAGGTGGCCCGCGAGTTCGAGGACGGATCGACCGCTCACAAGATCGCCACCGACCTGTCGGTCTGGTACCAGGAGAGCGCGATCTTCTTCGACGTGGAGATCGGGGACGTCGACATCGCTCCGAGCCGCGAGTCGCTGCGGGACACCCCGCGCACCATCGCCGCGCTCAAGCAGTCTGTCTCAGGCCTAGCGGACACGCTGTACAAGACCGTCCAGGACGCTGTGGACGCGGAGCCGAACGCCTTCCGGGCTCACGAGAAGTACGTCGAGATGCGTGACGCGCTCCAGCCTCTCAAGGTCGAGCGCAAGGACATCACCTACCACGGTCTTCCGCTGCGCGAGGAGGTCGAGGTAGCGCTCCCGACCATCACCATGGTGAGCCACTACCAGTATCGGCGCGGAACCACATGGGTCGTCGGTCTGCGTGATGAGCACACCTTCACCCTGTCAGCAGCGCGTGCGACCACCGTCGTGCTCGTGGACAACCTCGCCAAGCACACCCCCACGGTGAAACGCTATGCAAAGCGCTACCTGGAGGACACGGACACGAACTACCTGGTGGTCACTGACTCACAGGGTGCCTCGTTCGGCTGGTTCACCTTCGGAGCGGACCAGGACGCCATCCGGACCATCACGCTGGACGAGTACAAGGAGGAGTGCAAGGCCCTCCGATCCGGCGACCCACGTGTCCAGTCTGGTCCGTCCTACAGCACCGGATGGATGCCTGCCTCAAGGTACATGGAGGACCGCGACCCACTCAGCGAGATCATCGGATGGGGCAAGGACATCGTCGTATTCGGGCACTACGGCCCGATGTACCTGGGCAAGATCGGCCAGGATGCTCTGGCGGACTACACCATCGTTTCTCTGACCGCCACGCAGACGCGCTCGGCACTGGTCAAGCGAATCGAAGCGGACGGCTCTGTACGCGTCCTGAGCGACGAGGAGCGCGACAAGGTCATCCGAGCACACGCCGAGTCGCTGTACAACGCCACGGACGCAGAGAAGGAGGGCCTCGGCGCTCGACGCTGGCTCCGGGAGAAGCGCTTCGAGCAGAGCGCCGACAAGTGGCGCAGGCTGGGCACGGTACTGGGGGCCGAGAACATCACGTCCAGGACGTTCCAGGATGTCCTGGACACCTTTGAACTCGCCAATCTCACGGCTCATCAGATCACGGATGCCCGTCTCACGGAGTTGCAGGACGCTGCCCGGTTCCTCTCGGACGACTCTGAGCAGGTCATCCCCTTCGATGCCGAGATCCCGGAGATGAGCGAGGTGTTTCCTCTCGCGGCTCAGGTGAGCATCTTCGTCCTCGAACGGGACGACACGCTCAAGCAGCACCTTATCGACTACATCAACACGCACTGAGATCTGTGAGATGAGGTCTAGACACGATACGCAATCGAGTTGACCGAAGCACTTGCGCAAGGCATACTGGTCGGACCACAGAGGAGGAGACACCATGGCAAAGGGTTACGTTACCGAGACCGGAACCGTCCTCTTCGAGGGCCAGCCCATCAAGTGCCACTGCGGTCGGCTATACGACGCCTACAACAACGACGGGCGCTGCGCCAACGACCACCCCTTCCCAACAGACAAGTTCCTCACTGCGGGAAGGCGCATCAGCACCACTCCGGACGGCTTCTACACCGACATCACCGATTGAGCAACCACCACTCACAGAGAGAAGCACACATGTTCTACAACCTCACCAACCGCGATGGAGAGACCACACTCTCCCTCTTCTACGAGAACGGAAGCACCCGTGTGGTCCCCGCGACTCACATGAACTTCTCGCGCCTGGTCGAGTACCTCACCTCGAACTCCGTCTACGACGAGCACCAGGTTGAGCGTCTGGTCGACCCGACCGTTGGCATCGGGGAGGAGATGGCTGAGATCGCGGGAGACAGGGTTTCCTACGACCTGCACAACCTATACTTCGACGGTCAGCCCCTGCACAGCGTCATCTCCGACCACATCAAGGCCAAGATCCAGGCCGGTGACGACGACTGGAAGCGCTTGGTCCGGTTCCTGCTCAATGTGGATGAGAACCCGTCCTACCGTGCTCAGCAGGCGGTCTACAACTGGGTCTCCCGAACCGGCCTCACCCTCACTGAGGACGGATGCTTCCTGGGCTACAAGGCGGTATATCACGACCACTTCTCGGTCTCCAGCGGCCCGAACAACTGGGTCAACGGCGAGTTGTACCAGGGTGGTCGTGAAACGCGCGTCCCGCACGAGGTAGGCTACGTCATCTCGAAGAAGCGAGCCGACGTGGACGACACACCTGGTGGTGGCTGTTCGGTAGGACTGCACGTCGGCACCTACAAGTACGCCAGCGGTTTCGCCCCCGTACTCATGACGGTCAAGGTCAACCCCCGCGACGTAGTCTCCGTCCCTGAGGACGGTACCGGCAACTGGAAGATCCGCGTCTGCCGATACGAAGTCATCTCGCTCAACGAGGAGAAGGTCGACTTCATCGGTCGCAGCACCTCCTACAACAGCGAGCCTGAGGAGACCGACGAGGACTACGCGGTCGCTGACTGGATCGCGGGTGACGTGGAGGACGAGGACGCCGAGATGGCTTCGCTGTCCGAGGAGATCGGGGACGACCTGGAGGATGCCTACCCTCTCCTCTCCCACGACGAGGGTGCCCCGTTCACGTTGGCGGAGCACGCCGAGGAGTATCCGGCTCTCCAGGACGACCTGGAGAACGTGGAACTCGGCCACAAGGAGGTCGGTCGTCGGTGGGCGCACCTCACCACGGAGTCCAGCGTCCGGCGCTACCGGAAGACTCACGGCATCGTTCCCCTGACATCTCAGAAGAAGGACCAGTGACGCATCTAGGCTGACTAGACCAGGGTGGCAAGCAGGTTGACCGACCTGCTTGCCATCCCTCATACTGGTGTCACCACCACGAGAGGACACCACCATGATCGACGTCATCCGCGCCAAGGACATCCGTAAGAACGACATCGTCACCTCGGTGTACAACCCCGAGGCCACTACGCGGCAGCCTGCGGGATGGCGCACGGGCGACCCGGTGCGCAAGGGGCGCTTCGTGTCCGTTGGTCACGGCGAGTTCCTGGTGAACGACGTTCGGATCTCCGATGTCCACGGTGTGGTGCTCTACGGCATCCTCGGTGACCTCACGCTCGACCCGGAGGCCAAGGTCGAGGTGATCCGTTGATGGTCGCCAAGCGTCACAGCCGTGAGGACCGGGACGGGGATCCGAAATACTCTCCGTTCCGGTCCTACAAGGCAGACAAGCGCTACGTCGCGGCTATGGAGATGGTCGTGAAGCGCACTGAGGAGATCAGCGCTCTGGAGCGTCTCCTGGGCCGGACGAAGAACCTGGGAGAGCAGAAGAGGCTCACCACGCGTCTCCTCGCCAGCAAGAACAACCTCAAGTCATGGCGCGACTACCTCGCGCAGAACTACCCGCACGTAAAGGGAGCGGTGATCATCCCGTGACTAAGCGCGCTAAGCATCGGAAGCGGACCAAGTGGTACAGCCGGAACATACTCTGGCTGTGGCTCACTGGGAGGGCAGGGAAGTGAACCAAGCCTGGATCGACGCTCGGTGGATGCGTGGCGCATGGTGAGACTCGTCCATCGCAGCGTCACCCGTCGCAGGCCCCTCGTCGTCCCTTGGTGCCAGTGCAGTCCGGCAGAGCGGGGATTCGTCCAGGATCCCTCGAAGTCATTCGAGTGGTTCGTCCACAGCCGATGCATGAAGCCCGCCAAGCCCTACTACCTCAAGTTGCACCACAGGCTACGCAAGCCTGTTGACAGAACGGCTTGACGTCCCGCATACTAGAGGTCCACCACAGCAGAGGAGCACTCCATGGCGAAGCGAACCACCACCGTCACCTTCAATGGTGAGATCGTTGGCAAGCGCACGAGCGCCAAGGCAATCTACACCCACGCGATCCTCGTTCTCCCCGCTACTGAGGAAGACCGGAAGGCTGCCTTCGAGCGTGAGGCTCAGCGCATGGAGGCTGAGGCCAACATGCTGGAGCAGGCTGCTGACAAGGGCGATGTCGTCGTGAAGCGACGCTTCCCCACCTCCCAGAAGGACGACGACAACTACTTCCACAGCCACGAGGTCATCCTCCGGGGCGCGCAGCAGCCGCGCAGCGACGGCAAGGGCATGTACAACTTGGTCACTGCGCACTCCAACCACAAGGGAGAGATCGAGACCTGGACCAAGTACGCCATGGGACTGGAGCCGATCCGGCCCACGACCGTCGATTACCAGGGCGACCAGGAGTACGCCTACAACGGGCGCGACTACCTGATCCGCGCTGCCCGTCAGCGCGCCGAGGGTCTGCGTGAGAGTGCAGGGCTCGTCCGCGAGCAGGGGGCGGAGCCCGACGACGAGGCCCCCAGTGTGGTGCGCTGGTCGAGCCGACGTGACCTGGCGGAGAAGGCACTCAACGAGTTCGAGTACCTGGTCGAGCGCTTCGGCAGGAGGCTCGTCGTGGTTGAGGTGGACCAGTCCTGATGACCGACAACGTCTTCGAAGAACCCCTCGTTGTGGGGGTGGGGAAGGTTCCGGGCACGCAGAGGACCAAGTTCGAGACCTTCTCCACCCTCGCCAGCGCCAGGACGTGGCTGACTGAGTGCTTCTCGCGGGGATGGGGGCACCAGTCGTACCCCGAGAGCGCTCGCCAGGTCGTCGCTGAGGCTGTCGCGGCCAAGGAGGGCAAGGACGTCGAGACCGTCCTCCAGGAGGCCCAGGAGAGGGCCGCACGTCGCCGCTGAGCGACTCACAAGCGACCGGGCAGGGGACGGACATCACTCACTCCCTCAGTCCCACCCCTGCCCGGTCTTCAAACTTCCCGCAGCAAGATCTCAGACTAATTTCCTGATTATGCTGCGGGCTCGCACGGAGACGTGCAGAATTAATGGCCGTTGCGCCGTGGAACGGGGGAGAAGGCTCACCGTTCGGCGTAACGGAGAAGTGAGAAGGGAAGGGACTCTTCTATGAAGAAGATCCTCGGGAAGGTCACACCCACTGTCGCAGCCGTGGTGACTTCGACGGTCCTCGTTGGTGGAGGTAGCGCGTTCGCGGCCTCTCAGATCACCAGCGCGCAGATCAAGGATCACACCATCACTCAGGCGGACATGACCAAGCGCCTGGTCCAGGTCGTCCAGCACCAGGATCTCCGTGACCGCCAGACGCAGAACCGGCAGAGCATCAACGCGCTCAGGAACCAGGTGAAGGGCAAGGCCAGCACCGGAAGCGTCAACGACCTACAGTCGCAGGTCTCAACCCTCCAAGCCCAGGTCAAGGACCTCCAGAACGGAAAGTCAGACAACGGCTTCGCTGACTGGTCGCAGGCCGCTGGCACCGCTGTCGTGAAGGACGCACACACAGCGGTCCTCACTGAGGAGGCCGGGAGTACCACTGGATCGTCGCTGGAGAACGCGAGCATCGACCTACCAATCCGGGCCGGTCAGCACATCAAGTTCACCTACACCCTAAGCGACGGTGCGAAGGCTGCCAACGGTGCTCCGCGCGTCTTCATCGTGGTCGGCGGGAAGTACTACTCCACCATCGACAACAACGGGTCGCTCGGGTACGGCACTGAGAACGCCGATGGCTCCTGGACGGTCGACGTCGCTCCGGTCCAGATGAACGACCCGAACAGCGCACCGATGCCCTCCGGTCGTGTCTCCTACGCAGGCATCGTCTACGACAACACCGCTGACCCCGGCACGGTCACGGTGACGGACCTGAGCATCGCCGGACACGCGATCTCGTTCGAGTGACCCACTGATCCCCACTCAGTAGGTCGTCCCCACATGAGGGATGGCAAGCGGTTTGACAACCCCGCTTGCCATCCCTCATACTTATGGGACCACCACAGCAGAGGGAGAATCAGATGACCACCACCATTCTGGAGCCCACCACCGTGACCGACGAGTACGCTCACATCGAGTACGTCGACCCGTGCCCCGGAAAGAAGGGGGACGACGTCGTTTGGGAGCCTTGCTGGAAGTGTGGTGGCACTGGGTACATTCATGGCTTCGAGCACGTCGAGAATGGTCGCTGCTTTGCTTGCTACTCCTCATCTCGTCTCGGGCTGATGGAGCGCAAGGTCCGCAACATCCGGGCAAGCGAGAAGCGCCGTGTGACCGAGCACAACAAGGCCATGGACGCCATGCGTGAGGCCGCTGAGAACGCTGAGCGTATCGCCGCTGAGACCGCTGCCAAGCGTGAGGCCTACCGGAACGCTAACCCCGACGTCGCGCTGGCCGTGGACACGCTGGCCGGTGACTTCGGGGACAGCCTCCGCGCCGACCTGGAGCGGTACGGATCGCTCACCGAGAAGCAGGCCTGGGCCGCTCTCGACGCGCTCGCCAAGCAGAACCAGCGTGCTGCGCAGACCTGGATCGGTGTGGAGGGTGAGAAGGTCACCTTCGACGGCGTGATCGAGGACATGAAGGTCTTCGAGGGCTACGCTTACGGCACCTCCTCCTACATGTGGATCATTCGCACCACGGACGGCAACAAGGTCACGGTGTTCAGCAGCAGCCAGAAGATGTTCGACGCCCGAGACAAGGGTGGTGTGTACACCTTCACTGCCACGGTGAAGGCGCAGAAGGAGTACCAGGGTGCCAAGGAGACCCAGGTCGCTCGGATCAAGGTGGTGAAGTGATGCCACAGCCTGTTTCAGGACGTTGGTCCCTCTGGGAGGGCCACAAGGCCGGTCGCCACGTAGTTGTGAGCCACCGGTCAGGTGGGCACTACGTCGTGTGGCCCGTCGATGACGAGGGATCGTCCACGCAGCAACCATTCACCACCGACAGCCGCGACACAGCACACCAGCAAGCCATTCACTACCTGGAGAACGGAGACTTCGAATGAGCACACGACACCGGGGCAAGCGCTCCTTCTGGCGTGACCTCCAGGGCATGCTCACCGAGATATCGCAGTCTTCTCAGGCTCCGACCGTCTCGCAGAAGACCATTCGGCCCAAGCCGGTAGTCTCGGCCAACCCCACGCCACAGGAGTGGCACGACGCGACGGCGTGGATGATCTCCATGGCGTTCGACACGGCCACGCTCCTCCCCGCTGCCCAGCAGATCGCCAGCATGGCTGTCCATGACCCACAGAACGGGTATGTGATGGCCGACTACATCGTCACGCTGTTCTCTTCGCTCATGGAGAAGGCTGAGCAGATATACACCGCCGACGAGACCCAGCGTGAGCCACTGCTCACCATGGTTCGGGAGTTGAGGAGCGTGGTGGCTCCGTCGACTCCCGAGCCGGTGCAGGTACGTGATGGTGCTGCCATCCTGGATGATGTCGAGAAGTTCATCGAGCGGTTCGTGGCGTATCCCTCTGATGCTGCGCGCATCGCTCACGTGCTGTGGATCGCTCACACCTGGTTCATGGACTCGTGGGAGGCCACTCCTCGCCTGGCGTTCCTGTCGACTGAGCCGGGAAGTGGGAAGAGTCGCTGCCTGGAGGTCACCGAGCCTCTCGTGCCTCGTCCCATCCACGCCGTGAACGTCACGCCGACCTACATGTTCCGCAAGATCTCGGACCCCGCTGGCCTGCCCACGATCCTCTTCGATGAAGTTGACACGGTGTTCAACACCAAGGGTGGTGGCAACGAGACGCTGCGCGGCGTGCTGAACGCTGGCTACCGTCGTGGTGCGACCGCTGGCCGGTGCTCGGCCAAGGGCATCGAGGAACTGCCTGCCTACTGCGCTGTAGCGCTCGCCGGTCTCGGCAACCTGCCGGACACCATCATGACGCGCTCGGTGATCATCCGGCTGCGTCGCAGGCCTGCCGACGTCACTGTGGAGCCCTGGAGGCCTCGTGAGGTATCCGGCGAGGCAGGAAGCCTGTACAGGGACCTCCAGGCATGGTCTGAGCAGCGTAAGGGAAACCTGGCATGGCCCGACCTGCCCGCTGGTATCGCTGACCGTAACGCGGACGTCTGGGAGCCGCTGATCGCTATTGCTGACCTGGCCGGTGGCGCGTGGCCCAAGATGGCGCGCACTGCTGCCCTGTACCTGATCCACAACCGCTGAGGAGCAGAGAGTCGTGACCGCCACACACAAGCCACGATGGCAGGACCATCACCTTCTAGCCCCGGAGGACGTCGAGGAGCACGTACGACGTCTCGACAGGGTGCGACGTGCACACACTGTCGTCATCCCTGTGTTCGGGGAGGTGGGGAGCATTCTCCACGAGGCCGAGGACGGCCTGTCCAGTATCTGCCTGGGATCCCTGGACAGGCCGGACTGGGTCTACGTCCACACCACCTACACCCATCCCAGCGTGCGCGGTCAGGGACGTATGCGCCAGATGATGGACGAGTTGTACGAGTGGGCCAACCACTGGCGATTCACGCTGGTCACACATCCGGCTGACCCGTGGCTGGAGGACCGCCTGGTACGCAACGGGTGGAGCGTGGTCCAAGGACCCGACGCGCTGCGCTACACGTGGCATCGGGAGGACGGGGAAGACGTCTTCCTTTACGAGAGGACACCACGGTGAAGGAAGTACCCGTGCGCTTTCTGTGGAATGCGAGGTACTTATGACTCCAGTCGATGCCTAGCACCCCGCGTAAACACACTGAGCCCTGGAGCATCCTCGCTCTGGGGCTCTTGTGCATCCTCCACCGGCACGCCAAATCGGGGGAGACGGGGAGAGCGTCCTCACTCACATACATAGAGAGAAACACCACAAGCACTCACCACCGTGCGCACATTCCTAGATGGCTCTCTAGCATTCTGTAAATGCAATTGTGCAGGCGCACACACGCATTATCTATTAACTGCCACATGCGTAGTTGCTCACCCCCGCGCCGACCCCCCAGTTTGTCAGGCCTCGGTTCCAGAAATCGCTGTCCGCAATGTGGACCGTGTCTTTTTCGAGGGGCGAGCGAGGGCTTGACAAGCGAGGAAATACCGATCAACCGGTGGCAGATATGATGCGGAAACGGTATCCCCTCCGGATGCACACGCGTGCTCGGCTGTCAAGTCGGCCTAGACCAGCGTCCGCGATCTGGACACGCGCTTGACAAGCGACCCCCCACCCTTAAATCGAATTGTCTGGGACAAGGGGGGCCTGGTCTCTCCGGTAGACATCGCCCCTATACGCGTACACAGTGCCTGGGGGACCGGGAAATGGGAAATTGGGGACCTGGGGGAGGGGAATTTGGATATTAGGGAGACCGGGGGCCCAAAAATTTGGGCGAAGTCGACCTGTCCTCGGGTGACAGTGCCTCTGGACGCATCGCAATCGGTCCTGTAGACTAGGTTGCATGACCACCACCAAGATCACGCTGACCTACGACGAGGCCGTGAGCCTCCTGGAGCGTGCGGTTGCCGAGAAGGGCGCTGACTACGTGTACCCGCGAGCGCATCGACTAGCGGGCTGTGTCTACTTCGAGGAGGAGACCAAGGCACCGTCCTGCATCGTCGGCCACGTGCTCGCCTACAAGGGCGTCGACCCGGAGCCGTTCATCGAGGACGTGAATCTCAACGGAGATACTGTCGACTCTCTTCTGTCGGATGACGAAGACCCCGGCTTCGTAAACACAGATGGCCGCACCAAGAGCCTGTTGTCGTGGGTACAGCATATCCAGGACAATGGAAAGCCGTGGGGAGACGCCGTGTACCGGGCCAGGAACGCTGTGGAGAATCGGGCGCATGGGTGACCTTCGGAAGTTCGGTCACGAGCACCGGTTCGCGTTCCGCAAGCGCTGTGGTTGGTGCGGGGTGCAGTTGCGCCGCTGGCAGCGCGACCTGTGCCGGATGTGCAAGTGGTCCCACAACGTGCCGTGCTCGCAGGGCTCACGCTGGGATGCATCCCCGGACTCGTGGCGTGGCTGACCTCCCCGAATTTCCATTTTTGCCACCACGCGGGGAATGCCCGCGAGGAAGAGAGCCGTAAGTGACCGAGAAGCGATTAGAAGACGCCATCGACAGGGCGATGATGCAGGTCTATCCCCACCCCGATGGAGTGGCCGTCCGCAGACGGTTACACGACGCCATCCTCACAGAACTTGAAGCCGAGTTCGGGCCGATCACGGTGGACGACGTGACATGGCCGGGATACACCCGTCTCGCCAGCGACTGGAGGGCCGAGTCGGGACCGAACACGGAATCGCTGCACGTTCCTGACTCCACACAGCGCTACGAGAGGGGCGAGTGATGAGCAGCGACTGGGGTTGGCGCGGCGACAAGCGTTTGGTCGCCGTGTGCCGGGATCGCTGGATCGACCCCGCCGAAATCCAGGCCATCGAGCCCTCGAAGGCCGACCCGACGAACCATACGCGAATCTCGCTGTCGAGCGGCCTGGTCGTCATCGTGCCGGTCTCCACGCAGATGGTCGTGGATGCGATCCGGAAGGCGCTGGGAGGTGACGACCGTGGCGAGCAGGCCAATGAGTCCTGGAAGCGGGCCATCCGTGAGGAGTGCCACGGATGCGGGCTCTTTGGAGAGGTGCGGGACTGACACTCCCACCTCCCCGGCTGGGATGATGGAGGGGTGAAGCCGCAGACCTACGAGTGGGGCCACCCCCAGTTCGACCGGGAGAACTATGATGCCTGGCAGGCGTTCGTGGCCGAGAACCCCTACGTGGAGAACCGATGAGCAGCCTGAATCCTGACCAGTTCGGGGACTACCGGATGTCTCACCGTCCGGCGAGCCCCTCGGACGACGTCGGAGCGCCCTTCCACCTGGCTGACGAAGTCATGCCTGGTGTAACTGGTCCAAAGGGCGAGCAGTACTACGGACACCGCGAGGGCTACGAGCGCGAGTCGTTTCGGCAGATGCGCATGGCGAAGGGCAATCCGGACGCCGAGGTGACGATTTACCGCGCGGCACCGAAGGGCGCAGGTATCAACTCGGGCGACTGGGTAACACCGAGCCGCGCGTATGCGAAGCAGCACAAGGAGTCGAACGGCAAGCCGGACTGGGAGATCGCATCGCGCAAGGCAAAGGCAGCCCAGATATGGGGACACGGCGACAGCCCGCACGAGTGGGGGTACTGGGATGGACACTGAGAACGTAGGTCCTCATCTAAGCCGGGATCAGTTCGGCTACGCCTACTTCCGCGACCACCACGACCAACTCGGTCTCGCTGAGCCCCAGGTGGGCGCAATTCTAGGCATGTACGGGGATGACGACTCCGAGCAGCGGGTACGCCCCACCAATCGGCGCAAGACCTTCTCCCCCGACGAGCCGCTGATCCCTAATCAGACGCATGTGCACGTCGACAAGGTCCAGCACTACGTCGAGCACCCGAGCAAGAGCCCGATCTTCGTGGTAAAGAACCCGGAGACGGGACAGCACCACGTCTTGGACGGTCATCACAGGCTGGTGGCCTCTCGACTGCGGGGCGAGCCCATCAAGGCGCGCTACTACGAGGTCCGCTGATGGCACATCTGCCTGACATGGTCCCTGTCGACGCCCCGATGGGGACCTACAGCGCGTACGGAGCCCCCGTTCCCACCGAAGAAGGCTATCCGCTGCTGAATCCTGCCCAGTTCGACAACGGCATAGAGGGGCAGGGACACCTCTCGAACCTCAACCCGATGAACGGGATGCCCGCGACGGGCCCGGATCCGTACGCAGGACTGCCGGTCAACGAGTACTAGCGCATTCGCAATGTAGCCGGTCATACTGGTTGCATGAACCGGAATCTAAGCGCTGACCAGTTCCCTCCCCCTGTTCCCCGGAAGCCTCCCACTCAGCCGCTCAAGCCACAGAGCCACTCACACGTGGAGTCTTCGTCGGTTCCGGGGTATGCCGGTTCTGAGATCCACTTCCAGACTCCCGCCCAGGCGCAGGTCTACCGCCAGAAGATGGCTGAGGCCCCAGGAGCCTGACGTGGAGAGGTGCTCAAACTGCGGTCATGTTTGGCACGGCCTTCCCTGCAACTGGCGGAAGAACCGATACAACTCCAAGATGAATCGGTACGAGGTGACTGAGCAGTGCGCCTGCCAGACTGCTTTCGTTGACCGTCGTGCTACATAGGCAAGCATCGGGACTGAGATCATTGACATATGGATCTCAGCCCGCACCAGTTCCCGGACGTCGCAGCCCGCGAAAGCGGTCACCCGACTCTTCCTGGACTGGAGAACCGGACGCCGTACGCCGTTGAACAGCCTGCTCAGACTGAGCGAGAGAACGCACAATACCGGTTCGACCGGGACCGTCGCATGGCTCGTCGGGACGCCACCGGGCCGGTAAGGGACACCTGGAGTGGGCCTTGCTGGGGGATGGTTGGTCTAGGTTCAGTTGGTGTCGGGTCGTTACCTAAGGTAACGCGGGCGCGTAGCGCGCTCAGCCGAACGAATCCTCACGCTCAACGCGTGCGAAAGCGTCAAGCCATTCCGTAAGGCTGTCCCGGAATTCCCGCGCCTCTCCCGGCGTGAGCGCCGCTCCGCCGACCGGAGTCGAGATGTTCAAGAGCGGACCGGACAGCCGGTGGAAGTCAGGCCGGGCCACAACCCAACCGTGACGCCCTTTCAGGCTAAGAATCGGCTTGTCACCGTGGATCATTTCCTGGTCATCCATGTCCCTATCCTATCCCTTTCAGCGGGCCGTAACACTCTCAACGTCCGTGTTCTCTCCCTAACAAAGACATCACTACGCCTAATGACAGCATGACGCAAGAGGCTAGACGAAAAAACCCCGGGTTTTTTGGGCCCGGGGCAACCTGGATCTCCAAGAACGACAAGTACGACCCGACCATCACCGCGTATCCAACGTCCCGAACCGCTGGCGAAGGTTGACACGCAATCTGGTAGGAAACTACGCTTGCGCTCATGACCACCACCAATCTAACCTTCTGTGAAGTCTGCTCCCGCCACCAGGTGAAGGTGGCCTGGGCCAAGCAGGATCTAACCTACGCGCTGCGGCGGAAGAAGCCGGACAAGGCGATGATCATCGAACGCAAGGCGAAGTACCAGCGGGCCAAGGAAGATCAGGCCCTTCACGAGTTCGAGTGCATGGGTCGCGCGGCATGAGGACCGAGCCAGACTTCCGCGACGAGTACTACTCCGAGAGCGACTATGACTACTTCGCCCAGCGCGCCGAGCAGCGGGATCAGATCAGCGCTATCGAGCAGCAGAAGGACGCGGATCGTCGGGCCGGGTACGCCAGTCTGTACGAGGACTGGTTCGTTGACGACGACTGGGATGAGCGATGACTGATGACAATCGCAAACTGGCGAAGGGCGAGAAGCGCTTCGTAGCCAAGAAGTATGGCAAGAACTGGCGCGTCTACGACCGCGCCCTCGGTTCCTTCCCCGGCCAACGCCCTGGCATCGGCAAGTTCGCCACCTTCAAGGAGCAGGCGGACGCGGAGCAGGCAGCAGAGGACGCCGAGAAGTACTACCAGGAGTAGTCACTCTGGACTATTCCGCAAGTGGTATCGCCATGTCTATTGCGAGACCTAGAGATAGGTCCTACTCTTGACGTCAACACCACAACAACTCGGAGGAAACAACGATGTCTACCACCCCCATCATCATCGAAGACAACGGCGATGAAGCCCCCTTCGCCATGCTGGTGAAGCAGGCCGACCTCAGCGAGGAGGGCTGGATCGACTTCACCCAGAAGATCACCCTCGTGGACGGCAGCCGGTCCTTCCTGATCGACGCCGGTTTCTATGGCGAGGCCGACCAGATCGAGCGCGTCCAGGAGGACTACGAGCGGTCGCTTCGCCGCATCAACCGCATCATCCAGACACTCATCGACGCCCGCGACTGGCTGTACGACTCAGCCAACAGCCTGGGGTTGGAGCAGGGTAACCGCCACAGTGCCTGACGTTAGCAAGGCCTCAGAGCACCAGAAGAACTGGTGGGGCACGCAGAAGTGCCGACGCTGCAACATGGCGGGACTTCCTGCGCGCCCCGCGCATCTAAGCGTGATCTGCCCGGACTGCGACGGCAGCGGGTGGACGAAGTGGGCCGCGTACGCCACGGAGCCATGGACCGAGATCATCCCGAACCTCTTCATCGGGGGCCACGACTACAACGTCGGGTACGACGGCGTCCAGGACGTCCAGCCGGTCTACCCAGGGGACAACTTCGACGTCGTCGTGTCGATGTACAGGCGTCCTGGGCACGAATCGGCGAGTAACATCGAGCACCACGAGATCACGTTCCCAGACGGCTCACTGAATCTCACCGTTCTCCAGCGAGCGGCCCGAGCGGCACGTATCGTATCCAGACGTCACCGGGAGGGAGCAAGAGTCCTGGTCCGGTGTCAGGCTGGTTTGAACCGCGCGTCCTTCGTCACCGGGCTCGCTCTGATCGACCTCGGGTACACGGGGACGGACGCCGTTCAGATCATCAGAGCGCGCCGCTCGCCGTGGGCATTGTGTAACGACAACTACGCGACTTTCCTCACGGAGGGCGACGAGGCAGCCAGGACGCTGGAAGCGTCAACTCGTAGTGAGGGAGTGAAGTGAGCAACGAGTACAGCCACGACGAGGTGGCACAGTCCCTTCGTGACATGGTCGACCAGGGACTGTTGGAGATGGGTGTTGATGAGGCTGGGAACTCACTCTTCTGGCCCACTCAGCGTGGTGCCAAGGTTCTAGGGATGGAGGTTGCGGCAGAGATGTCACGGTGAAATGACAGGTTTCCTTGCGGAAGACCTCTTCTAATCAGTACGCTTCTCAACGTAAGCGAGTTACTACCCACTTACCGAGAGAAGTTGAGGAAGAGATGCAGGAGATCATCCGTCGCTGTGACCGCGAGGTCAAAGGGCAGCCGTGCGGGGAACGCGTGCCGGACGACGCGCCCACGACCTTCGTAGTGAACTCAGTGGCATACGAGATGGACATCTGCGCGCAGCACTACCAGGAGTTCTTCGATGCTCTGGAGCCCTACCTGCACATCGCAGCGCCGACCAAGGCGCGAGCAGGCAAGGCGGTGCGTCAGGTACTTCGGAGCAAGAAGGGGCCGTTCACTACCAAGGACGTCCGCAAGTGGCTCCAGGAGCAGGGGAAGGATGTGTCTCCTACAGGCCGCATCCCGAACGCTCTGATCGAGGAGTACAAGGCCGCGCAAGGCGTCTAGTACCCCCAAACGCGGGGGAGAACAGAGGCAGTGTCCCTTCGGGGGTGCTGCCTCTGTTCTATTTACTGGGACGGAGACCCCCCTGACCTACAACACCTCTAGACCGGCGTACTACTCTAGAAGCATGACTCGCCGCAACGCACACGAGATGACCGGATTCCGTCCGGCCTTCGTGCTGCCCATCAGCGGCTTGAAGTCCGTCGACTGGTCGAACCAGATCTGACAGGGCCGTAGCCACCGGGGGACCGGAAGGCGCTACGTAAGACCCGTTCGACACAGCCAGACGTTTATCCACCCATGCCTCGGTCGTCCAGTGGCAGGACAGCGGCCTCCAAACCCGCGTACGGGGGTTCGATTCCTTCCCGAGGTGCTGGTCCAGACAAGCCAGGCAATGCAGTTGACAGGATCCATTGCGATACGGAATGATTCTGGACGTCGGCAGGAACAAGGCGGGAGCCGGAAGCCTGAGACCGACTTGAACACTTGAGAACTCAACAGTGGTAGATAGCAAAGTCTTCTCTCCTCCCCGAAGTCACAGACCGCGTCAGCGGCCCACAGACATGGGGGAGGAGAGACGATCTTGGTAGGGCCCAAAGGCAACGTTCGCGTACGGGGACCTAAATGCAGCCAAGATCAAACTTCGGGGCGTAGGGCAGCCAGGTCAGCCTGCCTCATTTGGAATGAGGAAGTCGGAGGTTCGAATCCTCCCGTCCCGACTTTGCGGTTGTCGCCAAGTGGTCTAAGGCACCTGCCTTCCAAGCAGGCATCGCGGGTTCGAATCCCGCCAGCCGCTCTGGCGCTTTCTTACTTGAGCGGGCACCGTCTTGGACGGTTAATCAAGTAAGTGGTGGAGGCTAAGATCATCCGATCTAGCCCTGGCCCGAGGCAGCGCGGATACTTCCCTCGCAGGAATCCGCCCGGACCTAGTTATCCTAAGCGAGGGGCGCGCCGGATTCGCAAACGTTGGCTTTTGCACTCGCCTTGTAAGCGAGACTACGCAGGTTCGATTCCTGTATCCGGCTCTGAATGCCAAGGTGGGAGTCCTTGCAGGCTGCTAGAGAGGCGACGGTCTCCGGTCAGCCCATTCCATATTGCTCTCTGGTGTAACTGGAAACACGCCTGACTCTGAATCAGGAAAGTCTAGGTTCGAGCCCTAGGGGAGCAGCGGAAGGTACCGCCGAATGGTCGGCAAGCGGTCTTGAAAACCGTGGGGCCCGAAAGGACCGGGGTTCGATTCCTCTACCTTCCTCTTTCCCTATGGCATCAGAACTAGGGACCCGCCGACGCAGGCCGTGAGCGGGATATAAAACCACGGTAGCGCGAGGAGCGGGGACTGATGCCCCAATCCTCAATGCCCGAGTGGTGGAACTGGCAGACACAGCGGATTCAAGTCCCGCCGCCTCACGGCTTGTGGGTTCGACTCCCACCTCGGGCACTTTGCCTCTGTAGTTCAGCGGAAGAACGAGGGTGTTCTAAGCCCTGCGTCCGGGGTTCGAATCCTCGCAGGGGCTCTGCTGCGCACGACGGGTACGTGAGTGCGTAGAGATGGCGACTGGTACCGCAGACGCGGCCATCACGGGAAGCATCGCCTAGAGGCATATGGCACCTCCCTGCTAAGGAGGAGAGACGTAAGTGCTCACGCAGGTTCGAATCCTGCTGCTTCAGCGAGGAATAGTCCAGTGGTGACTCCTCAGATAAACTCATGACTGGATACTTTCCCGACGCGGCTGGAATACGGGTCGGGAAAGCAGTGCCCTTGTAGCCCAATTTGGTAGAGGCGACGGACTTAGAATCCGTGCGTTGGGGGTTCGAATCCCTCCGGGGGCACGGCACGATGCAGTCGGATGACGTGGGTAAAATCAGGTCCGGCCAGCGGGAAGACTAAGGCCCGCACTTGCCTCCGTGGCTCAGCGGTTAGAGCAGCGCACTCTTAATGCGTGGGTCGTAGGTTCGAATCCTACCGGGGGTACTCCTGGACGGTGATCCGGGGTTTCTATAACTAGCCGATGCAATTGACAGCAACAGGCAGACATTGATCAGCGCGTTTGGGCGGCACGGCCCCTTATCACTGGACGCGCACGATGAGTCTGTAACAGTGTCTTTCCTTGACTCCCCGGTGGAACACCGAAAGGTGCGGGGACGCTGGGAAAGCCACTCTCTGAGGTGCGCTGGAGGGCACGGGGCTCATAACCCCATTGTCGGAGGTTCGAACCCTCCCGCCTCGACGGTGCGGTTTGCGGTGACGCTCAACCAACTCATCTAGGAGTTAACCGAGGAGGAACCGCTATTCCCTGATAGTTCAACGGCAGAACGGGTGGCTGTTAACCACTTAATCCTGGTTCGAATCCAGGTCGGGGAGCGTTGGGCCCATAGCGTAAGTCGGGGACATCCCCGGTGAGGGCCTCAGCACGGTGAGCAGCGCTGGCTAGCCGTGTGCGAAGCACAGTGAGGGCTGCCTCTGGCCTCCTGGAACAGGATCTGTGCGGGCTACGAAGGAATCAGAGGCATTGGGCTCGAATGTTCCAAGGAGGCGACACTGCTTTGCAAGCAGAGTGAGGTCGGTTCGATTCCGACCGGGTCCACTCCGTCCAGCCGTGATATCTGCGTAAAGACCTACGGCGCAGGTGGGTCCGTATCACGAGGAAATAGTCTGGGTACTGCTGGAGTGCCCCTTCCGGGTTTCCCCTCTCCCGATCAATGTACTGAGGGGCCTGGTCTGTCGGAGCAGTTTGGAGTGCTCGCCTCCCTGTCACGGAGGAGATCACGGGTTCAAGTCCCGTACAGACCGCTTTGCCTCGTTGGAGTAGCGGTCATCTCGCCTGGTTCTCATCCAGGAGACCACCGGTTCGAATCCGGTACGAGGTACCTGGGACCACTTCTCAGCCCTCCCGCTAAAGGTACGGCCTAACCAGCCCCTTAGGGAGTTAGGAGGATGGGTCACCCTCACCGATTGTTCGGGGTCTGTGGTAGACGTCGGACGCCGTGTTTAGGACTGAATAGGCCGGGTTGATCTCCGGGTAATAGGTCCGGTAAGAGTGAGGGAATTGCTTGGATCGGTAACTCAGTTGGCAGAGTGCCTCTCTTACAAAGAGGAAGCCGCAGGTTCAAGTCCTGCTCGATCCACTGTTCCCACCTCATTCACCGGTTCCGGCAGAATGGATGTTGGAATTCCAATCTTGCTAGGAGAACACTCATGGGTGTTATCGGAAACACAATCGGTCGGGAGCGTTTCGTTGACCTGCCGATCACTGCGGGTGATGCACCGTCTGTCACCTTCACAACTGACGAGGTTCTAGACCTGGTCGGCATCGAGGTGCTCGCCAAGGGTGCTACCGCTGCCACTCTGACCGTTGATGGTGCGGATGTCGCAGCCGGTGCTGTCTCGTCGTTCGAGAACAACTTCGGTTCGGTCTGGGCTGCTCACCCTGCCAGCCCGGTTCCGCTCGCCAAGGACGGTGGCGGTGCTCAGCAGCCGAACAGCACGGATGTCGGCAACGTCAACTGGCAGTCCTCCGGAGTTGTCCAGGGCGGCGTTACCAAGAAGGTGACGGACGGTGACGGCAACACGACCGGTGGCACGTCAGTGGACACGCTGGTCGACCGAAACGGCTCGGTTCCGAACCCTGCTGACGTCACTCCGATCAGCGCAGGCATCGCCGCAGGCAAGGACGTTGTCGTCGCTCTGACCGGCACTGTGTCGACTCTCGAAGGACTGCCGGAGCCTGATGCTGACGGCTTCATCAACCTCATGGAGGGGGCCGTTCAGGCAGGTACTGATGACACCCACACGGGGCAAACGCTGAACCATGTGTCGGTCGACAGCGTCCCGTTCCGCGTGAAGGCGGCTGACACCGAACTCGACACCTTCGCTGGTGTGGTTCGTCTGGTCTTCCAGGAGCCGGTCGCCGCTCACGCTCCTGTGGCTGCGACGGCGTGGCCTGCTGACCCGGTGAACGGCGTTCAGCGCGGCTCTACCTACTGATCGAGCGCGTGGCCCCGGCGTAAAACGGGGCATACACCTCCGTAACTCAGCGGAAGAGTGCCTGGCTACGAACCAGGTTGGCGCAGGTTCGAATCCTGCCGGGGGTACTGTGTCAAAAGGGTATCGAAAACGTTACCCTTTTGACGCTCCAAGGGGTTGACTGGTTTCGACTTGGACCAGAGGCTTCGATGGGCGACCCGACGTTGAGCAGGCGTCGTTAAACAGGCTCAAGCCAATAACTGGCAACGTTGAGAAGGTTGACTTCCTCAGCGGCTCGCGTGACCTCGTTCTCGCCTGACCGATGAGTTAGACAACTACCAGGGCTCCGAGAGGACTCCCGGCGCGCTACAGCGTGGCAACAGAACGTAGCAACCGGGGTGGCGTGATGGCCCTCCAGTCCGTCCCGGTTAGAGTTGGGGGCCAACCCTTGCAGTACTCGGCCACGGAGGCAGTGGCATGGTCGTAACTCAGAGAAACAGATCAGTTCGAGGACCGGGGTTCGATTCCCCGCAACTCCACCTTGTGGGACGATTGCGATCCCGATAGGCTATCTCCACTGTTGAGAACAACCACCACGGGAGAGACAGTGAATCTCCACATCCACCACGACCCAACGATCTCGGCATCGAAGTTCTCCTGGGCACCTCCAAAAGTCAACGTTGTAGTTAGCGATGAACTCATGGAGATGCACGAGAAGGATGCCTTCCCTCTTCTAAACGTGATCAGCGACCAGTTCGTTAAGTACTTGAGTAAGGCCGTCGATGACGCCTTGATGGAGGCTCTTGCGGCCAACGGCTTCAAGAACGTGACGCCGGAGGAACACTTCAAGCACGTGTCTGCTGAGATGCACCAGATCTACTCAGGCAAGGGCGCGGAGTTCGCCTCACAGTTATTCGCGTATGCCAACGATTCCTGGATAGACAAGACGGCTGACGAGATCATCAAGGATCTTGAGAACTCCTCGCAGGCGTTCCAGAAGACGTTTGTCAGCAAGGGACCCGACCAGCAGGCGCAGGGGGTCCTGGACACCCTTTTGAAGGCAGTGCCTGGACTCAAGCACGCCAAGGCATCTTGCCCCGCGAATGGGCAGTGCGGAGACACGATCCGAGCGCTGCCAGACGTCATCATCCACCTGAACGACGGGCACAAGTGGACGCGTGAGGCCATCGCTGACTGGCTTGAGACGCTCGACGTCGACCTCTCCTTTGCACCCCCGGATCAGCAGCCTGAGTCCGCCCACGAGAGCAACTACGTGTCTACCGTGGTGCAGCAGATGATGGCCCCGGCGAAGATCCCGCAGGAACTTCTGGACGAATGGATGACTGACTCGGAGGGAGGTGAACAATGACCGCAGAAACTATCGAGAAGCAGTTCGCTCCCGCCGTCGAGGGTCTCAAGGAGATGCTCGCCGGGATCGAGGAGAAGGTCGTGATGAACTACACGCTGGCTGACGCCATCCGTGAGGGCAGCAAGACCTCGCAGCAGGAGTACAACTGGGGTTCAGGAGATCGAGCCTGTGCCCTCTCGGCAGCCGCAATCGCGGCTTCGGCACGCGGCTACATCAAGTAGTCGCACCCACACAAAGCCCGGTAATGACTGACTCGTCGGCCATTACCGGGCTTTGTCGTACCTGGGCGAGAATGGTGACGTGAAGCACTTCCGATGCCCCGAGGGAGACTGGTCCGTAGATACGGACGACGAACTCGAAGGCTACATGCGTCTCTACTTTCACGAGACGCTGGAACACCCTGAGAGCGGCAGAAGGCTGAACGACCTATGAGCATGCGTGGCCCCCGGATTCACCCGTCCCGCTGGGTGTTCATCGGGCTCGCAGGCCAGATCGTCGCGTTTCTCTTTCTTGACTGGACCCTGGATCAGCAGCGCGAGGGTCTGACCCTGTCCGAGGGCACACGCGCCACCTTTGACGAGATATATCAGGGACGACTTGTCTGGTCTGGTGTCTGGTTCGGATTCGCAGGCTGGTTCTGGTGGCACATCGAGCACAAGATGACACGCAAGTGGTGGCAGTAGTTGCATTGCGAAGACTCCGAGGATAGGGTGCTGAGGCCACTACTTGGATTCGGAGGAATCTGACATTGACTACAGTCCACGAGATCGCTGAGGCAAGCGCCGAGTCGAAGCGAATGCTTCTTGATGGGTCGATCTCTCATTCAGCGGTCGCGCGACATCTCGGAGTGAACGAGACCTCAGTACGCCGATACCGACGAAAGCATAAGGTATTCCTTCTAGCCCCGGAAGCGCCCAGCGCATCCTACGCAGCCACGCACAGCGCGGAGGATACCGAGCCGCAGAAGGGCACCGTCGAGGTCGACAAGGACGGAGCCACGCTCAACAACGTTGTGGTGGAGAGCCCGATCTTGGACGACTGGGGTCCTGTCTTCAAGTTGTTCAACCTCGACCCCGATGAGTTCGAGGTCGTGGACGACACGGTTCGGATGAGTACCTGGCAGCAGTCCAAGCGCCTGGAGAACGGTGAGCGCGACACGATCCAACTGTGGTCGTACAGTGCCCGCTTCCGGCGCGTGAACAAGGACATGATCCCCGCGCTCCAGATCCGGGAGTGGCGCGAGGCAATCCTCGACAGCGACATCATGCCTCCAGAGGTGGACTACCGACATCTAGCCAACGCGATCTGTACGACGTACGTGATGCTGATCGCGGATCCGCAGTTGGGAAAGAAGGGCACGGAGGAGGCCGTCCACAACTGGAAGCGGGGAGTGCGGGGGCATCTACGCCAACTCCGCGTACTCCAGGAGCAGGGACACTACATCGAGCGCATCCATGTGGCCTTCCAGGGGGACGAGCACGAGAACGTCGTCAACTCCTACACCAACCAGCCACACACCATCGAGTTGAACCGCAACGCGCAGTTGGAACTCGACTTCGATCTAAGCCTGTGGACCTTCCGTGAGGTCTTCAAGACCGGCCTGCCGGTCTCCGCGTCGTCCGTGATCTCCAACCACGGCCTGTGGACCAGGAACGACTCCAAGGACCCGGTCACTACGAACAATGACAACTCCTCGACCTACATCCGTCGTCAGGTCAAGAAGTTCTTCGATGAGTTGGAGCCCTACACCCGCCAGCACATCGACTGGACCATTGGTGATGACACACCCGGCGTGGTTGTGGATCTAAGTGGAGTCCCGTCCTACTTCTCCCACGGATTCATCGAGAAGGGGAAGGGTGGTACCACCGAGGCCAAGGTCCAGAACGCAGTCGAGCAGCAGATCCTCGGTGACACGTCCCGGTTGGGCAAGGTCCCGCTGTGGTTCATGGCGCACTACCACCACTTCTACACCAACGAGTTCCAGGACCGAACCCTCTTCGGATGCCCCGCTCTGGAGGCACTCAAGTCATCCGAGTACATGAAGGACCAATATGGGGTCTGGTCTCTTCCAGGGATGCTCGGTCTCCTGGTAGGCCACCACACGGAACGCCGGTTCTCGGACATCAACATCTACTAGGAGCACGACATGGGTAACACAAAGACTGTCACCACAACCGAACACTTCCGGTGGGACGAGAAGAGGAAGGACTGGGTTCCAACAAGCAAGGAGATCCAGACTAAGGAGATCGAGGATCAGTCGACGCTGCCATATACGCCGTGGTTTTCAGGACCGGTCTCCCCGAACAAGCCCTACGCCCAGGAAGTTCGTTCTCACACCTACCCTTCGACCGGACCTGAATTCGGCCCGAGCAAGCCTCACCAGCCCAGGCTGTACAACGCTGGTGAGCCACATACCGAGCACAACTACGACTGATCGCTAGTTGACCCCTAGTACAGGTTGCGTTACGCTTCCGGGGTCGACACGGTGCGTTGCCTGCTGGTCTGGCAAGCCGGTCCTTCAAACCGGCCTACGCGGGTTCGATTCCCGCACGCATCACTCCTAAATAGAGAGGAATCACCACCACCATGACTCTCAAGTTGTCCGAGTACCTGGACCGAGACCTGCTCAAGCAGGAGATCCTGGACCGACACGTGTCCGTGCAGTCGCACCCTACTGAGCCGCTGAACATCCTGAACTACACCAACCAGTGTCAGTTCGACGGCGCTTGGAACGACGTCACGAAGAAGACTCGTGGCTTGATCTACAACGTGGACACCGAGGAGATCGTCGCTCGCCCGTTCGCCAAGTTCTTCAACCACACCGAGGAACACTCAAAGGCCCTCGACTGGAGCAAGCCTGTACGCGTCCAGGACAAGTGGGACGGATCGCTGGGGATCCTGTACCAGGAGCCGGACAGTGGCCGTATGAGCATCGCCACCAGAGGATCGTTCACCTCCGAGCAGGCCCTCCATGCCACCGAAGTGCTGAGAAGCCGGTACGAGGACTTCCAGCCGTACGAGGGGTACACCTACCTTTTCGAGATCATATACCCGCAGAACCGTATCGTCGTGGACTACGGCGACATGGACGACCTGGTGCTGCTCGACGTCCTCGACAACGAGACCGGCCACTCGGTCATCGGCTCGGTGCAAGAGATGTTCCACTGGCACGGCCCGTTCGCGGAGTGGTGGTCCTACGACAGCCTCTTCGACGTGGTCGAGAGCCTGGTGGACGAGCAGAGCAACGCCGAGGGCTTCGTCGTCTACCTCAAGCAGTCCAGCGAACGGGTGAAGATCAAGTTCGAGGAGTACAAGCGGCTTCACCGGCTCATGACCGGAGTCAGCAACAAGACCATCTGGGAGATGCTCTCAAGCAACCAGCCCATTGAGAGCCTTCTAGACGTCGTTCCGGATGAGTTCTACGACTGGGTCCGCAGCACCGCCAACAACCTGTGCAGCGAGTACGACCGGCTCTACTCTGCGGTCACCAAGGAGTTCCGCCACCTGGTGTCCTGGAACATCACGACGGCGCAGATGTCGGAGGACTATGCACGGGAGCGGAAGAAGCGCTTCGCCCTGGCAGTCAAGGACTCTGAGTACAGGGACATCCTCTTCGCGCTGTATGACGACAAGGACATCGCTCCGCTGATCTGGAAGCGGCTCAAGCCTTCCTACTCCAAGCCGTTCTGGAACCAGTCCGAGGCCACAGCGTGAGGCGGCCTATCCGAGTCGGCAGGAGAAAGTCTGGGAAGACCCTCGCAGCCATCCACTGGCTTCTACACGAGTACCCGAACGGGATCATCCTCGAACCGGACCATATGGGGGTTAAGCACACGATTCGGACAATCTCCGACCTCACTAAGACGCATCCGACGAAGTGGGACAAGTCCGTCATGACGTTCGACCAGTACGTCAAATACCACAAGTACGGGCCCGATCCTCGTCCTGTCTTCGTGGATGAGATTCAGCGCTGGGCCGATGATTACTTCGGACCGAACTTGAAGGGAGCGACCTGGAGTGTCGACTGAGAAGAACACCATCTACTGCATGCGAGGACTTCCCGGCAGTGGAAAGAGCACCATCGCCAAGCGCATGAAGGCTGTCCGGGTCAACCGGGACGACCTGCGCAAGAGCATGTTCGGTGGAGAGGGAGTCCTGCACCACGAGGCCGAGGAGATGATCACCAAGGCTGAGCGCTCCATCGCTGCCGAGGCAATCAAGCACGGTGACGTCGTGGTAGACGCGATGAACCTGCGCAGCAAGTACCTCCGTTCGTGGAACGAGTTCGCCGTGGGGCACGGAGCCGACTTCGCGGTGGTCAATGTGCCCACCGACGTCGAGACCTGTATCCGGCGCGACCAGCAGCGCGACCGGAGCGTAGGAGAGGACGTCATCCGGAGCCTCGCGTCCAGGTTCTTCCGCAACGGCGAGTTCCCGGCCTACGAGCCGATCCATCAGGATCCCGTAGAGAAGGTCGTCTACAACTCGAAGTTGCCCTGCTGCATCATCGTGGATCTAGACGGAACCATGGCAGTGAACGACGGCCACCGTGGCTACTACGAATGGGACAAGGTCATCAACGACAAGCCGAACCGGGCTGTCGTGAACCTTGTCAACCGACTTCTACGCGACGGCTACCTCGTGAAGTTCGTGTCCGGGCGGATGGGGACCGAAGAGTGCCGGGAGCAGACGATGTCCTGGCTTCGAAATAACACCCCGGCCTACACCTGGTCGCAGTGGATCCTGCACATGCGCAAGGACGGTGACTCCCGTTCCGACGACGTCGTCAAGCGCGAGTTGTTCGATGCCCACGTACGCGGCAGGTACAACGTCAAGTTCGTCTTGGACGACCGGAACAGTGTCGTACGGATGTGGAGGTCTCTCGGCCTCCCGACCTTTCAGGTAGCAGAAGGAGATTTCTAATGGAGAACATGTCGGTGAGCGACCTGGAGAACGTCGTAGCCATCATCAGGGGCATGCAAAAGATCGAAGGAGGGGAGTGCTACATCTCATCGGGCCATATCTGGATCAGAAACGGCAACGACGACGAGGTGGGCTCCATCGTCATAGATCTGGACGGAGAAGCCTGGTCCTTCGTCCCAGCACAGTAAGGATGAGACAGTGCACCAGCCCATGGAGAACGAGATCAGCCCGACCCCAGCGGGGATGCTCAAGGAGTGGAACGAGAAGTTCGAGGTATCGCCCTTCATCGAGTTGCCTGATGAGTGGGCACGCCGTGAGTTTCTCAAGTTGCGGCTCAGGCTGATCGAGGAGGAGTTCCGCGAGGTCCAGGACGAGTTGCTCGACGCCATCAACGGGCAGGGCGACATGCTGCGCCTCGCCAAGGAACTTGCGGACCTCAAGTACGTGGTCTACGGCACGGAGGTGCTGCTTGACATCCCGTCCGACGCGGTGTTCCGTGAGGTACACAGGTCCAACATGTCCAAGTTGGGTACCGATGGGAAGCCAGTACGTCGGGAGGACGGAAAGGTGCTGAAGGGTCCGAACTACTCACCAGCGGATCTAACCCGAGTCTTCGGCGTGTCGGATTGACTTCTGGCAAGTTGTTGTTCGGATCACCTTGACGTTCTTCTCAACCCCCCAGTAACCTATACGTAGTTACTAAGTCTTGGAACTGGGGAGGGTCGAGTGAGAGGAGACGTTCAATGGGCAAGGGGTACGGTGCCGACAAAGACACCGAGAAACTGATCCGTCTTGCGAAAAAACAGGGCTGGTCAATTGAGGTCACGGGTGGAAACCATTTGAAGTGGCTACCTCCGACCAAGAGCCAGGATCTAGTGATCAGCGGGCTCACCATGAATACGAGCGGGATCCTACAAACGAAGAAGCGCCTCAAGAAGGCGGGTCTGAACGTCTGAGTTCAGCGAGGCGGCGGCATCGCCGGTACCATAGTTAGAGTAATACATCTGACTAGTAAGGTACCGGCGATGCGTCGTTTCTGCCCCCTTTTGGAGCCCACAGCATGAGCCATGTTGAGTCTCTCGGAGTCTGGCTTGATCTGATTCTAGCCGGTGCGGGAATCGTTACGCTCGTTGTGACTATCTGGCGCAAGAGCGTCAAGGCAGCGAACAAGATGGAAGACCTAGAAAAGGTCTCCACACTGGCCGATATTGTGGACGAACTTAACGAACTGGTGAGCCACGAGTTGAACCACAACTCAGGGAAGAGCGTGAAGGACCGCGCCACCCAGGCCGCGCAAGACTCCAAGAAGGCAGTCGAAATCTCGGCGGAGACGAGGGACGTAGTCATGGAGATGTCGAAGAACCTCCAGGCATTCACCATCTCCAGTATCACCGAGCACCAGAACCTCTGGAGCGCTATCCACGATCTCCGGGGGAGAGACGAATCGTGACCACCCAGCCCCTAGACTTCCCGGCTTTCGTCAGCCGATGTGTCTTTATGGACGGCGTCGAGGTCTATCGAGGCCCTGATTGCCCTCATGGGAGGCCAGAAGACGAGCAGGGCGAGATCAAGCCCCAAGGATGGACAGTACAGTCCTAGGCAATTCCAGGAATAGGCTGGAAATAGCACCCAGCAGCCCGGTCCCAGAACTATCTGTGGGGCCGGGTTGTTCCATTCTTGAGGAGTTGTGACGTGGCAAAGAGACGCATCAAGATGCCCACCGTGGCCGACATGATGCCGGGGCCGAAGGTGTTCAGCGCGTACGAGGCGCAGGTCCTAGGCGCGTCCAGGGCGACCGACGCCTACGCGTCTCAGGAGGAGCAGCAGGACCCAGAGTTGGCCGCTGCCATCCAGGCGGCGAAGAACGGCGACGACAGTCTTCTACTCCCGTACCAGCCGACTCCGTCGATCAACCCTCCACGGCCCCGGACGCTGGCGGCGGGGTACGACGCTAAGAGCCAGACCCTGCGCGTGCGCTTCCGCGACGGAGCGATCTACGAGTACCACGAAGTTCCTCCTCGTGTCTGGCGGAACTTCAAGCGGGTGAAGTCGCCGGGGCGAGCAATCAACAGAACCCTGAATCATTACCCTTACAACCGAATGGATCTAGACGAATAGAGTCTGCTCCATGGCAAATACTTACGACCTGGGTCCGTTCTTTTTTCACCCAGCAAAGTTCGCGGCATCACCTGGGCTGGGAATTCCTCTTCTAGGACCGATTCCATCTCAGGAGATCGAGCCTCCATATCGGAGAAGCAATGCCCTAATGATTCGTGTCCCGTTCACCCGGTATGGAATCGTCGTCGGGTTTTGGCGCAGATCCGGACTTGACGTCGATGACGCATTGATGGAGGCCATCAGCGGATACGGGATCGACCTGGACGAGGAGATTGACGAAGACGACAGGAGAACTGTCCGCGAACTCATCGCTGACCACATCGAAGATCCGGGCGACGAGTGGGAGATCGTGAACATGCTGGGGGTTGTCGACTGATGCTCGGTCGAAAGAATCAGGGTTCCGATACGATACGGGACAAGGCGCGCGAGCGGCTCAAGCGTCTCTCGGACGCAGATATCCTCAACTGGGCCGATGTGGCTGGTTCCGGTATCGCCAAGGCACTGGATGACTATCGACGCCTCAATGACAAGGGCTCCCTGGAGGAGGCGCACCGAGGTGCTTCTCAACTCCAGGGAGCCCTAGACGTACTGCGTGAGCGCTCTTAGGACAGTACGCTCTTAACCTTCTCTAGAAGGTCTTCGAGTTCCTGGAGGATCTCCTCGAAGACCGACTTGTTGTCGTCGGGGTCTACCGGGACAGGGCTGACAGGGCCAGGAGCCGGAGTAGGTGCTGGCTCATGTACCGGGGTGAAGATGGTGCAGTCACCTTGGTTCTGGAGCAGGTAGTCCAGGTCATCCCAGGTCAGATAACAGCGACCCTCGACACCCCACTCGTCTCCCCACGAGTTGTGAATCCATACCCGCTGGTTCTCGACATCGAGTTCGTCCAGAACGACCTCGTGACCGCCCTCCACCGTGCCGGTCGGGTGGATGCGCCCGTCCTCGTCGGGGTTGAACATGTCGCTGAACCAGGCTACGCCGATGATGACCGGCTGCTTGGCTAGCGCGTTGAGTGTGGCGTTGAGGCTGAACGCGTGCTGGTACCCGGAGATCAGACCACGGCTCTGGAGGATCTTGGCGACAGAGATGCCGTCCGAGCCGGTGTCGGTCGGAGGGTAGGAGCCATCCGCGCTGTCGATCTTCGTGGCGTCCGAGTACACGGACACGGCGTACTGCTCGTCGGTCTCCTCGTCGGTCGCGCTGAGAACCGTCTTTCCCGCGTCCCAGAAGACGCCCGATCCGAGGGCTCCCGTCGCTGCGTTTCCGGTGCAGGAGCCTAGGTTGCCCTGGTTCAGCGTCGGGATGTACCGCTCGTGCCGGATGGACTTTAGCGTGGTCGGGTCGTCCACCTCTGGGTAGGCATACGCGAGTGACCGGCTGTCGTGCCGGACATGCCGCCCAAGGCGCGGATCGGTCGGGTTGAAGCGCTTGTGACGCACAGTGAACTCAGTCATGAATTCCTTCTGAGAGGTAGTTGGAGTGTCTATGTAACGGTACGCCGGAATCAATCAGCAATAAGGACGCTTGTGCTGCTTGCTTCCGGTTCGGGGGAAGGAGATATTGCGGGAACCAGTGCAGGGTCAGCGCAGCAGCCGTCGCAGCCGTGTACGGCTAGATGTCTTAGGCCAAGCACGTTCCAGTAGGAGACCTGATCCGGATCCGGATGTCCTACGCCGTGCACGCACACTCTCTCGAACATGCGGCGGTCGTATCTCCAGTGAAGTAGCCAGTCGCGCATGTGGTGATTGGAGGGGTTGTGGATAACGCAGGCTTCTCCTAGGCACTTATCCACAGGGTGAACGTCGTGAACCACCTCACCCGTGGGAAGTTGGAAGGTCTCCCGCTTGCGCCATCCGTCGTCAAGCAAGGCTAAGGGAATGCTGGCGCAAGTGATACGGTTGGACCAGTAGCAACACGACGAGGAGCACTACATGGCATACACGCGTACCGTCCTGGCCCGCGCTGACAAGGCGAGCGACATCGAGGTTCACGTTTCAGGGCTGGAGACCGAGGACGGCAACCTGTTCATTGACATCCGCGAGTACGTGGTCTCGCTGGACCAGTACGGGCGTGGCATCACGGTGCCGAGCAGGATGCTGAGCACACTCAAGGACGGACTGAACGCCTTCTCTACCCACGAGGACGAGTGATGGATGGGTTCGTTGAGATCCGCTGCCGAGGCTGCCGTAGGTTGGTGGGCATCGGCCCGAGTGACCTTCGCATCTACTGTGATGAGTGGTGCGCGAACGACTACCCCGCTGTCACGGCAGAGGGAAGGGATGCCCTCATCGACGCCGTCTATCACGAGCGGTATCCAGCCAAGGCAGCACTTGCTCGGCAGTTTGAGATGTCGCGGCAGAGAGTCGACCAGATCCTGTCTATGAGGGACATTCGATCCTAACAACTGAATAACCAGCAGAAATACCCTTGGAAGTGAAACTATTCGAAGAATCACTTCCGGGGTATTTCTGTTGAGCGACGTAGAACTTCTAGATCCGACCGATGAGACCGAGGCTGAGCGAGAAGCCCGCCTTGAGGTAGAGGCTGAGGACGAGTTCTCGCCCGAAGTCGTCAACATGATCATCGACAAGATGCTCGTGATCATTGACGAACTCTCCGGAATCCCGCTCTACCCTTACCAGCAGAAGATCGCTCGACGCATTGTCGAGTCTCTGGTCATCGGAGACGGTTCGACCATCACCGCCATCCAGGCCCGCCAGTGCCTGGACGCAGACACAATCGTATTCAATCAGGACGGGTCTGCCGGTCGGCTTCGGGACATGAAGGGTGCGTCGCTCACTGGGGTGAGGCCAACGAAGCGCTACCGGCTCCGTGGCGGGGCAGAGATCGTCATGACGGACGAGCACCTCGTGTTCTCGGAGAACGGGATCGTGCCCGCTGGTTCCCTCCGGCCTGGAGACAAGGTCTCGATGATGACCTACAACTCTGAGTGGCTCGGAGAAAACGTCATCGACCGGGACATCCCGGTAGGTCGACACAAGACCCCGACCCGGATCGTTCAGGAAGTCGGCGGGGATCTCGCCAAGTGGCTCGGCTACTTCACCACGGACGGATCAATGCGTCCAGGACAGTCAGCCAAGTTCACGAACACCCGCGAGGAATACCTGCGTGAGTTCCACGATCTAACCGTCAAGGTCTTCGGGGTAGAGCCGAAGTGGTACGAGAAGGGTAAGGGTCACGACCTCCTGCTCACCGCATCGAAGTCCTCCTATGACAACCGAGTACTCGACGTCCTGCATGCCATCGACTGGGACCACAAGTTCCCCAAGGATGTCTTCCGCTGGGACCCCGAGACAGTGTCTGACTTCGTCAATCGTGCCTGGTCGGGAGATGGCTGCATCACCATGAAGGCCAAGGGTCCCGAGGTGTTCTTGGCCTGCGGGAACGACGAGATATACGCCGCGTACTGGCAGGCGTTGCTTCTTAAGTTCGGAGTCACGTCACAAATCAAGCGCGAGCAGATGCCCAAGGGGACAGGCACTTTCCATCGGCTGGTTCTAGGCTGCGGCGAGTCCAACCTCAAGCGTTTCTTCCAGTCCTTCGGGCTCATCTATGGCAAGGAGGAGCAGTCTCTCGCGGCCATTGACTTCTTCGCCGCGCGCCAGCGAGGTGGCGGAAAGGGATACCCGCTCGCCCCGAAGCGTCTATATACCCCGAACGGATACGGACCAGACGGTGAGGAACTCGCCTGGTCGAAGATTGTCTCCATCGAGGATGCGGGAGAGCGTGAGGTGTGGGACCCCCATGTCCCCGGAAAGGGCTGGGTGATCGCACAAGGTTTCCAGGTGTCGAACTCCGGCAAGTCCGAGGTCGTAGCGAACACCATCGCGGCCTGCATGGTGATGCTCCCGATCCTCGCCAAGATCTTCCCGGACCTTCTGGAGAAGTTCGCTCGCGGATTCTGGGTCGGATGCTTCGCTCCCACAGACGACCAGGCCGAGATCGTCTACTCCCGTATCGTCTCCCGCCTCACCTCCGAGCGTGCTCAGGAGTTCTTCGCTGACCCCGACATCGGGCAGAAGGTGTGGAAGGGCCACGGCAACACGATGCACATGACCAACGGGTCACTCGTGCGTCGGCAGACCGCCCATCCGCGCTCGAACATCGAGGGTCGGACCTACCACCTGATGCTGGTGGACGAGTGCCAGGATGCTGACGCCCGCGTCATCAACAAGTCCATCGGCCCGATGGGTGCGTCCACCAACGCGACCATGGTATTCATCGGCACGCCCTCCTACACCAAGGGCGCTTTCTTCAACACGATCCAGATCAACAAGCGCCAGCAGACCAAGCGCGGAGCGCGGCAGAACCACTTCGAGGTGGACTGGAAGGAAGTCTCGAAGTACAACAAGAACTACGAGAAGTTCGTCAAGAAGGAGATGCTTCGCATCGGGGAGGACTCCGACGAGTTCCGCCTCGCGTACCGACTTCACTGGCTGCTCGACAAGGGCATGTTCACAACCTCCGAGCGGCTGGAGGAACTGGGCGACAAGTCGATGGAGATCGTCCCTGCCTGGCACAAGACACCGGTCGTCGTAGGCATCGACCCGGCCCGCAAGCAGGACTCCACCATCGTGACAGTGGTCTGGGTCGACTGGGACCATCCGGACGAGTTCGGCTTCTACGAGCACCGCGTCCTCAACTGGAAGGATCTAAGCGGCCTGGACTGGGAGACCCAGTACGCCATGATCGTGGACTTCCTTGCCAACTACAGGGTGTTCGCCATCGCGGTGGACGAGGGAGGCTTGGGAGACCCAGTGATCCAGCGTCTGCGGGTCCTCATGCCTCACGTAGAGATCGTCGGTGTCCAGTCTGACCGCGCTACCCAGTCCAAGCGCTGGAAGCATCTCAAGGAACTGATGGACCGGGGAAAGATCGGCTGGCCCGCACACGCCAAGACCAGACGGCTCAAGATGTGGAAGCGCTTCTCTCAGCAGATGGAGGATCTAGAACTCCACTTCGAGGGGCCGTACGTCGTGGCGGCTGCCCCCAAGGCTGCGGATGCTCATGACGACTACGCAGACTCCCTTGCCCTTGCCTGCATCATTGCCAAGGACTACCAGACACCTGTTGTTGAGGAATCCAGGAACCCCTTCTACGGGTAACAGCGGAAATTGATTCTCCACGACAATTGAAAGAAGTCAACGTAAGGACTTCTTGATGTCGCGGACTGAATCATTCAACGTGGGCGCTGCGCCGCACGAGTTCATTGCCAATATGGCGAAGCGCTATGCCCAGCAGAACGGCATCCAAGTTCCCGCGCAGGAGGGATACAACCGCGTTGCGATCACGCGTCCGGCAACGGAAGCAATCGGCCACGCCTATGATGCCCTGCCTGAATTCGACAACCGAGCAGTGCCCGCGTACCGGCAGATGGCCGAGGAGACCAAGCGCCAGTACGACTTCGTGACGCGCCCCCGTCACAAGGGTGGCCTGGGTATCGACATCGAGGTCACCAAGCACGATCCCTACGGCCAGGGGCCCGAGGGAGTGCACGGCATCGTCAACGAGATCCGTGACGACATCAACAACCACAACCGGATCAAGGTCTTCGCCACTTCCTCCACCGGAGGTCATCCGATCTTCTCCGACGACGAGAACGACATGTTCCGAGGAGTGCACGACATCTTCGGACATCTAGGCAGTGGCCGAGGAATCGACGCCCACGGTGAGGAGGCCGCATTCCAGAAGCACAGCCGCATGTTCTCCCCGCTCGCCCGCCAGGCAATGGCTACCGAGACGCGAGGACAGAACGCGGCTTTGCACCTTCACGGCGGGTTCCAGAACCAGAAGGTTGCGATCCTTCCAGAGCACTTGCAGGACCCCGCATTCGCCGGGGTAGGCGGAATGTATGAGCGACGTCGCGCGGCAGACGCTGCGCGCAACGAAAACCGGCTCCAGGGGATCTGATGTCGGTCGAGAGCGGATACCAGGACGCCTGGAATACCCCCGGATGGACAGCGCAGTGGGACCACCTCCCTGACGCCACAGTCGGGTCACCCGGCTACTACGACGTCGAACTCCCTGACGGCCTCAGCAAGTTGTCGATCACCGGAACCTTCTACGACCAGTACGGGGCAGCGTGGGGAAGCCTCCTATTCATGCCGAGTGTCCGAAGCATCACGGTAGATGGAGCAATGGTCTCTTTGGAGCCGTTTCGGGTGTGGCTTCGCGGAGGAAAGATCCCGGAAAGGGTAGCCATTCCGCAGCCGAGTCCAGACAGTGACTCAGATCCCGCCGAATTCAGTTGGCACGTCACCGGAAGGGTGGGCCCAGCGTCATTCGACAAGACAGTTACAGTGCCCGGAGAAAGCGATACCTACGACCTCAATACTGGCTGGGTTCCTAACACTTCAACCACCTGACGAAATACCCTGAATACGAAGCGTTTCACTTCGAAAGAGGATCCAATGGCTGGAAATCTAGCACCAGTTCCGGGCTACCCGGAGCGCACGCCTCAGAACTACGAGGCCAAGATCGGGGACAACCTTGCCCGTCGTGGTCCTCTTCGTTTCGAGGAGGGCGTCGCAACCGACACCGACGTTCCCACCGAGTTCACCAAGGGCGTCATGCAGGGCTACATCACTGCCCCTGGCCGTCCGAACCACAACGCGAACGTCTACGAGAAGTTCCCGCAGGAGACCATGGCCGAGCGCGCCCATGTCGGCAGCGCTGCCTGGGTCGAGGCACCGACCTACCTAGGCGAGTTCGCACACGGATCTTTCGCTGACGCGGCTGCGCAGCGGTACGAAGAGGTCGACCGTAGCGGTGGCCGGTACGAGCGGATCAACGCCAGCACCGTCGAGGACTGACCTTTAGTGGCGTACACCGAAACCATTGAGGTCGACGTAGCCAACGGAATGGCTGGCTACGAGTCCGGAGTAGGTGTGAGCGCCACCTGGACTGACGGAAACGTCAGCGCAACGGTTCTAGCGGAATCTGACGACTCGTCCGCAAGTGCCCTCTCTGACGCCATTAGCACAGCAAGGTCGGGACTTAATGACTTCCTGTCAGCGCTAAAGGCTTCCGGGAGTCCTGACAGCATCCCAGACGGGTACTCAGAAGAACTATCTGGGTACTACGGCCCGAGCCAACTGCTAGGACGAAAGTCGGTCACAGTCTCGTGGACCAAGGGAAGTACCTCCCTCTCGTCCGAGGGCAGCGTTGATGACTACAGCGGCGTAGCGGACTTCGTCAACACCCTTCGTGCACAGATTGCGCTGGTCGTCTCCGGAATTCCCGAGGAGTAACACGCATGGCTGATCTAACGGCTGCGGCACGCCGAAATCTTAACCCAGACCAGTTCGCACTTCCCGGCCAGAGGAAGTACCCCATCGAAGACCGTGGACATGCGGAAGCGGCTCTCGGTGAAGTCGCTGCACATGGGACCGCATCGGAGAAGCAAGAAGTACGCCGGAAGGTGCACGAGAAGTACCCAGACCTAGGAGACTGACATGGTCGAATTCAATGACCGTCGTAACGGAGACACCCACTACGACGTCAGTACTCCGGTGGCCGTTCGTCAAATTCTTGACGGACGCATGGGGCGTCGAGATCAGGGACGGATCACCGTGCATTACGGGAACCCGGAATCCGGCCAGGCCTGGGGAGACCAAGAGTCTGGATACGTCAGCCGTAGTTCCGGAGAGAAGAAGATCCCTATCCTCACGCACAATTCCCGCTCCATGGGCGGCTTCGGGATGCTCGACAAGAACATCGTGAAGATCGAGACAGCGCGGAAGAACCGAAACGGGTCTCGAACAGTCCTTTGGCAGCACCCAAACTACACGGAGCCTCAGTGATTCGTCGTTCGTTGGGCGGTCTTCTAGCCGCTCTTGTACTTGTTCTAGCCCTTCTAGCCGGTGTTACCTCGTCCGCCCCGGACAGTGCCTCCCACCTGGAGGCTACTGCTGTGCAGACGACGCGTCCTGTCGTGTGGGACAACCTCAAGGTCTATGAGGCCAACACGCACGTGGGTCATGCGGTCAATGCGGGAATGAACAAGTTCCACCGTCAAGTGCTCCACATCAACCCGGACTTCGTGCTTCTCCAGGAAGTTAGCCCACGCGGGTACCAGAAGATCGTCAACCGCTTCCCGCGCTGGTGGGTAGTTGCTGTTCCAGGAAAGCACTATGCCGGACGCGAACCTCACCAGACTGTCATTCTGGCGAAGAAGTCTCGCTTCAACCTGATCGACTCGAACAACAGGTTGATCTCTCCTTGGATCGGGGGAGGAAAGCACGGACGGCTGCACCCAAACCGAAACCTCACCGTGGGCCGATTCAAGGACAAGGTCTCAGGAAGAGTAATCGTCGCATTCAGCGTGCACACCTGGGCCGGTTTGACCACCAAGCGCGCGAGACAGGGGCACAACCACCAGATCGACGTGGTGGCGAACTCCATCTCCTGGCGATCCTGGAACCGAGTGGTCATCGCTGGCGGCGACTGGAATGAGGATCTAAACCGGCCCAGGACTCACGCGATCCTTCGCATGGCAAAGGTTGGCGCGGTGCCTACGTCACAGGTTCTGCACCACCCTGCCCAGTCCACTTCCCACAAGGGACGTAGCCGTCTGGACGACCTCTTCTTCCGTAAGCGCCCGTTCATTGAGGCAGTGTCGCAGTGGCGGAAGTGGATCGCGGGTGGATCGGATCACTGGGGGGTCGTCACCCACTTGCGAATCAAGCATCTGTGATGCTCTAAATCAACCCTCGAACTGAAATAGGCTCTCTTTCATGAGCATGAACTTTGCATCTCCCTCAATGAGGGCTGCTGGGCAGGATCTTGCTGTCTCTATCAGCCCTCTCGGCCTGGTCGAATTGGCCGATGAGGAGTTCGAGGTTCACGGCCCACGTCTGAACCGATATGCGCAGGCGTGGGCTTTCTACCTAGGCCACCACTGGGGATATCGCCGGGAGCAGGGCGAGCCCCAGATTACGTTCAACTACGTACGTGCGTTTGCTGACTTCATCTCGAACTTCACTTTCGCCCGTGGAGTCCAGTTCAAGACCGCTCCGGAATACGAAGCAATTATCCCCGGACTTCTAAAGCGGGTCTGGGAGGTCGACAACAACAAGGAGTCGATCCTGTGGGAGATGGGCCAGCAAGGAGGTGTCTCTGGTGACGTGTTCGTCAAGGTCGCCTGGGAGCCTCCGCGCACAGACTCTGTGGGCTACAACCACCCTGGGCGCGTCCGTATTCTGCCGCTGAACAGCGCCTACTGCTTCCCCGAGTGGCACCCACACGACCGAGACCGCCTGATGCGGTTCAAGTTGAAGTACCGCTTCTGGGGAACGGCTCCCGAAGGAACTCGTCAGGTCTTCACCTACACCGAGATCATCACCGACGAGTGGATCGAGGAGTACGTCAATGACGAGATGATCGACCAGCGCGAGAATCCGCTCGGTGTCATCCCTGTCGTTCATATTCCGAACATCCGAGTCTCTGGATCTCCGTGGGGCCTCTCCGACGTCACCGACATCATGTCGCTGAACCGAGAGTACAACGAGAAGGCCGCTGAGATCAGCGACATCATCAACTACCACGCAGCGCCGGTAACGATCATCACCGGAGCCAAGGCGTCGAACCTAGAGAAGGGGCCGAAGAAGGTCTGGTCCCTTCCGGCCAAGGAAGCCACTGCTTTCAACCTGGAGGGCGGCACCGAGGCAGTTCCCGCAGCGCTGGAGTACCTGGAGAATATCAAGCGCTCTATGCACGAAATGACCGGGGTTCCAGAAAGTGCCCTCGGCCAGATGCAGCCCATCTCCAACACTTCTGGTGTTGCTCTGAGCATCATGTACCAGCCGATGATGCAGCGGTACCACATGAAGCAGATGACCTACACCATCGGCTTCAAGAAGATCAACGAGTACGTCCTCAAGACGCTTTTCACCTTCGACCCGAACTCTGTGTACTGGGATCCCAGTACCGATGGCGTTCTAGAAGACGGTCAGCCCAACTTCGTTGATCCCGCCGACCCGCTGGCATATCAGACCGAAGTTCACTGGCCTCCTCCGCTTCCCGTCGACACGCTCATCAAGTTGAACGAGATCCAATCCAAGATGGCCCTTGGTCTCGAATCGAAGCGTGGTGCTCTCGCAGAACTCGGAAACGAGTTCCCTGACGAGAAGATGCAGGAGATATTCGATGAGTTGATCAAGGACGCCAAGATGCAGGGCGCTCTTGACATGGTCAAGTCGAAGATCGCTTCGACTATCTACCTCGCTACCGGAATGATTCCGGGTGGCGCGGACGAAGCCCCAGAGCAGGGCGATACTAACACTTCGACAAGTGGTTCTGCTGATAATAGTGACAGCGGTTCAACGCAGTCAGGCCCAGCAATTCCGAGCCTTTCCGCAATAGATGCCGCTGAGACAAACCAGATGCTTTCTGAACTCGTGACACAGGCCTACGGAACTAAGGCTCCGCAGCGCCGAAACCCGGACAACGACTCTTAACAAGGAACTGTGATATGGCAAGCCGCTTCGACACGTTGACCAACATCCCGAGTCGATTCACGACTCCTATCGGCACACGTAACGATGGACGTCCGATCTACCTCATGGGTGGCGGATCCGTCCAGAGTTTCGAGGCTGAGAATCAGGAGCAGGTAACGGCTCCCTCGGTGCCCGCCGAGACCCAGACACAGACCCGCACCTTCACGGTGGAGGACCTGGAGAAGGCTCGACGCGAGGAGAAGGAGAAGGTCTACAGCCGTCTGGAGCAGGAGGCTCAGCAGCGCAAGGCCCTGGAAGACCAGGTCCAGTCTCTTCTCGCCGCGCAGGCCGAGCGTGAGGCAGCCGAAAGGGAGGCACGCGAGCGTGCCGAGGCTGAGGCCCGAGCAAAGGCCGAGGAGGAGATGAGCGCGAAGGAACTTCTGGCTCAGCGCGAGCGAGAGTTCAACGAGCGCATCCAGCAGACCCAGACGGAGTGGGAGAAGAAGTTCGAGCAGATTGCTCAGGAGCGCGCGCAGGAGCGGGCGATTCTTGAAAAGGAAAAGGAGATGGCGTCCCTCGCCGCCTACGCCCAGCAGCGTGTAGCAGAGGCCAAGGACGAGATCGCCCCGCAGTTGCTCGACTTCATCACCGGAAACTCGAAGGAAGAGATTGACGCCAGCATCGAGCGCGCTAAGGCAAAGAGCGCCGAGATCGCGGCAGCAATCCAGGAGAACCTAGTTCAGCAGCGTGCTGCACAGCGAGGTGTCTCCCCAACTGGATATGCACCGGTTGGGCCCATGGAGATGGGTGACCAGACCCGGCAGTACTCCCCGGAGGACATCGCCAACATGAGCCTGGAGGAGTACGCGAAGTTCCGTCAGCAGGCGGGAATCGGGGGCCAGAGCAGCAGCCGAGGCCTCTTCGGCTGACAGCCGAGACCACAGTTCTACGAGTCAGAATAGATAGAAGGAGTTAGCCGCATGGCTAATGCGATTACCGGAACGCCGAACCTGTCGGCTTCTCCGACTAACTACGCCGGGGCAAACAGTAGTCTCGCCCCTGCCATCCAGACCATCTGGAGCAAGGAAATCCTGTTCCAGTCGATGCCGATCCTGCGCTTCGAGCAGTTCGCGGTGAAGAAGACCGAGTTGGGTGTCCAGCCAGGTCTGACCATCAACTTCATGCGTTACAACAACCTCGGTGAGGCCAGCCAGTTGGTCGAGGGTGTCCGCATGGAGACCAACGCGCTGACTGCCAGCCAGTTCAGCATCACCGTGGCTGAGCAGGGTTACGCCGTCGCCGTGTCCGAGTTGCTTCTAAACGCGTCCTTCGATGACGTCATGGCTTCGGCCTCTCGTCTTCTAGGCCGCAACATGGCGCTCTACCTGGACAAGAGCGCCCGCGACACTCTTCTCCAGGCCTCTTCGGTCATCTACGGCTACGACAAGTTGAAGAACGCTCCGGCCTTCAACGGTCTGACCCCGTACGCCAAGGGCAACGTCGCCGGTTCGCGTGCCGACCTGGACGGCTCCTTCACCCTGACCGCTGCGGTGGTCAAGGACGCCGTCGAGACTCTCGCCACCAAGAACGTGCCGCGTCTGGGCGAGACTTACGTGTGCTTCGTGCACCCGCACCAGAGCCGCTGGCTCCGTGACGACCCGGAGTTCATCGAGGTCACGAAGTACGCCGCTCCTGGCAACTTCATGCTCGGTGAGATCGGTCGTCTGAACGATGTGGTCTTCATCGAGACGACTCAGGTCAACAAGATCCCGACTGGTACCAGCGGCTCGACCGCTGACGTCTACCAGGCGATCTTCCTCGGTGACAACGCCTTCGGTCACGCGATCAGCCTTCCGGTTGAGTTGCGCGACGGCGGAATCCTGGACTTCGGTCGTGAGCACGCCCTGGCGTGGTACGCGATCTGGGGCCTCGGTCTGATCACCGACCAGAGCGTCTTGGTTGCGGAGACCAACTGACACCAAAGATCACGAAGCGATCTGAAAAGATATGGGCTGGGTCGTAATTCGGCCCAGCCCATATCTTTAGCAACAGTAGAGACACTAAATAGGAGAATCGAATGGCACACGGAGACCTTACCGGTAACGCCAAGATTGCGCTGGAGAAGGAGAAGGCCAAGGAGCGTGAGGCCGCTGCTCAGCAGATGGCGATGGCTACCGCTCAGGCCGAGGCGAGCAAGAAGGACGACGTCATCGACCTCAAGCCGACCGAGAAGCCGGAGGTGAAGAAGGACGGTGACCTCCAGGTTCTCGGAGTCCAGAACGCCGAGAAGAAGGTCAAGTTCAAGGTCAACACGAACCTTGAGCAGGTCACCATCGGGTGGGGAAACCACTACGACTTCGAGCAGGGACGAACCTACGAGGCTCCTGAGCACGTGTACAAGCACTTGGAAGAGAAGGGCTTGGTATGGCACTGATGAGGTGCCTGTGAGACTCCTTCTACCTTTCTGTAAGGACTGAGAATGGCTGGCTATCTAACCCCTGTTGCCACAGCGGAACTGCTCAACAGGCTCGCTGAGATCGGAACCTTCGTGGGGCTGGCCCAGACGCTTGCCGAGAGCGGCTCTCCCACCCTCGCCAATATCACCGAGGTCGCGGTTGCGGGGTACGAGAGAGTGGCTGTCAATTGGAGCATGGCGGACGAGAACACTCTGTCCATCTCGAACACTGAGAACCTCCAGTTCGGCCCGGTTACTGAGGACATGCCTCCTGCGGGGTATGCCTTCCTGACCAACGTTCAGACCGGAGACACGCTGGACGCTCCCACGAACCTCAAGGCTACCGCTGCGGGGTCTGGTGGGAACTTCGCAGCCGGTCAGTACTACTGGGTTGTCTCTGCGCTGAACGACCTGGGTGAGACGGAGGTCTCCAACGAGGTGACCGTCACGGCAGTTGACAGTGACTCCGTGACTCTTACGTGGGATGCAGTGGACGGAGCGACCGGGTACAACGTTTACCGAGGAACATCGGCAAACGGGGAGAATGTGCTTGTAGCGACTGTTTCCGATCCGTCTTTCACCGATACCGGTGAATCCGGTACGTCATCTGACATTCCAGCCGTTAACACCGCATCTGTCGGAAACGTCTACTACGTCTGGGAACTGGCTGAGCCTGTTGATGCGCTTGCCAACAAGCCGATCTACGTTCCGACATCAGGACTGATCATCGAATAAGGGGCGAGATGGTTACCGAGGCTGACATCATCACCAGGGTACGCATCGAACTGGGAGACCAGCCCGAGCCATTCCGCCAGACGTACAGGGGCACGGGGTACATCACGCAGTATGACCTTCCCTGCGAGCGTGTCTCTGAAAGTTCTATCCACGCTTACTCCACGGATACGCAGGCTGACCCCATCGTGAATACCGATCTTGTTCTCGGCACCGACTTTACGGTTGATGCCGAGAACGGGATCGTCACGTTGGCTTCCCCTCTCCAGCGGGACCTTCTGCTAACCGTCGAGGGGACCGCCTTCGGCCTGTTCACCGATGACGAACTCACTCAGTATGTACGTGACGCGGTCCTCCAGCACTGCCACGGAGATACCTCCACCACGCGCTACCGTGACGCGCACGGTTTCATCCGCTACGAGACGGTAGCCAAGACGCTCGACAATCTGGACCCGGTCGAGGAACTTCCTGTCGCCATCTTGGCCGCGATCCAGTGCCTCTGGGTGCTCCTGGTCGACGCGTCTACCGACATCGACATCGAGACCTCGGAAGGTACGCACGTCCCCCGCTCCCAGCGCTTCGCCCAGTTGCAGGCGATGGTGGCTGCGCTCACCGACCGATACAAGGGTCTGTGCGCGCAATTGAACGTGGGTCTGTACCGCATCGAGATTTCCAACCTGCGCCGCGTATCTCGCCAGACTGGGCGTCTTGTTCCGCTGTTCGTGGAGCGCGAGTACGACGAGAGCACCCTGCCGGTACGCATCGTTCCCCGCATCGACTCTCGGGACGCGGATCCGGACGGCCCTCCGTCTCCTGCTGGAAACTACTTCTGGTGATCTGAATGGGAAGACTCGATTGGAAGCGCGGGCGCTTCAATACGGACTTCGAGACAAACGAGATCCACGAAGGTATCCGAGGCTGGCAGAGCACGACTGTCTACGACGAGATCCAGTACTTCCGCTTCTCCCGAAGTAGTTCGGTCATGGACGATGTCTACGACGAAGGGACAGGGGCCGGAAAGGTCTACCGGCCAGCCGTGACAGTGCCGGTTCTGCATGTCACGCACAACGAGGGAATGAACGAGAACACCGACAGCGGGTTCTACTTCAACGACGATGCCTACGTGACCGCGTCGTTCGACCAGTTGTACCGCACCGGACTCGTCTTGCAGGACATCGCCCATGATCGGTACCTCAAGGACCGGTTCGTCTACGACGACAGGGTCTTCCGCGTGACGAACATGCACATCCTCGGGCAGGTGCGTGAGCGGGACATCATCGTCTCGTTCGAGGGCACCCAGGTGAAGCCGGACGAACTTGTGGACGACCCGCAGTTCAGTTACTGGGCCAACAGCGGAGAAGAGTCCGATGACGAAGTTCTCTAGACCATGCTTCCCCCGCCCCCTGCGCTGTGTCACAATGTAGGGGAGAGAGAAGGGAACTTGTCATGGCACTTACCGACTACTCCACCCGGAACCCCAACCAGCCGGGGATGTTCGCGGACACCGTGCGCTATATCAACGAGCAGCAGGCGGCACGTGAGCGGTCCCACGCAGAGTACGGCATGATGGGATACGCGGAGACAATGGGCAAGGCCGCACTCATTGCGATGCTGGGCCAGGCGCTCGGAAGGATCCTTCGCGGCAGACCCTAAAGGAGCCCTAGATGCCTTTTGTCTTCAACGAGGACCAGGCAATCAAGAAGAAGTTGACAGGAATCACTGTCACTGATGAGAACGCACCGCCACCAGGTCGAACGGTGGCGGTGCGTTTTCGTCTGCCCGAGACCGAACTCGCCAACGCGACGTTCCCGATGATCGTCATCGACCCTGCTGGCCCGGTCAAGGACAGTGAGCGCGAGCATCGTGGACGCACACGGCTCCCCTACATCCCCGAGCAGGCCGTCGACCCGGTTGTCTACATAGATCCAAAGACCGGCAACACAGTGCCCTGGGACCCAGCCGAGGACTACCAGCACTCTCCGTTCGTGGTCGACTATCCGATCCCATTCAACTTCGACTACACCATCACAGTGCTTTCCCGAAAGCAGAGCCACATGGTGCAGTTGATGAATACTCTTTCTCAGATCCAGTACCTCCCTGCGCGATTCGGTTACGTCGAGGTCGACGGAGACGAGACCCTTAGATCGCTATTCCTAATCGGGGGTCCAGAGGTAGCACCATTGAGAGATACGGATGGGAAGCGCCTCTTCCGGGTCGTTTACCGGGTTCGCATTCCTTCCGAGATTTACAACTACCAGTACAAGCAGTTGCTGGAGGGCGACTACATTAAGGACATCGACCTCGATCTGGAAGTGATTCCTGAATCCTGAGAGAATCCAATTCGGGGGTCCTTCCCCCGTATGCTATTAGTGCGGCGAACTCCAGGTCTGTGAGTGCGTTCAGCCTGATAGACGGAACTCAGGAGAGAGTATGTCAACTTACCTTCGTCCGGGAGTCTTCGTAGAGGAGACCCTGACGGCGCTTGCGGACCCCAACGCGGATAGCAGCGACTCCATCGCAGCATTCGTGGGTGTGTCCGACAAGGGTGGTCCGCTCGGGCCGACGCTGATCACCTCGTGGTCACAGTACGTGTCGCTGTTCGGTCCCCTTACCGGCACAGGGAGCGATCTAGGCTTCGCCGTCTACTCGTTCTTCAACAACGGTGGCTCTCAGTGCTACATCGCACGCGCGGCTAACGCAGACGCCACCCCTGCCCATCTAGCGCTGAACGACTCCGACTCGGACGGAAGTGGCAGCGACACCGCTGAGCCGTGCCTCCAGGTAACCGCGACATCGCCCGGATCGTGGGCATCGGATCCTGACAGCACCAACCGCATCTACGTCACGGTGCAGAACAGTGCGACCAGTGGACGCTTCGATCTAATCATCGAGGTCGGAACTGGTGCTGGTCTCGTGGCGCGTGAGCAGTTCGTGGATCTAACCCTGGACCCGAACGACGGAAGAAACGCGATCAACATCGTCAACTCTGCGACCATCGGGTCCAAGTACGTCACCTTGACGCAGTTGGGTACGTGGGGCCCCGATGGGTCGAACGACAGCACTGTTGGTAACCCCGCCAGCGTCACCAAGGTTCCGCTGGTAGCCGGTTCTGATGGGACCGGAGATCCCGACCTGGTGGCTGCCGCTCAGACTCTCGACCTGGTCGACAACATCCTTCTGGTCAACGTTCCTGGGCTCGATGACGCAACCCAGATGACCAGCATCATCAACTGGGCTGAGAACGCCCAGAACCGCTTCGTCGTGGTCGACATCCCGCGTCCCGATGAGGGCGCTGACGCCACAACGGTGATGACAGACGCTCAGACGTTCGTGCAGGGTCTCCCGTCGTCTTCGTATGCTGCCGTGTACGGACCCTGGCTGTACCTACAGGATCCGTCCAGTCGCGTGTCTGGAGCGCTCCGTTTGACCGCTCCTGGGGGTGCCGTTCTCGGTCAGTACGCACGTAACGACGTACTCAACGGCGTGCAGAAGGTCCCAGCCGGAATCTCCACAACAGTCAAGGCCGTCAACACCCAGGCAAAGTTCCTCGGCACTCAGTTGGACACGCTGAACCAGAGCGGCATCAACGTGATCCGCTCAGTTCCAGGCAGCGGCGTATGCATCATGGGTGGGCGCACGCTCGCCACCGGAACCCCGGACCGCTACATCAACATCCGACGCACCCTGATCTACCTCAAGCGGTCTCTTGTGAGCCTGTCTCGGTTTGCGATCTTCGAACCGAACGACGAGTCGACCTGGGAGACCATCGAGGCTGTCCTGGAGCAGTTCTTGACGAACTTCTGGCAGAGCGGGGGTCTTCGGGGAAGCACAGCGGACCAGGCCTTCTACGTGACCTGCGACAGCACCAACAACACCGCCGCTGATATCGCGGCAGGGGTCCTCAATATCGACGTGGGTGTGGCGCTGGAGACACCGGCTGAGTTCATCGTCATCCGCATCGGCCAGTACGACGGCGGATCCACAACTACCGACGACAGTGCTGGAAGTGATTACTGATGGCTACGCAGATCAAGCCCCACATCAAGACGGATCCGCTCCGCAACTTCAAGTTCCTCGTCAGCATCCACCACCCCGGTGTGGGAACGGCCAACATGGGGTTCATGTCTCTCAGCGGCCTGAACGTCACCACAGAGGTCATTCCGTACCGTGAGGGCGGTATGAACACGACTACCCAGAAGATGCCGGGTCAGTCCGACTTCGCCCCGATCACTTTGTCACGCGGCCTTGTCGTCGGTGACGGGATGATGATCAACTGGATGCAGGAACTCTTCACCGTGATGCAGGGGACCGGTACCGGGGGAGCAGACTTCAACTTCCGCGCCACGGTCGACATCAAGGTCATGGCGCACCCGTGGACTGCCAGCACCGACGTTCCCGTCAAGGCAGCGTTCCGTGTCTACAACGCATGGCCGACAAGCCTTGCATTCTCCGACCTGGACGCAGGCGCGAACGCGATCATCGTCCAGCAGATGACGCTCGCTCACGAGGGATTCGACACTAAGTTGGCGACCGACTCAGGTACCGGCGCGCAGTCAGTGTCGTTCTGATCTCCTCTCGCCTCGCCTTATCCTGAATAGGACGATAACTCCAGTGGCAACTACCGACGAACTCCAGCAGCAGATTGACCAGTTGGCTGCGACGGTTGCAGGCAAGGCCGATCACCCTGAGTTGGACAACCTTACCGAGACGGTGGAGGGGAAGGCCGATCAGGACGTCGTTACGACGTTGCAGAATCAGGTTGCTGCTAAGGCGAACCAGTCTGAGCTAGACGCAGCCAAGAGTGACCTACAGAACTCGCTTTCCAACCTCACCAACGTAGTAAACACCAAGGCAGATCAGACAGACCTGGATGCTCTTTCGCAGACTGTTGCGGGCAAGGCGGGGCACCCCGAACTCGACGAACTCACGGAGACAGTCAATAGCAAGGTATCCGAGGACGACGTCGAAACGCTGGTCAACCAGAAGGTATCGGCTGCGGCTGATGCCGCTGTGACACCTGAGCGTGTCGCTGCGACCCTGGATCAGGACCCGGTGAAGACCGCGCTTTCGGCCGCGTATGCACAAGCTCCTCGCAGCGTCGACGAACTGCTCGAACTGCCCTCGTTCGTGGTCGCGCACCGAGGCGGCGGCGCGCTCGTCGCGCCAGACGGAACGCTAGAGGCGATGCAGATCGCCCACGAGGCCGGGGCGGAGGTTATCGAGGTCGACACTGTGCGTCTCGCGGACGGTGCGATCGGTGTCATGCACGACGCTACCGTCGACCGCACCACGTCGTCCTCGGGCACCTGTGAAGACTTCTCCCAGGCGACATGGCGGCAACTCACCGTCGACCCCTCGGCATGGACGACCCCGTTCCCGAATTGGGGCAATCTCAAGGCTCCGACGTGGAGCGATGTAGTGGCGCGACTCGGCGGCAAGACGATCCTCGCCCCAGAAGCGAAGGGTTCGACTAGCAGCATCGCGAACGATGCTGCTAGTCGCATCGCACAAATCGCCAGAGACGCCGGGATTCAGCGGTCAGTCATTGTCCAGTCGTTCACGTTCTCGGCGGTCCAGGCGGCAATCGCGGGCGGATGTGACGGCCTATATCTGACCAGCGATGGGCTCGGCAAGACGCCTGCCGAGCTAGTTGCAGCAGGCGTTCGGTTCGTTGGCCTCGACTTCGCCGTCGCCTCGGCAGCAACCATCGGCGCGCTGGCTGATGCTGGCATCGCGGTCGTGCCTTACACCCTCGCCACACAGTACGACACTGACGCCGCGCTGGCCGCGGGCAGCAAGGGCGTCTTCTCAGACGACCCGATCTACAGTGCACGGAAGTACGGCAGCTACCGCCGCACGGTAGCCCCCTGGACGGTCAACAACACGTTCTTTCATGGGCACCAGTCGTGGGCGGCGCGGGGCACTTTCGTTTCCGGCACTGGCGGATACTGGTTTCAGCCCGGCTCCTCAGGCACGCACCTACTTGGTTGCATGTCTCCGGTCGCCAATGCCGAGGGAACCTACACACTGACCGTGCCGATGCATCTGGTTTCGACCGGCACAGATTCAACCTCGTGGACCGGGGTCTACTTCGCGAGCACCCGCGACACCCCGTTCATCAGCGACGTATACGACGGCTATCTGGTCGCGCTGCGCCAGAACGGCACTCTCCAATTGTGGAAGCGCGCCACAGGAGGCGACTCATTCGCCTCTCAGGGCACTGTCGCGACGGCCGCGCTCGCCGCGGACGCGAAGCCGGTGGTCGAGATAGCCGTCACTCCGACTGCCGTAACTGTCACCCGCACCGACGTAGCAGCGCCCAACTCGATCACGATCACAGACAGTGCGATCCGGGGTGGCTACATCTATCTGCGCGACAACGGTCAGAACTCAGGCGGCCGAGTGGCGCGCTACGGCGCAATCACGCTGACTTGACAATTCCAACCTTCCGCGCAGGATTTCCTGCCCAGATCTCACTAGGCAAGCGGATCGGTAAGGGCGCTTGACAGTATCCCAGCCGTGACTAGATACTCACGGTCATGGCTGGGATACTTGACATTTCGAACATGAACGCTTCTGACCCATCCGTGGTGGCTGCCTTCGGCTTCCTCACGAGATACGGGGGAAGCACGCGGGATCTGTACGAGCGGTACCTTCGGGAGTGGTTCGAGTGGTGCACAGCGAACAATCTCAACCCGCTCACAGGAGTTACCCGGATGCACGTGGAGATATACATCCGGCACCTTCTAGATGATCGGGGACGTAAGGGATCCTCTGTGGTCACTTCTCTCATCCCCGTACGCGGATTCTTCAAGTTCGCCATGATCGACGGACTCATCGACAAGGATCCAGCGGCCAACGCAAGGCTTCCCAAGGTTCGTTACGAGCGGAAGAGGCCCTTCGAGTCTGGGGAATTGCAGAAGTTTCTGGCTGCTGGAAAGCGGATTAGTCCCAGGCACTGGGCCCTGTCTCAATTGCTTGGAGTGATGGCGCTAAGGGTTTCAGAGGCCTGTTCTCTTGATGTGACGTCATACAGCAGTATCGAGCACGGATATCCCATCCTCCGATTCGTCGGAAAGAACTCCAAGCCTGCGGCCATGCCGGTTCCTTATCCTGTGATGCAGGCGCTCGATGCTGCCAGAGGAAACAGAGTAGACGGCCCTCTGCTAACCACACTGGACGGGCGTAGATTGACGCGTGCCGCTGCTACGGGAGTCGTGGAGACGATTCGTAAGCACTCAGGGCTGGAGAGGCACATAAACCCTCACCTTCTAAGGGCAGCCGCTATCACGCAGGCGTTCGACTCCAACCTATCAACCCGAGACGTGCAGGAACTTGCGCGTCACGAGGATCCTAGAACCACCGCTAGATATGATCTAGGTCGCGTGACTTACGAGCGTCACGCGGTACATACTCTCGCGGCCCGGTTGGCTGTCTGACCTACCAATTCTCCACTACCTTCCTAATTCGGGGGTAGTGGAGAATTGCTTTATCCGGACACCTTACTAGGGGAATCACATGACTGACGACACGAACGAGTGGGTTGACGCGGCCTCGAACCCAGGACTAAGCAACCAGATCCTCGCACAGGCTCTGGCGGACGACCCAGAGCCCCGACCAGTCATCGACCGTCCCAGATCCTCTTTCACCCGGCTTCCCAACGGCGTTCTCGTGGATGACAAGTTGGTCAGGGACTTTGAGGTTCAGGAACTCACAGGTGTCCACGAGGAGCGCTTGGCGAAGGTCGACAGCATTCAGGAGCCGGGTCGTTGGATCCAGGTGCTGTTGGAGTGTGGCGTCGTCAAGATCGGGGACCAAGAGGCTACTCCCGACCTGCTCAAGAGCCTCGTCATTGGGGATCGAGACTACCTAGCCCTGGCGATCCGAGAGGCCACCTACGGCCCGGATATCGAGTTCGGCCCCGCCGTGTGCCCGGATTGTGGGGAGGAGTACGAACTCAGCGTCCCTCTCACCAACATTCCTATCTCAGAGGGCGATGGAGTACGTGACTTCGAGGTCCCGCTGCTCAACGGTGGAAGAGCCAAGGTCACCGTTCCTAATGGGTCTGACCAGTTGGCGCTCTTCGAGAGCCCCGATATCACCGAGGCTGAACGGAAGAGCATTCTGCTGTCTCGGTGCGTGAAGGTGCTGATCGACAGCAATGGTGGTCAGCACGTCACTGCTGGGTTCCCGTCACTGGTCCGAAATCTAGGCATTCGTAACCGCGACAAGATCACCAAGGCGATCTCCGAAAAGCAGTTCGGGCCGCGATACGATGATATTACCTTCGAGCATGACTGCGGATTCAAGTCCTCAGTGATGATCGGGCTGATGCACTTGTTTCCAGGTCTGTGATTACTTGGATACGTACTACGACTACGAACAACTAACTGTCCTACACCCGGCTTGGAACCTCAGCGAAATTCGCCGGTTGACCGTGCGTGAGCGGAAGCACTGGATCAAGTTCTTCACGGCTCTTGAAAAGCAGCACGGCAACATCGACACGTAAGGAGCGAAATGGCTGAGGACGACGGTCTGAATCACACGCTGCTGGGCACCAACGGCCTCCAGCAGGCTGTCGACCGCCTCGACCAGGTCGTCAGCAAGTTGAGCCAGGTCGTTGACAAGGCCTCTCAGAACGAGTCCCGTAAGTCCGGCAACGGCGGCGCGTGGAACTCGATGTCGAACTTCCTCCGTGGGGTGTCCAACGGGGGAGGAGCCAACTTCAATGGCTCTCCTGCTAGCGGCAGTGCAGCACCACAGCAGAACAGCGGGCCACGGCACCGACGCGAACCGGGTGCTCATCGAGAACAGCAGTCGACGCAGTACCCGCAGTGGGCGCAGAGGGGCGCTGGCTTCTTCGCTGGGGCGATGGCCGGTGGCAACGGGTCAGCACCACCTCCGAACGGTGGCTCAGCGGGATACACCGCTGCGGCTGCCGCTACCTCGGGAATTGTCAAGACGCTCGGGTGGGGTGCCAACGCGGGTGCCTCATCAGGCGACATGTACTCCTACAACATGCTCGGTGGCACTGCCACGCGCATGTACACCCAGGGCATCGGGGGAGTAGGGGGACCTGCGATCACGAGTGCTGGTCGTCGTGGCGCTATGGGACCGACTGACTGGTACCAGGCCTACGGCTACGCGGCTGCCTCATCTGGGTATCTTCCGGGATCCTCGAACTTCTCCGCGCTGATGTCTCGCGCGGGAGGGGTGTCCTACCTCAACCCGAACATCTCCCTTGCGACAAGTACGCAGGCAGTCAACGCGTTCATGGGGAACCAGAGCAGTTACGGCCTCATGCGCTACGGGATCTCCACTGCCAAGGGAGGTCAGGCTCAAAGTCCCCAGCAGATCAGCCAGCAGTTGATATCCCGTTTGGGGCTGGACAAGGCGAACCTCAGCGCCAAGGATATCCAGATCGCTATAGGTCCAACCGGAGGATTGACTAATACCCTCAACGGGATGGTGGCTAACGGAGCAATCGACTCCGATCAGGCTGAGGTTATCAAGGAAGAGGCGTACAACACCCTAGTAGCAAACAATGCCGGGATTAGTTCGTCTGACTTTAACAAGTTGCAGCAGCAGGCTGCCAACGGAGATAAGTCCGCACAGAGCCGATTGAAGAAGATCGGCATCGGAACGACGACCCTCCAGACGCAGAAGAACGCCAACGCCAACCAGACTGATGCGTCGGTCCAGCAGATCGACTCCTTCGCGGCTGGTCTGAGCGGGGCCACCCGCGCGCTGGGCAAGTTCCAGCAGATGATTATGAGCATCCCTGGGGTCAGCGAGGTCACAGGGTTCAACGCAGGGACGGGTGGACTTCTCAGCAAGGCAGCCGGAATTCTCACTGGCGGAATCGGTGGTCTTCTTGGTGGGGCCAGCGGAATCGGAGGAGTCTTCTCCGGGATCTCCAAGGGGCTGGGAGGTCCCGACTACGGCTCAGGGATGAACGGCTCGGTGGACCAGTCGTCGTCTCCCACGACAACAGCATCGGCGGCTGCGAACGCCGTGGCAGCGTACTTCGGTGGGGGAGACTCAGTTCTCTCTGTCGCCGGATTCAGTGAGGCTGGTGCACTCGCGGCTGGTTCCTTCGGGCTCTCGACGTCTGCACCGATGACCAACTCTTCTTCCCAGTCCGGTGGAGGCTCATCAGGTGGCTCATCCGGAGGATCCTCGGGTGGATCTTCGGGAGGGGGTTCCTCCTATGGCACGGCTTCGGGTATCGCCATGGGACCGGTGTCTCCTGCACAGGCCATTGCCAAGATCCAGGCGATGGCGAAGAACCGGACCCCTATCAAGTCGAACCTGTGCCAGCACTACGTCCGAACGGTCTACGGCCTCGGTGGTGGCGCGGACACCGCCTACCACGCGTGGCAGGCCGCGAAGTACAAGCACCCCATGTCCGACACTCCTCCGGTAGGAGCGTTCGTTTTCTGGGGAGGGGGAGACGGCCATGTCGCCATCTACGCCGGTAACGGAAAGGTCTGGTCTCCCGGTGGCCCCGGCGACTTGACCCACTGGGTGCTGTGCACCATCAGCAGCATCACCAACGGTTGGCACAAGCCACTTCTAGGCTGGACTGAGGACGACAACGGCGTCCGTGTGGTGCGTACCGCGACCACCAGCAAGTCGTCCTCGAAGGGCTACAGCAGTAACAGCGCATCGGGCAAGGGTGGCACGAACACCGACAACGCTGGGGCCTCGGGTACGCCAGCGTCGAACCGCTCTATCGTCCAAATGGTCGCCAAGAGTTTCGGCTGGGGGTCCGGATCTCAGTGGCAGAGCCTTGTCAACCTGGTGAACCACGAGTCGGGATTCCGGAACACCGCTCAGAATCCGACCAGCACGGCCTACGGGATGTTCCAGTTCCTCGACAGCACGTGGGGCAACTACGACCACATCAAGAAGACATCTGACCCCACGCAGCAGGCCATCGCCGGTCTGGACTACATCAAGGGGCGCTACGGGAATCCCAACAAGGCCTGGTCTTTCTGGAAGAGCCACAACTGGTACGACAAGGGTGCCTGGGAGATCAAGAACGACGAGGACGCTCGGGTCCACAAGGGCGAGATGATCGTCCCGAAGACCCAGGCAGATCAGATCCGGCAGGTGCTTCTCCAGAACAACACAACCAACGCTGGGACAAAGAAGAGTTCAGGAGAAGGAGTCACTCTCAAGTTCGAGCCCGGATCCGTCGTGATCAAGGTCGAGGGCGAAGTCACCCCCGCAACAGGCCGCGCTATCGGTCAGCAGTTGGCAACCGCGATTGCAACGAACGAACGAATCGCCGCGCTACAGAAGGGAGTTGTCAGTGGCTAAGAAGTCAAAGAGCAGTGGATCCACTCGGGTACTTAACCCTGCCTTCGACCCTCGAATCCTTACTATCGGGTCCACCACGACAAAGTCACGGAAGTTGACTCGCGGATTCCTGCAAAGCGACTCCAGCATCACGGACTATCCAGGAATTCCTGGTCGAGTGAACTTCCTGTTCAACCCACAGAGCGTGAGCGTGTCTCATGCCATGGCGACAAACGCGGTAGAAACTCCTCCTGGGAATAGGGTTCCTGGGGTTCCTAGCGTTGTTTACGACACACTAAATCCGGTCGGAGAAGTCACATTTAGCCTTCTTTTCGACCGTACCTACGAACTGTGGGACAAGACAAAGGTGGGCACTACTGTTGGTCAGTATGGATGCTACGCCGATGTCCTAGGAATCTACATGCTCCTGGGAATTACAGGAGGGATCGACTGGGAACCTGTTCAAGGCCCGTTCACTCCTGGGATGCGTAGGCCAGAGAATGGCTTTACGACGCTATTCCCAAGTTCTCCTCTTCTCGGTGCTCCCATCTACTGCTACATGGGTGTTATGAAGTACTACGGATTCGTAGACAGTCTTGGAATCACCGTTACGCACTGGACCGAGAATATGGTTCCTCTTCGATGTGAAGCAGACATCTCGATGAGCCTTCTGGACGACCCGACCAATACCCGCCTTTTCACCGGAGACAGCAGACAAGGATCCGTTATTCCGCAACCGAGTACCGGAAGTTCTTCTAGCCCATCGGCTTCCTCTTATGGGGTAGACCCGGCCACGGGTGGACCTCTGGTACCGGCACTATAAGGAGTACCGCTGTGATCTCTGCAACCTCACGATATGCTTCAAACTCTGTGTCAATAGTTACTGACGACCGGGGAACACACCAGTCAATCGACCCTGTCTCGAACTACACCGGAGTCGTCAACTTCACCTACTACCAGGTGGAGGAATACGACACTATCGAGTGGATCGCCAGTGCGACCTACGGAGACGGAAGAAATTGGTGGGTCATCGCCAACGCAAACCCGGAGATTCTCGACTGGAACGATCTAGAAGTAGGAACCATCTTGAGGATCCCTAATGCCCAGTAGAACCATCAGCACCGTCTCATTCGACGGTAGGTACTCACTGGGAAGGGTCCTGAGAGCCGAGATTCGCGCTGAGACGGAATCGCATACCGTTGTGATCCTGAGTTTCTCAGCGACGCGCAAGGCCAAGATGTCCATCCCCCCAGAAGGGACACCTCTGGTTTATCAGTGGGGTGCATTCCCAAAGACCAACACGTTTTATGGGTACGTCAATCATCACGAGATGTTGCAGCAGAATGCCGGGGAGATCCGAGTCTTCTGTATCGGAACATCTCAGCCGATGAATGCAAGCAACCCGAAGTCTTGGACCAACATCTCAGCATCCTACATAGCCCGTGAAATAGCAGACCGGTACGGACTCCGCGCTGTCCTATCACGACCTACCGGTGTACTTTCGTACTGGGCGCAGGGGACTGAGTCCGATTTCGCTATGATGAATCGTCTGGCCGAGCGTGTTGGATTCAAGTTCTGGGTGGATGGGTCGACGCTCTACTTCATCGACCCAAGTGTTCTCGTAACGAGGGCAAATCCCGGACAAGTCAAGACTTACACCGGAAACGAAAACGGAATCGGATCACTCCTACAGATCCACTCCATCAGCGGATCTCTCGCCCCCGGAAACGCCACGGTCACTGATGTGTTCGGTCTCGATGGATCCGGCGTGCTCGTGAAGTCGTCCTCAGCCAGAGACTACAGCGACCGGGGCATGAAGACACCCTCTTTGAAGACCGTCAGCGGGCAGGCTGTAGGAAGTGCCGCTGAGGCCCGCTCTGTTACTTCCGCGTCGGCAAACCTCGGGAACTGGGCAACGCTGAGAGCCATCGTGACTGATGCCGCCGAAACACGTCTAGGAGACGTTGTGTCACTGGACGGAACATCCTTGAACCCAGACTACCGAGGCCGATGGATGGTGGCTGGATTCATTCACGTTGTCCCCACCTCACTCAATAATTCCGTCGATGCTGTTGAATCTAGATTGGATCTCATCAGGAATCAGCCGAACGCACAGGTATTCGCTCGATCAACTATGCTCAAGAGCACGCCACCTGTTGTCCCCGCTGTTATTCGTTCGGGAAGATGGGAAGCATCCGTGAAGGGCGCGTTCTATGTCTGATACTCCTACGTATCTAGGTATCTACAAGGGCTCGGTAGTAGACAACAATGACCCCTACGGAATGAGCCGTGTCACAGCACTTATTCCGCAGGTAATGGCCGACCAGGTGAGCGCCTGGTGTGACCCTATTTGGCCCACTAGTGTCACTTCCCAAGTGGGGGACATCATCTGGGTACAGTTCGTTAACGGAGACCTGACGAAGCCTGTCTACTTTTCGTCCGAGGCCGTAACAGCCGACCGGATCCTCGCCGGTTCTATTACCTCCGACAAGTTGGCAGCCAACTCCATCACGGCCCGTGAATTGGCCGCTGACGCACTGACGGTCAAGCACACCATTACCGGATCTCTGTTCCAGACCCAGTCCGCTGCCAACCGAGGAATCAAGATCGGAGGAACGGAGAACTCCCTTCGAGCGTTCAACAGTGGGGGAACGAAGACCTTCGAGATTGACGGGGATACCGGAAACGTCACGATGCAGGGAGAGTTCGGAACGAACCTTCCTGGAAAGCCCGGAGTATTCATCTCGTCTCCCAACGGAAACGGGATCTACGGGCCTGGAACGTATCCGCAGATCGTTTTCCAGAGCGCTAACACCGGTTCAGACCGTCAGGCTCAGGTATTCTCTGACACCAGCGGATCCAACAATCTATACCTGTGGAGCGGTGCCAGCAGTTCAGCCCGCATGGGAATGCTGAAGTTGGATGGAAACCCACCTCGCGCCCGAATTGGACTCGAAAGCAGCCAGGGGTCCAACGAGATTGGTCCTGGAATTGACATCTCAAGCACCAGCACAACCTGGTTTAGCAGTTATGCCGTGCAGTTTGCCACCCCAAGCGGTCAGTGGCAAGGAATCAATTGTGGGACGATCAACCTCCACGGAAATCTCAACGTAGATTCCACAGCCACTATCAGCGGAAACCTCACTGTGGAGAAGGGTGCGGAGTTCTCCGTCAACACCGGAATCTCTAAGATGTACAACGGCGGGTCTATTGGATCCGATAGCAAGTTCCAGATGGTCAGCAATGATGCGTCATATTTCCGGCAGGTTGACGCAGCGGCGTTCAATGTTCAGTCGGATAGACGAATGAAGAAGAACATTGCTCCTGTTTCCGCTGGTGGACTGGCGACAATTAGGGACCTTCCCGTCTACGAGTACGAGGTCATCAAGAGCGATCACGATGGTCCTACTTACGGAGTAATGGCCGAGGACGTTCCGGAACACATTCGCCGCGCCGGTCAACTCAGAGACAAGGAGGTCGCCATGGTAGATGTCTACGCACTACTGAGCGTTGTCCTCCACGCCGTTCGTGAACTGGATGAGGAACTCGACCGAGTTCCAGGTCTCCGAAAGGGTAGGAGAGTTACCCGCAAGCAGCCAAGACTCGATGACTGAATGGGATACTTGAACCATGCCTGATGAGATTGCCGTGCCTTTCCGCCTGGACTCGGGTGGTGGTATTGCTGTGGAGTCCAACCCCAACGCTCAGATCCGTCAGCACGTCATGTCTCTGATTAACACCGAGCCCTCTGAGAGGGCCGTTCTCGGGGACTACGGGGTGGCTCTCGAAGAGCAGTTGTTCACGAATGACGACAACGAGTCGGTTGCTCAGCATCTCGCAGACCAGATCAGCGCAGCATTTGCCCAGTGGGAGCCTGGCGTGCGGCTCCAGAATGTGACGGCTATTCCGGGATCACTGGGGGACGGGACCGCGACCGTGGACGTCCAATACCTCCGAGTGGACGCTCCCGACACCACGGTCAGTGGAACAGGAACGAACGTGGCAGTGATCCGCGTAGGCGGACACGTGGACGAAGTGGTTAGAGGCTGATGGCAGAGGTAGTACCAAACATCGACTACACGAGCAGGGACTACGACGGTCTCCGCACGTCCCTCCTTGCCTATGCCCAGCAGGCCTTCCCTCAGTGGACCCCGGCTTCCGAGGGCGACTTCGGTGTGCTCATGGTCGAGTTGCTGGCCTACATGGGCGACGTGCTGTCCTACTACGCCGACCGGGCTCAGAATGAGGCCTACCTAGCCACCGCGACTCAGCGTGCCTCAGTCCTCAACATCGCCAAGTTGCTTGGCTACAAGCCAGGAACCGGCACACCAGCGAAGGGCTCGGTGATCCTCAAGAGCGCCTCTGGCAGCCCGGAGATCCTCGTTCCCGCAGGCACACAGTTGGCGACCGCCTACATCGACACCATCGACGGACCCATCATCTTCGAGACGGACACCGAGGTTGCCGTTCCGGCAGACGGAGGAACTGCCTCAGTCAACGTCACCGAAGGCCAGACAATCAACGACCCGACGTCTGGTGGACCCACGCTGCTCGCAACTGGGACAGGTTACCCAGATCAGACCTACCAGTTGTCTCACCCCAACGTCTATCAGGACACCGTTCAGATCTATGTCGACGGTGTCCTGTGGCAGCCCATCGACCACCTTCTAGACGCACAGTCATTCGACCGCGTCTACTCCGTCGACGTCGATGCCAACGGCTACACCTGGATCACCTTCGGTGACGGCAACAACGGAGCCGTGCCGCCACTTGGTGTCGACATCACCACGACCTATCGCATCGGGTACGGCTCGAAGGGAAACCTGCCAAAGGGGTCCATCGTCTCCGTATACAACCCCATTCCCGGACTCTCGCTGGAGATGATTGATGGGGCTACCTCCTCGTACCCGGACCCGACCACGGGGGGAGCGGACCCGGAGAGCACCGAGCAGATCCGCACGAACGCACCTGTCGCGTTCAACACGCAGCAGCGCGCGGTCACGCTGGACGACTTTGCCGCGTTCGCACTATCAGTTCCGGGGGTAGCCAAGGCAGCAGCCACAGCCGACTACTTCTCCTCTGTGACGGTCTACGTCGTAGGGCCGGACGGAGGAACGCCGACAGACACGCTTCTAGACCGGGTCTACAAGACCCTCCAGCAGCGCACGTTGGCAGGAGTCACGGTCAACGTCGAAGCCCCCAACTTCGTCAAGATCAACGTCGGGATCGACGGCCAGCCGGTGACGGCAGAGGTCTGGCCCAACTACTCCCGAGTAACTGTGCTGAACAACATCGAGCAGGCGATCAAGACCTGGCTCTCATTCAGCAACATGGATCTCGGATATCGCCTTACCGTGGCCGAGTTGTACTCGGTCATCATGGATGTAGAAGGCGTTCGTTACGTGTCTATCCCGGTAATGGTCAGGGACGATGCAGCCCAGTCCGGAACCAGCGACATTCAGTTGAAGCCGCTCGAATTCCCGGTGCCGAACGATATCGTCGTAACTACTACCGGAGGAATTGAAGGCTGATGACTGCGACATTCCCTAACGACATCGCGTCGTTCACGCAGAAGCGTGACAACCAGGATGTCAACTACGCCGCCGACATCAACCGGCTCCAGGATGAGATCGTCGCCATCGAGTCCGTTCTAGGCTCTCTCATCAATGAAGTCCAGGATGACGAGACCAACGACCGGACAAAGTTCAAGAATCTAGGCGACCGCCTCAAGTGGCTCCAGAGCGGCTATCACATTCGTGCTGTGCACGCGAGCGCGAGCAACATCTTGATCCCAAATGTAGCGACTCCGAAGTTGTCTACCTCCATGAACGTGATCAAGATGTCGAAGCCGAGCGCCGATCAGGATCCTTACGGACTCTTCAACGGGACGGGATTCACCCTCGACAAGGCAGGGTTTTGGCTTCTCACCGCCAGCGTCAACTACGACACTGGGGACCAGCGCGCCAAGGGTGGGAACGGCAGCGGAAACTTCGACACCGCCACGAAGTCCCCGAATGCTGGGGTCTTCCAGGCAGGAATCGACGTAGACGGCGTGTTCTCCATCGGAATCGACCGGCAGGAGAGTTACACCGAGGCCGATGCCCTGTCATGGCTAAACATCAGTCTCCTTCCTCACCGGATGTCCTGGTTCTCTAAGGGTACGAAGGTGACCCTTAAGACCGCGCAGTCCTCCTCCATCTCCCAGCGCATTTGGAGAGCAGACCTCAGCGCTGTCTGGTTCCGTTCTCCGGGACAGCCGTCTCAGCCGAGCATCTGATCAATGGCAGCAATCTACGGACAGAACTTCTACGGGACCACCACATACGGTGCTCCCGTCGAGGTCGACTTCAAGATCGACCCCTTCGTGGCTATCCCGGAGGGGTACAACACCGTGCGCGTGACGTGGAAGTCACCGAGCGGGGACTGGAGTCGTTTCCGGCTGATTCAGAGCCGTGTGGGCTTCGCGGCTGACGAGGATGACGGAAACGTCGTTATCGACACCACTCAGGCAACGTCGGAGTACGTGGACCGCAACCTCGTCGGCGGTGCTTGGTACTACTACACGATCTTCATCCAGCGAGATGGGACATGGTACCTGGCAGGATCGGCGTCCGCCTTGGTCGTCTCCGACACCGGCATGGCGAAGATGCTGTGGGACAAGATCCCCCGGTACTTCCACTACCAGCCGACCAACCCGGATGCGGTCCAGCAGGTCTGGGAGCCCACTGCGGAGATCTTCGACCCGAACTCTCCGTGGCAGGAGAACAGCACTCTCAAGGACTTCCTTGGCGTGCTCGCATGGGGCATGGACTACCTCCGCAACTACCACGACACCATCTTGTGGGCCAACGACGCAAAGAGGACCCACCTAGCCAACCTCTACCGCCTGGCTGGAACCTTGGGGGAGGAGTGGGAGCCCCGCGTACCTGCCCGACTGATGCGCCAGAAGGTCGAGAACGCTGGGGTGCTTGCCCAGCGCCGTGGAACGCTCGACGGTCTGCGCGAGGTCGTGAACGTGTCAGTCGGCTACGACGTCGATCTCTCTATCGGCCCGAACATGTTCCTCAACGAGGACCAGGCAGGGTTCGCCAACCCTCAATACGACGAGTGGAATCCTGGGATCAACTACGCCGTCAACGACATGGTCAAGTACGAGTCCCAGATATACAAGTGCATCGCGGGAGCCTACGGAAACGACCAGCGACCACCTGACCCTGGAACCACGTCCAACACGTGGTGGGAGCAGGTAACGAGCAGCGCAGTCACCAACCTGCGGAACGCGGACACAGGGGCCATCGTCACCTGGCAGGCATGGCGAGACGGAACGAACCTCCAGACCGACGACACGACTATGGCCTCCGGAGTCTCCAGCGCGGTAGACCAGACGGACAACGCATCCAACGCGCTCTGGATCCAGAACACGAGCACAGCAGCCCACACCTACGTTGTGATGGGCGCTGCCAACACTCTCGGAACACACGAGTTGCTTCCGGAGCCGGAGGCTGCCGTGCGCCAGGGAATCCCTCTGCCCCGCCTTCTCACCTGGGATGAGACTGTCGAGTACATCGAGGGCGACTACGTCATGCACGAAGGGATCTCCTACCGTGCCAGACGGGCCAACCAGGGCCGCAGCCCCCGCGACTACCACACCGACTGGGAGCAGATGGGCTACGACGAGCGCCTACCGCTCAAGTTCTCCTTCTACGCCCATGCAGGATACGACGGGTCTGCCAGTGTCTCCGTCGCTCCCCAGATCGAGTTCTTCGATGGTCGCGGCAACCATGTCGGATCTACTGAGGACTCCACAGGACTCGCTCTTCCGTTCTACGACACCTTCAACCGAGACATCTACAAGGCTTGGGAGGACCGCACTCCGGACGTTGTCCCGGCCAGCGGAATATCCTGGACCGAGAGTTCCGGGCGCTGGCTGGCAGTGCCTAACGGCGAGGGATCCTGCGTTGCGTGGCCGACCGAACCCGGTCTTGCCTTGGTGGACGGATCAACCAACATGATCTGGCCGACCTACCGGCTGGCTGTGACCTTCGGAAAGGCTCCCCTGGACGGGACACAAGCGCTGGTGTTCGCGTGCGACTCAACCACGCCGACATCCTTCGTGGAGGTCAACAGGACCGGAATCGTGGAGAACAGCAACGGTACTGCTGGCGCATCCGCAACCTTCGACGTGCCCATTCTGGATGGAGACCGGGTTACGGTTCGGATTGATGGGACTAACAGCACTGCATCAGTATTCGTGAACAATGAGAGCACTCCACGGGGAGAGATCACGTTCACTCTCACCGACACTCATATCTACGGGCTGATGGTTGAATGACGACGACATTTCAAGCAAATGGAACCTTGTACACGTTCAATCGTGGGTCACTCACGCCTGAACCCGTAGCCGTCGTCCTCACAGCCTCTGAGGAGAGAATCACTCAGGGCTGGCCTGTGTGGAGTTACCGTTTCACCAACCCGATGGACGCCAAGTTCGAGGGAACAATCCGGCTCGACGGCGGATCAGTAAAGATATACGACGCCAATCCCGAGCCTTTCGCAGTAAAGCCCGGTGGATTCTCCGTAGGAAGTCACGGAGTTATCCGACAGGTAATCACCGATTACCTCGGTACATTCGAGGACTTCGCCGTATTCCCGGAGGAAAGTGACGGCACACTTAACGGCGATCCAGATGGCCTGTGGACCCTCTTCGACCTGACAGGGAGCACCCCAACAGGTGGCCCAGGTACAGCATGGTCGCAGTTCATGCGAGCCGTGTATCCACCGAAGAGCGCTCGGTTCGCGGTTCCCCGCGTCGACCTGGGAAGCATCCCTGCGGGAGGCAACCAGTACCTCGACGCGTTCGATATGCGTACCTACCCTCTCTCGGAACTTCCCACCGAGATGCCCACGTACGCCAAGCCACGCCACCTCTCCGTGGTCGTCAAGCCGACTCGGCTCAACTACTCGATCAGTCCAGGAGGCTACCTCGGCACGCTTCTGTCCTCGGGATTCCAGATCGCTGAGGACTATCAGCGCATGTACTACGGCACCTCGGGACTTCGCGTTACCGCACCGGCAGGCACGCAGGGAAGCCTGTGGGTACGAGAGAACCAGAACTTGGAGGTAACTCCGGGAGAGTCACTGGCGATCTCCACCTGGTACTCCTGTGATGCTGAACTGTCCGGAACCTACCGGATTCGCGTCGACTTCTACACCGAGACTGACCAGTTCGTGAAGCGTGTATACAGCACCGACACGTACCACCAGAACACCTACGGAGAGTTCGTCCAGGTGACGATGGTCGTTCAGGTGCCTGAGCGAGCGACGAAGGCCACGACGTACAAGGTATACAGCGACGACTCGTTGGATACCGACGACACCTTCTGGATTGACGCGACCCTGATCGAAAAGAGCGACGTCATCGGGGAGTTCTTCGACGGGACCAAGGGAGAGGCTGACCCAGAATCTGGGACACCAGCAGACCCCGACTACATGTGGCGGCAGGACGGGGATCCTGGAGCGACCTGGTCTTACTACTACGAGGACCGAGAGATGAGGAACTACATCCTCACCCGCGTTCTCCAGGAGAATGTAGCCCTAGGAATCACTGTTGACGAGCCGCAGTACGGAATGTGGGGCTCGAAGATTCTCGATGTTTCGCCCGTCCCGACCATAGAAGGATATGGCCGAGGTGCCTACGGAGATGGGCCTTACGGAGGAACGGCGAACGCACAGAATGACTTGGAGGCCATAAATGGCTGATATTCCAGACCTACCGGTAATCGGACAGTCGGATTGGGGAACTGTTCTTAACAACTATCTCCAGGCTTTGACCGATACCGTAACTGCAATTGGCATCACGGAATCCCGTCGCGGCACAGTAATTGTGTCGCTCAATAACAACTCCGCCGTAACGCACCGCATAAACTTCGATACAGCGATGTCTGCTGCCCCCTCGGAAGTACTCGTCTCCGTTCGATCCGGAGCGAACGTCGAGGCTCAGGTGTACTCAGGCGCTGCGGTGGACTCGGGTGGATTCACTGTCCGAGTGTATGCAACTGACGGAGGCACGTCTAATGCATCTCCAACAGTTGACTACCTAGCGCTTCTTTGACGCGACTAGTGTGTATCTCGAACCTTCAAGAAGGAAGTGAAACGAAGTGGCAGCAACTCAGACAACCCACTCGTGGCGCGCAACGGTGCGTACTGCGTTCCAGGTCATTGTCGCGCTTGCGACTCTGACCCCGTTCATTGTGACCGGCGTCTACAACAATCTAAACGAGGCCCCGGAGGCCGTCGTCCAGGTCGTCGTTCTGGCCGGTGTCATCACCAAGGTCATGGCACTTCCACAGGTCGAGGACTTCCTCCAGAAGTTCGTTCCGTGGCTGTCGGCTGAGCCGAGCACCCAGAGCGTTTGGCGGAAGCACACGGCATGATCCCCACACTGCTGGTGGGCACACTGGCAGTGACCTGGGGCTGGGAGGCTTTGCGGACCATCTGTCTGCGGAGCCTCCCTTCTTGGTTACAGCCACTGATCGTCCTCGGTCTAGCGTTGATCTTCACCTGGCCGGACTGGCATCTCGCGGCGGGCATCGCAGGAGGCTCAGGAATCGTTCACGCACTGCTGCGGGACAAGGTCGATGACACCGCCCAGGCCGTGCGTATCCGGCGTGGAGTGGGGAGCCGGGTTCCACCGCTTCCGTAGACAGGCAAGTTACTAACCTGCTACGCTTGCGAAGCGTTCATCCGAAGCCATACACGAACCACTACAAGGAGCATACGTGGCACGACGAAACTCAACCGCTGAGCCGAAGCAGCGCAGGGTGGTGCTCGCCTTCGCGGGCCCTGGCAAGAGCACCATCGAGAACACCACGGCCCTTCTAGACGACTTTCTGGGGATCAGGGATGGGGAGGTTCCGGACGACAGCCTCCTGGACCTCAACCTCGTCTTCCCGGTCACCAAGGATCACCTCTCCAAGGGGCTGGAGTCGGTCATCCAGTGGACCGACGAGTACGAACTGGCCTACGACGCCATCTCGGACGGATCCTCCTCGAAGAGGATTGATGACATCCTGGAGTACGCCGAGATCGTCGAGGAGCACAAGAACGTCAACAAGGCGCTCATCGACTATCTCCGTGATGACCCCCGCGACGAGAAGTACCTGGTACTCCTGTGGGGGCAGGATGATGAGGATCTGGACCGCGAGAGCGCGGAGATCCTGCTCGATCTCGCCACCTCCTACGAGATCAAGGCGCTCGACCTGACCGCTGGCCTGGACGACATCGCGTTCGGCGACGAGGACGCGGAGGAAGCCCAGCCCGAACCTGAGCCGGAGCCGGAGCCCGAGCCAGAGGAGAAGCCGCGCCGTCGTCGGAGCCGGAGGGACGAAGGTGACACCGCTGCGGACTCTGACCCCAAGAAGGTCGGGGAGGATGCGGATGTTCCCGAGGCCGCTGAGAAGCCACGACGGCGCAGCGGCAGCCGAAAGGCAGAGGACGTACCGCCTACTCCTGAGAGCGAGGAGACCCTCCAGGAGACCCTCCAGGAGACCCTCAACCGGGTGCACCACGAGGTCTCCAAGGAGAGTGGCGAGAAGCCGAAGGCGGCTCTCGACGCCGACCTGCACAACCGGTTCGCGTATCACAAGCCCAGCGAGCACACTGCGTCGATCCACGACGCGGCTCGTAGCACGACGGTGGACTACATCGCAGCCATGGTCGGTCTTGTCCCGGAGGGGAGAGAGCGCTCGCTGTTCCTCACCAAGGTCGAGGAGGCTCTGTTCTGGGCGAACGCTGCCATCGCTCGGTCCTCTTCTCAGCCGGAGGCGTCGACCAAGGACGAGGAGAAGCCCGCTGAGGAGCCTGAGAAGCCCTCTCGCGGGCGCGGACGACCCCGTAAGGATGGGACCCCAGCCCAGCCCCGCTCGGCCTCTGAGAAGGCCGTGAAGGAGATATGGGACGAGGACGAGCAGGAGTGGGTCCGTGCGGGTCGGGGACGTATCCCCAAGGACGTGAAGACACGACTGGTCGATCCCAAGACCGGTGAGCCAGTCGATGAGTGACAACACCAAGGACTGAGAAAGAAGTTGGGCGGGGCCGCTGGGACAAGTCAACCAGTCCGGCCCCGCCCGTGCGTCGGGTGACCACCACAGCACCCGATCCAGAGAGGAAATGCAAGTAGAGGGTATCAGGAATGCAACCAGGCAATACAACCCAGTGGGAGGCTTTCGAATGGGCCTTCCAGCAGGCGAAGCATCTAAGTGCGCCTGAACACCACGTACTTCTCTATCTTGTCGGCCACTCCTTCTACAGCAAGAACAACCCGGAGCAAGCAGAGGTCGGCCAGGTGCTGTATCAGGCGTCCTATCTGGATCGAATCGTTGAGGGAACCGGTCTAGGTATCGCAACTGTGCGAAGAGCGCTCGTGAGCCTCCAGATGAAGGGCTACATCCAACGGGAGGCCAGGGCCGGACACGGTAGTCACGTGCCTCACACCATCTACGTCCTATGGGAGCACGACGACCTCCGAGAAGGGCTCAGAGACGGCTCTAGAAGGCTCCCAGAGGAACTGATGAGCATCCCCGCCAGGCCGAAGCGTGAGGCCCCTAAGCGGCCCGTTCTGAGACTCATTCGGGACCACTCCTCATAGATCACTCTGATCAATGACGGTGATCACTCTGATCAATGACGGTGATCACTCTGATCTATGACATATAGACAGAGGATTCCACTAAGGATTTAACACAGGAGGGAAGGCACCCTCCGGGACCTCGGGGGCAAGCCCCCGAACCCCCAACAGCGGGGCAGTTGGAAGACCCCGAACGGAGGACGAAAGAGGTAGGGATGGGGAAGTGGAAGAACGACAGCGATCCAACCAACATCTGGGATGACGAGTCAGAAGACCTGGATACCCGGCCCAGGAAGGCTCACCCAGCCCGAAAGCACCGGAAGCCGAACCATGTACCCGGCACCCAGTTCCCGGCTCGGAACCAGAAGCCACCCGAGGTTTCGGACCTGGTCTGGGGGCTGGCAGAGATGTGGGTCGAGCAGGGAACGCAGACCTTCGGTCGACGTCCTCCCGTAAACCTCCCGGAGTTCTCCAAGCGGCTCTCGGAGAAGATCAACACCGACCCTGACGTCAAGCGGATGCTGAGCCCGAAGCGGTTCAACCCTGAGACCGGCTACGTCCAGCGTGTCGACCTGAGCCCTGAGCAGGTCGCTCAGCGCATCGAGCGAGTCAACGGCATCCTCGCTCGGATGATCGAGATTTTCTGGGAGAACCTGGAGGAGGGCGATCAGAACACCTCCAGCCTCCAGTTCAAGTTCCTGGGAGACGAGTGGGACCAGACCTGGTACGACGCCGAGGTGTCGGTAGACGTCCGAGACATCCGGTCGAAGTCAGACGAGATCACCACCAGGCCGATGAACTTCCGGATGGCCGACCCAGCGCAGGTCAGGGCACGAGAGAACGCCCGGAAGGTCCGCCAGTACCTCCGGGACCACCCGGATGAGAAGCACCCCGATCCGCCGTCTCCTGAGCAGCGCGAGCAGACGCGGAAGAGGATTCGAGATTTCGCAGAGAAGCATCGCAAGCGGAACGCGTGATATCGTTCCGAACCGGAAGAGAGGAATCACCATGACCATCGGAATCGACTTCGTAGAGACCAAGCCCTTGCAGTGCCAGGCGGCGGTGTGGGACCCAGAGGACGCGCGCCAGCGTGGCACGGTTCTAGGCTGGCTTCTAGGCCACAACGTCCCGTACAGCGTCCACCCGAACGGCACGCTGATCCTGTTTCCGCAGGACCCGGAGATGGGGCACCCGGTGTACTTCGGGGAGTACGTCGTCATCTCCCCAGAGACGGGTGACATCGGCGTATACGACCTGGAGGTGTACGAGGCCAACTTCCAGAACGCCGAGACGGCCTACGACCCGAACCAGCCCAGCATCTTCTCGCTCCCTGAGTTCCTGGAGAGGGTGTTCAGCGATCCGCTGATCGCCGCCTACCTCGACTGACCCATGGAGCGGGGTGATATCTCCAACGAGGCCGTTCCCCGACTCCTTCTGGTCTGGGAGAACCTTCTCGGGATTCTCCCGACCAAGACCCACGAGGCCAAGGCAGGAACCTACCTCCGCTTGAAGCGGTACAAGCGAGCCGTCAACACCTTCGAGGTCAACGAGACCCTCGCACACAGGATCTGGGACATCACCTGGCGTCTCAAGTTCTCCGTGGACGTCGTCACGTGGCTCCCCAAGGAGTGTGTCGAGCACATCGAGGCCTGGATTGACCGGCAAGACCTTCCTGTGGGTCACGTGAGTCACGAGAACCCCACCACGTTCGCTAGGAAGTTGTCCTACATGCCGTACGTCGCAGCGATCTACGACCCTGATCCGCAGCACCAGTTCACCTGGGGAGCCAAGGGACGCATCGTCAGCCCAGCAAACCCAGACCTGATCGGGGCGTTCTAGTGGATCTGGAACGCTCACTCATCAGCAAGATCGTCAACGAGAAGGACTACACCGCTGTCGCTGAACTCGGGGTCACCCGAGACATGTTCTACGGCAGCAAGAACAAGGAGGTCTTCGACCGCATCAAGGAGGTCGTGAACGAGCACGGCTCTGTTCCGTCCGCCGCAATCCTCCAGCGCGATTGGCCGACCTACAAGTTCATTGAGGAGGTCGAAGAGCCGTTCTCGCTCCTGGTCGAGGAGATCAAGGAGAATCATGCCCTCACGATCTTCGAGAGCGCTCTAGGCGAGGCAGCAGACGCCTACGACAAGGAGGATCTAGACCGGATCCAGGCCATCTTGTCGCGGGCACTGACCCAGGTCAGCGAGACCTCCTCCAACGCGCTCGACATCAACCTCCGAGGATCAGGTCAGGAACGGCTTGACCGGTACGAGGAGATGCAGAATCGGGATGCGGACGAGTATCTGGGCATCCCGATGGGCTTCGAGACTATCGACCGCGCGACGCAGGGATGGCAGCCAGGTCAGTTTGTGCTGTTTGTCGGGCCACCCAAGGCAGGTAAGTCCACGATCATGCTTCTAGCCGGTCGTGCGGCCTGGAAGAACGCCAAGAGCGTCTTGATCATCGGCTTCGAGATGAGCAACGAAGAGCAGTTCACTCGCTTCGATGCCATCGAGGCCGGGATCGACCACTCCGTACTCCGGGGCGGGAAGGACAAGCGCCTTACCGACAAGGACTGGGAAGACCTCGAAGACGCCATCGACGCCATGGATGCCAGCGACGTCGACTTCATCCTGTCGAACGACACTCACAACAACACGACCCTCTCCGGCATCGCTGCCAAGATCGACAAGTACAAGCCGGACATGGTGATTGTCGACGGTATGTACATGATGCAGGACGAGAACGGCGAGAAGCCGGGATCCCCGCAAGCGCTCACCAATATCACTCGCGGTCTCAAGAGGATGGCTCAGAACAAGCAGGTTCCCATCGTAGGAACCACGCAGGTTCTGGAGTGGAAGATGGACAAGAAGAAGGGCATCCAGTCCGACAGCATCGGATACTCGTCGTCCTTCGCACAGGACGCGGACGCCATCATCGGCGTGGAGAAGACCGACGACGAGACCATCAACAAGGTCAAGATCGTCATCGCTCGAAACTCCCCTCCGAAGGAGGTATACGTCCGCTGGGACTGGGAGAAGGCAACCTTCGAGGAACTGGCCTACAACCCATTCGAGGACGACGATGAGGGGGGAGACGATGGCTACGAAGCCAACTTCTAGACGTGGATGGAAGTCGACCCTCCGTGAGGACCCTATCCCCGGAAACGTGGTCAAGTGCCTGGAAGAACTGGGGGTCCGCATTCTTCGGGTCGACAACGATGAGGCGCAAGGACACTGCCCAGCCCACGTCCGCATCACTGGCAAGCAGGACCGTCATCCGTCCTGGTCGGTCAATACCGAGTCAGGGGCCCACAACTGCTTTTCATGCGGGTTCCGAGGGCCGTTCTACACCATCGTCAAGGAGATGCTGGTATGCTCTGACGACGACGCCATCTCCTGGTGCAAGGCACGAGGATCCATCGACCGGGCGAAGAAGATCCTGTTCGGTGAGGGCGTCTACGTACACGAACTGGCCGAGCAGTACACCGAAGCCGACCTAGCCCTGTTCGTGGACGTACCTGAGTGGGTCTGCCACGAGAGGGACCTGGAGCCCTGGGCCGTAGACGACTACGGAATCCGGTGGGACGCGGAGCACGGAAACTGGATCACCCCTATCCGGGAGCCGTTCACGAATAGGCTCATGGGCTGGCAGGAGAAGGGTCAGGACACCCGGTACTTCCGCAACAGGCCAAAGAGCGTCGAGAAGTCGACCACCCTGTTCGGACTGAACGAACTAGATGGGCGCGTAGCGGTCGTCGTGGAGTCTCCCCTGGACTGCCCACGCATCTACACCGCCACTGAGCAGAAGATCGCTGTCTCCACCTTTGGCGTCCGGATCAGCGACACCCAGTTGGACGTTCTCGAAGAAGCCGGGATCGAACTCCTCATCTGCGCGCTCGACAACGACCGCGACGGCAACACCCAGAGCGATGACCTACGGCGCAGGGTCCGGGGACGGATGCGGCTCAAGTACTGGGACTACGGCGACTCCGACGCCAAGGACCCCGGTGAGCAGACCGACGACGAGATCCTGTGGTCACTGGATCACGCGTACTCCAGCGTCCTGTGGAAGAGAGCCTGATGCTGACAGCAACGCCCCACCCTTACCAGGACGAGGCCATCGACGGTGTTCTTGACCTGGGCTACGGCCTGGTGGCCTACGAGATGGGGCTCGGTAAGACAATGGTCGGCATCGCCGTGGTCGAGGAACTGATCTCAGAGCCATCCATCAACTTTGCGCTGCTGATCGTCCCCTCGAACCTTCGCTGGCAGTGGGCCGAGTCCATCGCAAAGTTCACCGACGTCGACACCACGACGAAGCGGGTCCGCAAGCGCACGCTCACAGTCCCCACACCGGAATGGTGCACCGTCATCGACGGCGACCCGAAGAAGCGTGACCAGCAGTACGCCTACGTCGACAAGCACTGGCCGAACTACGTGATCTGTTCCTACGAGCAGGTAGTGAATGACTACTCCCTGATCGAGGCGTTGGAGCCGGAATGCATCATCCTGGACGAGGCGACAGCCATCAAGGGGTTCAAGGCTAAGCGCTCCCAGGCCGTCAAGGCGCTAGGCGAGCAAGCCAAGATCCGAGTAGCGCTGTCGGGTACCCCGCTGGAGAACAAGCCCGAAGAGGTCTTCTCCATCATGGAGTTCGTGGAGCCCTCCATCCTCGGAAACCCCCATCAGTTCGACGCCAAGTTCATCGTCCGAAACGCTTTCGGCGGGGTGAAGAGGTACCGAAATCTCGACATCCTGAACAAGAAGTTGAGCGGGGTCATGTTCCGAAAGACCCGACTCGATCCTGATGTCGCTCCCTACATGCCCAAGGTCAGCCACAAGGAGGAGTACGTCTTCCTCCACCCGAAGTCGCAGAGGTTGTACGACAAGATCGGCAGAATGGCGTTGAAGGAGTTGATGGATAACCAGGTCACCGGCAACTTCGACGTCATGTCCTACTACCAAGGCGGTGACCAGGACATGACGGCGGTCGGGAAGATCGCCGCCAAGGTCATGGCCCTCCAGATGCTTTGCGACCATCCCGACCTCCTCAAGATATCAGCCCAGAAGTACTACGAATCCGGGGGAGAGGAGGGCAGCAAGTTCGCAGCACAACTCTTGGAGCAGGGTCTACTAGACGATCTAGGAAGGCCCGAGAAGTTGCTCGCGGTCTGCGACGACGTCAAGGACATCTTGGAATCGAACCCTGAGAACAAGATCATCATCTTCTCGTTCTTCAAGGACATGGGAGAGATGATCCAAAAGGAACTCCAGGGCTACGGATCCGTGCGCTACAACGGCGACATGACCTCGAACCAGAAGTCTGAGGCCAAGGCGGCATTCCAGGAGGACCCAGACGTCCGTCTGTTCATTGCCAGCGATGCCGGTGCGTTCGGAGTCGACCTACCGCAGGCCAACTACCTGATCAACTATGACCTGGTCGAGTCGGCAGGGCAGATGGACCAGAGGAACGCTCGCCACGTACGCGCCGGAAGCAAGCACAAGAACGTCTTCGTGATCAACTACATGATCGACGGGTCCATCGAGGAGCGAACCTTCCAGCGTCTAAACTTCAAGCGCAAGGTATCTGGAGCAGTCATCGACGGAGACATGGACGCCACCTTCTCCGAACTGGGGGAGATAGAGAATGACGTCACTACACTGACTGACTGGCTCGCTGATACGGTATGACTACCTCTTCCTCTCACGGGAAGAAGCCCCGCTCTGAGTCTTAGGCTCAACAGGTGGGGCTTCTTCCTTTTTGGGCGCGTCTATCTTCCAAACTGTCGGCGCAAGCGAGTATGGTGAACGCATTGCGAACCCGGCAGGCAGGAGAGAACCATGGCAAGCATCGCGGACCTTCTAGGCGTTCAGTGGCAGGGGGCGAGCGGATCGAGCACCTTCTCTCTCCACCCCCACGCCGCCAAGCAGGCCACTATGAAGGGACTCGACCACGCGGCTGTTCTAGACGCAGCCAACAACCCTCACCACACGTATCCTAACGGGAGGTACCCCGGACAGATTCGGCACATCCGCAACGGCATCGTCGCGGTCGTGGATCCCTCCCGGCAGCAGGTAATAACTGTCTACGAGGACCAGCGTGAAACTGCTCTCCGTCCTGACCAGCGGGACGCCGACGCCCTTCGGTACGGGCGCAACAGGGGAAGGGGCCTCCGATGAGCCGTAAGGACATGCAGGAACTCATCAGACTCCTCACGGACGCCGGTCTGCTCTTCGGATTCGTGCTGCTCGTCGCACTCTCCCGGTAGTACGCCAGTTGCACCTGAGGATCCATTGCGATAAGGTCCATCCGTACCGAGTAACTCGGTTGATGAGAGGAGAAGCATGGCTACTCGAACCGTGCGTAGGGCGACCGGGGCTGGAACCAACCCCATCGTCATGAAGTTCATCGAGTTCCTGGATCTCGGCGCGAAGGCCAAGGCGTTGACCGAGCGAGCCAACGTCGTGAAGAACGAACTCAGCGAGTTCGTGGATGCTCACGGGAACGTGGATGAGGAGAAGGGACACAAGGTTCTAACCCTCCCTGACCCTGTCGAGATCGCAGGCAAGCGCTATGTGGGCTTCATGCGGCAGCGCCGGGTGACCACGACCTTCAACGAGGAGAAGGCAGAGGAACTTCTAACCAAGAAGGGTATCGACCGGGAGGACTTCATCTCCACCCAGGAGTACGTCGACCAGGACAAGGTCTACCGGCTCTACGCCGACGACATCCTGACCGAGGAGGAGATGAAGTCCCTTCTAGACGAGAAGGAGACCTACGCCTTCGTCCCCACGAAGGAGTCCTGATGACTGGGATCTTGGGGGACCTCAAGGAGTTGGCTGCCGAGGCACCGACCGAGTTCTACCCCGGCTCGAAGCGCCCTCTGGTGCGGCATCCAAACAGGCACGAACACCAGCCTTTGGACCCGGACCGATGGGACGCCAAGCCTCGCAAGATCAGGTTCCGTGGTGAGGAGCGCGAGTTCTTCACCGTAGGACAACTTGCTTTGGCCCTAGGTCGCAGACCGGTCACCATCCGTACCTGGGAGAGGAACAAGGTCATTCCGAATGCGACTTTCCAGATCCCCGGTAAGGACGGAGACCCCCGAGGACTTCGACGTCTCTACAGCCGTGAGCAGGTAGAGGGCCTGGTGAAGATCGCGGAGGAAGAGGGCCTTCTACGCGGGGACTATCGAGCGATTCAGGAGACTGACTTCACTCGCAGGGCATTCGAGTTGTTCAGGAGTTTGGCCGAGTGATCATCAAGAAGACCCGGAACGTCCGGTTCAACCTCGGCCACTACGAGCACTTCGAGACCTTCGCCACCATCCAGGTAGATACCGACTCCGAGAGGGACCGCAACGACCTGGAGGAGATCGGTATCGACCCGTTGGACTTCTCGGCTATCGAGGAGTTCATCGACCACCGACTGTTGGAGTTCGCGTCATCGGACGCGGATCTCGTAGCGAAGATCACCGACGCGGACGACTCCGCAGTATTCCCGTACATCGACGCAACCACCACTAGAGGAAAGAGAAAGTAATGGCACGCCGCTCCCTCAGCAAGGGAACCTCTCGCCGCTCCCGCGACGAGGACGAGTACGACGAGACTCCGGACGAGTCCGGGGCCCTCGGGAAGTACGACGATGACGAGGAGGACGAGCGCCCTCGCAGGTCTCGCGGTCGCAGCCGCCGTGCCTCCGATGACGATGAGGATCTAGACGAGGCTCCCCGCAGCCGTCGTTCTGGTCGGTCACGCCGCCGCGACGATGACGACAGCGAGGAGGATGAGGCTCCCCGCCGAAGCCGTGGCCGTCGTTCCAGTGATGATGACGAGCATCTAGACGAAGACCGCCCGAAGAAGCGCAAGGCATCTGCCGGTCGTGGCTGGGGCGGCTACGAGAAGGCCAAGAGCCTGTCCAGCGACTTCGTGGACCCGTGGAAGTTGCCCGAGCGTCCAACCCTCATCAAGTTCCTGGAGCCGGAGCCGTTCACCAACTACGCAGAGCACTTCATCAACGAGTTGCCAAAGGGCACGAAGAAGTCCTACACGTGCCTCCGTACGTACGGCGAGGACTGCCCGATCTGCGACGAGTTGGGTGACAATCCCAACGTCTACTCGGGCTTCAACATCCTGGACCTGTCGGACCCGGACAACCCGACTGTAGCGTTCCTCCGGGCCAGCAAGTCGCTCACGCGAGAGATCGAGACCTACGCCAAGGACAAGCGCACCAAGCCGATCAATCGCTGGGACGTGTACTTCACGCTCCACCGAGAGGACCGTAAGGGTGCCCGCGCCCAGTTGGTACCCGTAAAGGCCCGCGACGTCGAGGACGACTGGGACATGAGCCCGTTCGAGGAGGACGAACTGGCTGAGTACGAGTCCGACATGTACTCCGAGGACCAGGTCGTCTTCGCATCCTCCCGCAAGCAGTTGAAGGATGTCGTCGCCATGGTGGATGAGGACTGGGACTGACCCCTCCTACCACTCCACTGACCTGCACAGCCCCCAGCCTCTCCCTTCCGGGCTGGGGGCTGTGCCCTCCCATGACCACTGAGGAGTGATCTAGTGAAGCGAGTCGTGCACACGCAGGACTACGTTGTTCTCACCCGCGATCATCTAGACCGGGTGGTCGACTACTTTCTCCAGCAGGACGCCTTCGTATTCGACATAGAGTCGATGGGGGAGAACCGGAACGTCCCGACCCAGAACGAGGTCGTCTGGATCGCTCTGGCGACCGAGGGAATGTCAGTCGTCATCCCGTTCGGTCACCCCAACGGCAACACCTTGATCAAGCCAGCGACCAAGAAGAAGAACAAGGTCACAGGAAAGTTCGATCCGGTACCCGCTGTATTCAGCGCACCACCCAAGCAGTTGCGCCCCAGCGAAGTGTTTGACGCGCTTCGCCCACTGTTCTTCTCTGACATCATCAAGATCGCTCACAACGCGACTTTCGACCTCCTCTCGGTCGCCAAGTACTTCGGAGCAATCCCTACCGGCCCGAAGCACGACACCATCGTCATGCAGCATCTTCTCAACGAAAACCTGAACTCGAAGGGGCTCAAGGATCTAACCGAGCGGTACTACGGAGTCACTTACGACCACGAGAACGTTGGCAAGTGCATCGAGAACCACCCGTTTGGTGTCGTCGCTCACTACGCCTTCATGGACGCTAGGTACACCTGGCTGCTCTGGAAGAGGCTGCTCCCACTGATCGACCGCGCCAACCTGCGCGAGGTCTTCGAACTGGAACTCAACGACGGCAAGACAGGCGTCATCGACGTCCTGTGTGCCATGGGTGCAGCCGGTGCGTACGTCGATGAAGAGACTCTGGAGTCTCTCAAGGCCGAACTCACTGACCGGCTGATCGAGATCGAGGGACGGATCTACAAGGCTGCTGGTCAGAAGTTCAACATCAACTCCACTCCTCAGAAGCAGCAGATTTTGTACGGCCCCAAGTCCGAAGGAGGGCAGGGGCTCACACCGTTCAAGCGCACGGCCAAGGGAGCGCCCAGCACCGATTCGGACTCTCTGGAGGCACACAAGGGCAACCCCCTCATTGACGCCCTGCTGGAGTATGCCGAGATCAACAAGTTGCTCGGAACTTACGTGCTTGGCTACCTCGGGGAAGAAGGGAACCCCAAGAAGCCGCGACGCATCTACGACGGACGCATCCACGCAGACCTCGTCCAGTACGGAACCGTGACCGGACGATTCTCCTGCCGAGAGCCCAATCTCCAGAACATCCCTCGACCCTCCACCGAACTGGGCAAGAAGATCCGAGGACTCTTCATCGCACCACCCGGAATGAAGATGGTCGTGGCCGACTACGGCCAGATCGAGATGATGCTTCTAGCCCACTTCGCCGGACCTGGCCCTCTGTACCACGGGATCCACAACGGCATGGACCCGCACTCGGCCACCGCTGCGGCCCTCAAGGGCATGGACGTCAAGGAGTTCATGGAGCGCAAGGAAGCGGGAGACAAGGAGATCGCCGCTGCCCGACAGGTGGCTAAGGGCATCAACTTCGCGGTCGTCTACGGCGCTGGTCCGGACAAGGTCGCAAGCATGGCCGAGATTTCTCTCAAGGAGGCCAAGAGGTTCCTCAAGATCCACCAGGAGCAGTTCCCAGAGGTCTACCGGTTCAAGAAGAAGGTCGTGGAGACCTGCCGTTCTCGCAAGCCACCCCACGTCGTGACCCTTCTAGGCAGGAAGCGTCGGCTGCCGACGATCTGGTCCTCAGATCAGGGACTACGCGGCCAGGCCGAGCGCCAGGCAGTCAATAGCCTCATCCAGGGATCCGCAGCCGACATCATCAAGTTGGCGATGATCCGACTTCACGACACGCTTCCGGAAGACATGCAGTTGATCCTGAGCGTTCACGACGAACTGGTGACACTCTGCCCGGAAGACAGGGCGGAGCACTGTGCTGAATTGGTCCATGAGGCCATGCTCGGAGAAGGTATCCAGAGTCTCGTTAACGTGCCGCTCGACTCGGACCTCAAGATTGTAGACAGATGGTCGGAGGCCAAGTAGATGGGAATCCAAATGGACGCTGCTCTCGACTTTGAGCCGATTATCAAGCGAAAGTTGGCGTGGGACATCATCCCGTGCAGCGCTGCGGCAGATTTTCTACCTCGTCTTGGCCTCATTCCGGGGAGCGATGGAGGAAACGACCAGGAGCACCGGCAGAGCCATCATCGACTCAACCAGACCGCCCCTATCGACAGTGCCGTCAAGTTGTTCTCCGGCCTTGCTGGCGAGATCGCTGGCAGGGCTATTCTGGAGAGCCAAGGGCACGAGATCGAGAACGATTCAGACCCACAGTTGCAGCATTATCGGGACGTCGTTTCGGCCTGTTCGCAGGCCGTCGTTGCAAACCTGATCGAATCCGGACTAGTACGAATCAATGAAGGAATGTTCTAGTGAGTGACTTCTGGAGCAAGGCACTAGGAACGGCACCGGCAGCGCCTGCTGCTCCACCCGCACCGGTTCCCCAACAGTCGTCACAGCCGTGGTGGCAGACCTCGTTCGTACCGTCCTCAGCACCAACCCCGACAGAGCAGCCGGTAGCGCAGCCGGTTCCACAGCCCTCAGCGCCAGTGCCCTCCAAGGCAGAGAGCGCTAGGTCCACGGACCACTGCCCCAACTGCATGTCGACCAACTACTTCCGCCCGAAGGGCCAGCCCAACGCCATGATCCAGTGCTACGAGTGCGGCTACAACCCGCGCTTCGAACAGATGGGCGGGGCAGGAATCCCATCCGATGGTGCACCGGCACAGCCTGCTCGCCAGGTAGCCGCAGCACACCAGGGGTACTCCGGAGCCATCATCGGCAAGGCCTAGGCCTGCCCTCCCACCCCTCTCGTTCTCACGCCAAAGCCACAAGACACCGTAGATGAGGTTTGCCTAAAACATGTCCGTTGACACGTTCAGTCCCTTTGCAGAGACGACTATGGACAACAAGTACCTGTGGAAGGAGAGGGGCGAGAAGACGTGGCTTGATATTGCCGTCCGCGTGGTGACCAGCGTTGTTGGTCCGTACCTTCCTGACTTGGTTGACCCGCTGGTCGAGGCCATCTCCCAGAGGAAGTTCATGCCTGGGGGCCGATATCTCTATGCCAGCGGAAAGAAGTTCCACCAGACCCAGAACTGCCTTCTTCTAAGGGTGGAGGATAGCCGGGAGTCCATTTCTGACCTTCTACGCCGCGTTCAGTCCGGGCTCATGACCGGCGCGGGCATCGGTATCGTCTGGTCCAACCTGCGCTCACAGGGATCCAAGGTCAAGGGCATGGGTGGCGACTCCACCGGACCCACCGCTTTCATGCAGTCTGTCAATGAAATCGGTCGGCACACGATGCAGGGCGGATCGCGTCGTGCCGCCATCTGGGCAGGCCTTCACTGGTGGCACCGCGACGTGTTCACCTTCATGTCGATCAAGGACTGGCCGGACTACCTCGTAGAGAAGAAGAACGAGGACTTCAACACACCGGCCCCAATGGACATGACTAACATCTCGGTCATCTTGGACACTGACTTCTTCGACGCTATTCAGGAGCCCACCTGGACGAAGGTATACCAGGACGGGGAGAGCGGAGAGACATTCGTCGCAGACCACGAGTGGGCGCTGAAGGTCTTTTGGACTGCGGTAGAGAAGATGCTTGAGGGCGGTGAGCCCGGATTCTCCGTGGACGCGTGGGAGAACGAGGGCGAGAACCTCCGAAACGCGTGCACCGAGGTAACCAGTAGCGACGACAACGACATCTGCAACCTTGGGTCCATCAACCTCGCTCGCGTTGAGAGCAAGGAGGAGTTCTCCAATCTGGTGAACCTGGGCACCGCCTTCCTCTTGTGCGGAACGCTGTACTCGACGGTACCGTTCGAGGAGGTCGCTCAGACTCGCAACAAGAACCGCAGACTAGGTCTCGGCCTGATGGGGATCGCTGACTGGCTCTACCAGCGTGGCTACGGATACGAGCCCAACGACGAACTGGGGGAGTGGCTGGAGGAGTACGCCAAGTCCACGGAGATCGCAGCCTTCTATGCCGACCTTCTAGGCGTATCCCACCCAGTCAAGACACGAGCCATCGCCCCTACCGGAACCATCGGAATCCTCGCGGAGACAACAACCGGCATTGAGCCGATCTATGCCCTTGCCTACAAGCGTCGGTATCTCAAGGGTGACAAGTGGCACTTCCAGTACGTCATCGACGCGGCTGCCGAGCGCCTGGTGAAGATGGGCATTGACCCGGCCTCGGTGGAGACAGCGAGCGACCTTGCCCAGGATCCAGAGCGACGTCTCGCCTTCCAGGCCTGGGTTCAGCAGTACGTCGACCACGGCATCTCATCCACACTCAACCTCCCCGCACGTTCAGAGCAGTCGTTCACAACCGAGGAGTTTGGGGAGATCCTGCTCCGGCATCTTCCAAATCTGCGGGGAATGACGGTTTACCCGGATGGCGCACGGGGAGGACAGCCTCTCAATGTCGTCTCCTACTCCGAGGCAAAGGACTGGGCTGGTTACGAGTATGAGGAAGTCGGACTTGGTCAGGCCTGCGTCAGCGGAGTATGCGGCGTGTAGTTGATAGGCAATAGACAAGCGGGATCGGGTTGCATAAGGTAGCCTGGTCCCGCTTGTTCATATTCATAGGAGAGACATGACCGCCACCGCCCTGGCTCGAAAGACAGACCCGGTCACTTCGAAGATCGCGGCCAAGACCGTCAAGACACAGCCGTACAAGAACCTTCTACTCCTGGAGTTCGCTCAGAAGTCCCAGACCAGTGAGGAGGCCGCTGAGAAGGCAGGCCTTCTACACACCGGCTACTGGAAGCGCGTGAGCGACCTGTTCAACGCGAGGCTGATTCGACCCCGGCTCAAGAGCAACGGGGACCTCATGACGCGAACCGGTCTCAGCGGCAAGGAGCAGACGGTCTGGATCATCACCGAGGAGGGTCGCAACGCCGTCCGCGAGATCAAGAACAGCATGAAGGCCTGATGCCGATCAACAAGGAGGCCGCAGCACTTGCGGCCAAGATCAACAAGGATCTCGGCTCGGAGTTGGTCGTCGTTGCGTCCGAGATGGCGATCCCGAAGACCTTCACCACCGGCAGCCTCTCCCTGGACATCGCTCTAGGTGGAGGCTGGGCCGGTAATCAGTGGGTCGAGGTGATTGGTCGACAGAGCAACGGCAAGACCGCGATCACCCTCAAGACCATCGCGGCGAACCAGGATATCGACCCGAACTTCACCACCGTGTGGATCGCCTCGGAGCACTACGACAAGGATCAAGCCGAGGCTCTGGGGGTCGATACCGACAGAGTGATCGTCGTCAGTACCCAGGACATGGAGATCGCCTACGACACAGTCATCAAGTTCGCTCACTCCCGCTCCGTCGACTGCATCGTCATCGACTCCTACCCAGCGCTAATCGCGCCCGAGGAGGAGGAGAAGGGCATGGGTGAAGTCCAGGTCGCACTCGGAGCCCGCCTTACCGGAAAGTTCTTCCGCATGATCGGCTCCGCGATGCACCGCGATCTCACCAGCAACGAGGACCGACCGATCCTGGGGATGTTCATCAACCAGTACCGGGACAAGATCGGTGGCTTCTCACCGATGGGCACCCCGCAGACCACTCCTGGAGGCAACGCCAAGAACTACGCGTTCTATCAGCAGGTCGAGGTGAAGCGGGACGAGTACATCGAGGAGAAGATCCCCGGCAAGAACCTCAAGGTCAAGGTCGGACAGACGATCAAGGTCAAGACCGTCAAGAACAAGCAGGCCCCGCCTCAGCAGGTCGCCAGCATCGACTTCTACTTCCGCGATGCACCCCTTCTAGGCTTCAAGCGCGGGGAGTACGACACGGTCAAGGAGGCTGTGACGATGGGCCTCGTCTACGACCTGATTGAGCGCAAGGGTGCCTACTTCTCGTTCGGAAACGAGCGCTGGCAGGGCCGTGAGGCCATGATCCAGGCCTTCCGAGAGCAGCCGGATCTTCTAGCCCAACTCGACTCCGACGTCCGTCAGGTAGCGCTGAACGGACAGGGAGGTCGAGAAGTCACTGAGGAAGCCATGTCCAAGGCCGAGACGGCAGGGAAGCGCACAGTGAAGCGGAAGCCCTCAAGTGACGAGGGCGAGGACGCCTCCGATGGTTGACAAGCGCCTCAAGAACTCACGAAAGCAGGAGTCTCGTGTCGCCGCTCAGTTCGGTGGACGACGAACCCCCGGTTCCGGAAACCAGTGGTCGCGCAAGAACGACGTCCGCACTTCCACGCACTCCTGGGAGTTGAAGACAACCGGGAAGGGGCAGTACACCCTCAAGGCCAAGGAGTTGGAGGAGGGCGAGAGGAACGCCCTCCTGGACGGTCGAGACTTCGTCTTCGGCGTGGAACTCAACGGTCGAAACTGGATCGTCCTCAGTGAAGAGGACTTCGAACTTCTTCTAGCCGCTACGTGGTCTCCGGGTGGTCTCGGTGGTTCTTAAGTCCCGTGTCAAGGCTCCGGACTGGAGTGCCAACGACGATCCTGAGCGCGACGCTAAGTGCCGTCACTTCCCGTTGCCCCGCAATCACGACGTGCGACCAGAGACGGATCCATGGTTCTACGACATGGAGGAGTCCGCATCAGTCTGCATTGGTGAGTTCGACAACCGTCCGTGCCCGTTCCTGGGTCGGTGCCTGTTTGGCTCGCTACTCAACAACGAGGGGAGCGGGACGTTCGGAGGGTTCCTGCCAATTCAGCGAAAGTGGATCAGGAGGAACGTGCCGAAGTCGATCTGGCACCGTTCGAACCTGTGGAGACACCTGGTACCACCGCTGGAGTTCTTCGAGGAGGACGAGGATGCCGAAGCGGACGACGCGTAAGCCCACCGGCAACCTAGCGGCGTTCGCGGCAACTCAGAAGCAGAAGACGGCTCTGATAGGTGACATCCAGGCTCACGTCGTCAAGAAGTCGTCACAGGACCACTCTCGCCGCCAGGACATCATCCACCCCTCCGAGATGGCGAAGAGCGACCTCTGCCCCCGAGCCATCGTCTATCGGATCTCGGGGGCAGAGCCCTCCAACGACAAGACACCCAACGGCCACCACTTGGAGACCATCTTCCAGGAGGGCCACGACATCCACTCCAAGTGGCAGACCTGGTTGGCCGAGATGGGTCGACTCTGGGGCAAGTGGTGGTGCCCTGCCTGCGGCAAGACTGAGTGGGGCACGGGGGCGCTGTCCTGTGAGGGTCGGGACCTGGAAGACGGCTCCCACGAGGGGCACTCACCTGTCCTGATGGAGTACCGAGAGGTGCCTCTGGACGCAGAGGTCGAGTTGATGATGGCAGGTCACGCAGACGGTGCGGTACCGGACATCAAGGCCTTCATCGAGATCAAGAGCATCGGCCTAGGAACCCTCCGAATGGAGGAACCCGACCTGGTCCGCCAGAACACGAAGAAGACCGACGACGGCAAGAAGGTAGTGGACTATGACTCCATCTGGAAGGGACTCAAGCGTCCACTCAAGTCACACAGGATCCAGGCAGGCATCTACCTAGCCATCGCCAAGATCCTTGGCTGGGACTACGACCGTATGGTCTTCATCTACGAGAACAAGGCGAACCAGCAGACCAAGGAGTTCGTCATTCGGTACCCCGCCGAATTGGTCGATCCCCTGATAGACACGGCGAAGGACATCAAGTGGGCCGTCGAGAACGGACGTCTTCTAGACCGTCCGGAGGGTTTCACCAAGCAGTTGAAGCCGTGCTCTGACTGCATCTTTAGGGATCTGTGCTGGGAGGAAGAGGATGGCAAGGTCGATTCACAGGAATCGAACTCTGGAAATGGGGCTCGCAAGCCTCGAAGCGAAGCGGAAAATGGATCTCCAAGAGATCCCAGTACCCAATCGGCCAAGGGACGAGTTTCCCGTGCTGCCGGACGACCCCACAGAACTGTCCGACAGCGCACTGATGACGCTGTTCACGACAATCACGAAGTGGTCGGAGTACCTCAGCGCACAGTTGGCGATGGCAGAGGTAGACGAACGGTACGCCGAAGCCGCGCTCGATAAGACCCGGATCATCCTGGGGATCGACCTTCGAACCAAGGACGGAAGAGCCTCCGCGAAGGACAAGGACTCGCCCTATTGGGATGCTCAAGAGGAATACCAGTCCCGGATGGCCTACCGAAAGGTCATCAGCATGACCTACGAGAATGCCGAGCGGAACTCCACGCTGCTCAGCAGGGAACTCACCCGGCGTGTGAACCGGGACGTTCGAGAAGGCCGAGTGGAGAGGTTCAGTGCGTAGGGTCCGCAGGCGTTATACACGACCCTCTGCTCCTGTACGCGACTACGGGAAGTCCTACGACTACCCAGGCGTCGACATGGACATTCGAACGCTCACTCATCGGATGAAGTTGCTCCAGTCGGGAGAGAGCCTGTATCCCTGGGCGCGCACCAAGATGGTCATCGAAGACGGCAAGCGCAAGTGGGTAGCGAGAACGGATTGAGAACGGTAGGGTGAATGCCCTACGAGAGGAGAACACCAACATGGTATGGAAGGCCTACGCCCGCTATGAGGACTTCGGACGCTGGATCGGAGTCTACCTAGGCCGTCTTCTAGACGATGAGACTGAGGTAGTCACTGCCTTCGACCCCGAGCCCATCATCACCCGGCGAGACAACAACGTCATGAGTCATGACGATCCTCCGATCAGGCTCGACCGCATGCAGGCTGAGGTGGTCCGAGATGCCCTTCTTGAACTACTGCCGCTCAAGGACGAGAACATCCCGAGCAAGGTGGAGGACCTCTACAAGGAGAGCCTGGAGAAGGAACGCGCTCGCGTCGACATGATGCTGACCACCTTCGCACGGATGAACCCCATCGTGATCGGTTCCCCGGCTCCGGGAGGTGGCAATGCAGCAGCGGACGGAGAGTAAGCGGAGTCGAACGCCTCTGGACCCTCCGGAGGTGCCCAAGCAGACGTTCCACCCGAGCGACAAGTGGGACCGGTTGAACAACTGGCTCAAGAGGATTGACGAGATCCTCGACAAGTGGGAAGAGGAGAAGCGTGTCCACAGTCTCGTTCAGAAGTGACTTCACAGTCGAATATGTAGACCATTTCGGATCTGACGACATGGTCTGCAAGGCAGCCCGCGTAAGCACGCTGGGCTCGGAGAGCATCCACTCCGAGGAGTCATACGGGCTCATCAACTACCTGATGAAGAACCGACACGGATCTCCTTTCGAGCATGGTGCGATCACCTTCCGCATCGAGGCACCGATCTTCGTGTGGCGTGAGTTCATGCGCCACCGGATCGCCTCCTACAACGAGCAGTCCGGGCGCTACATGGAGATGCTCCCGAACTTCTACGTACCCAGTACCGAGCGTCCTCTCCAGCAGGTCGGAAAGGCAGGGCACTACGAGTTTGTTCCAGGGACCTTGGAGCAGTACGACGAGATCACCTGGTCGTTTGACTACGTGGTGAATGCCGCCTGGAACAACTACCAGCGGATGCTCCGGGCCGGAATCGCCAAGGAAGTGGCGCGGATGGTCTTGCCGCTGAACATCTACTCCAGCGCATACGTGACCATGAACCCGCGTGGGTTGATGAACTTTCTAAGCCTGCGCACCAAGGACGGTGCATCGACGTTTCCGTCCTTCCCGCAGTGGGAGATCGAGAAGGTTGCGCGTTACATGGAGGCTCAGTTCGCCATTCGCTGGCCCTACACCTTCGATTCCTTCGACGCAAACGGGAGGGTTGCTCCGTGACATCACTTCTACCCGACTTCAACATGGTGAAGCCGCACTTCGAGCAGCCCAAGGTGATTGGGCTATCGGGTTACGCTCGCTCAGGAAAGGACACCACAGCGGACGTTCTAAACCGGCTCTACGGGTTCAAGCGTGTGGCCTTCGCTGACAACCTCAAGTCATTCGTACGTGACATCAATCCCTACGCCGTCTTCCCCGGTTCAGACAAGGTCAGGGTGCAAGAACTAGTCGACTCCATCGGGGACGAAGAGGCCAAGACCCACCCGGAGTACCGCAGGCTTCTCCAGGAGGTTGGCAACCAAGCCCGAAAGTACTTCGGGGACGACGTCTGGATCAAGGCTGTCATGCGACACCTGGAGCCGGAGGTCTACTTCGTCATCTCCGACGTCCGATACCCCAACGAGGCCGACGCCATCAAGGAGGTCGGGGGAGAGGTGTGGCGCGTACAGCGTCCAGGCGTAGGACCCGCCAACGATCACATCTCCGAGCACGCGCTGGACCACTACAAGTTCGACGCGTACGTAATCAACGACGGAGATATAACCGACCTGGAGGGCGAGGTACAGCGACTTCTAGGCGGCCTCGGATGACCTGGGTAGGTATCGACCAGTCCTACACCGGCTTCGGGCTTGCTCTGCTCGGTCACGACGAGGTGCACACTGTCCTCGGTAAGTTCGAGTCGGCCAAGTACGGAACCGGTCCTGGACGTCTTCTTGATATCGAGAGGTGGCTCACAAGGGAATTGAGCGTTCTAGACACCGTCGAGCACGTGTGCCTGGAGGGATACGCGAATGGTGCCAAGTTCGGTCGGGAGATCGCGGGGGAACTCGGATACGCAGTAAAGAGGACTCTGTATCTGCTCGGGATGCCCTACAACGTGGTTCCGCCTACTTCGGTGAAGAAGTTCGCCACTGGCAAGGGGACCGCCAAGAAGAACGAGATGCTTCTAGCGGTCTACAAGCGCTGGGGAATCGAATTCAGCAATGACAACCTGGCAGATGCTTACACGCTCGCAGAGATAGCCAAGGCAGTCGATACCCAAGACACATCACTCACAAAGTATCAGCAGGAGGCGCTCTCCAAGTTGTCGTGAGAAAGGCTCTATCCTAGATTCACGGCATACTTTTCGGTGAATACAGCAGGAGCAAGATATGGCTAACGACACAGCGGATTCTATCCTTAGAGTGTCAAACACCTCGAACCCAGCCGATCTTGCTTCTGCTGTTTCGCATGCACTCTACGACGGCAAGAAGGTGACCCTCCGAGCAATCGGAGCAGGAGCCGTTAACCAGGCCGTCAAGGGAATCGCAATCGCTCGCGGATACGTGGCGCAGCGTGGACTGGATCTCGTGTGTACTCCAGGATTCACCACAGTCAAGATGCCAAAGCCTGGAGGCACGTTCGAAGACGTCTCCGCAATTGTAATTCGAGTTTTCACCTCCTGACCGATTCCTGGCCTATCCTTGAAGTGATTCCAAGGAGGCATCATGAACGGATCAGCAGACGGTTCTGGTCGCACGGCAGAGATGGTTGCCGGAGCCGAATCCGTTCGTGAGCCGCAGTTCCACACGGCACAGCAGGTCCGTCCGGGATATCGGAAGATTTCGGTTCTAGACACTCTACAGCCAACTGGGAACGGGATGTCCAGTGTGGATCGTCAGCGCCAGATGTTTGGGATCAGGACCCTCGGGCAGGGCGAGGACACAGCCGACAAGAGCATGTGGTTGCAGAACCCATCGAATCCCTCCCTGTACAACACCAACAACCACAACTTCGGGTGATGAGAATGGCTGATCAGAAGAGCGCGTTTCCCACGATGGGTACCTCTGCCGCACAGGTGACTCCTGTTGCTCCCGACCCTGACCACACGACGGTGGTCGCAAAGCCGGGAAGCGGGAAGAACGATGGACCCGACGACGCCGGTAGCGCGACCCACCGCTCGGTGTCGATGGAGCGCAACGGCTTCAAGGGAGCCCCGCAGACGACGCTGTATGCACAGAACGCTGCCGAGGCCTCCGCGACCTACCGGAACGTGCGGCTTCTACCCTCCGCTAAGGGCAACAGCGACTTCTACTACAAGCGCCAGTACGGTCAGTCGCCCGACTTCGGCTGAATAGCGTGCCTGTCAGCGATACGGCGTAGTTCTGTCTCGTTCTCGTAAGCAGGCATTCGGTCGGACAGCGCTCCACACTCCTCGCAGGTAGCGGTTCCGAGAAGGGGACCGCCTTCCTCCCGATACAGGGAGACGTAGGTGATGTGTGCGGACATGGGCGAAAGCATAGCAGAAGGGCATTCCAGTGAGCCGAACTCAGGAGTTCCACAGCGGTCGTACCGGTGATGGCACGACCCAGTTGGACATCGAGCCTGTGACCGCTGCCGTCGTCGCGCAGTACCACAATGCTCACGGAGGGTCCTCGTTCTACGTCCATGGTGGTGGGCGCGCCGACCACGGCTGGAGTGTCGGGGGATTGCAGGGAGCACCCGAGACCTCCGTCGACTCTCCACGCATCACTCCAGAGGACTGGCAGCGTCACCGAGACCGGGTCCGTGCTCAGGTCACGGACAAGAACGCCATCGCCGGGACCTGGGTTGAGGACGGCAAGAGCGTCATGGACGCATCGAATGCTGTCCAGAGCCGCGAGGACGCCAAGGCACTCCAGGCAGCCCGTAACCAGCGCGCGGTCTACAACCTCCACGAGAACCGCGAGGAGGACCTGCGATGAGCGGAATGGGTGTAGGCAATTCGAATTGGCAGTTCATTTCTGTCAACGGCCTCCCTCAGCCAGGCGGAACAACCGTAGGCGGGGGAGGAGGCTACTTCTCTGTCTTGGACATGAAGCGGGCCGCAGCCGATCCCGCCAAGGTTCCGTACGCGGAGTACCCGGATGGCTACCTAGGCAACGTTAGCAGCCGCCGTGAAGACCGGCTTCTACGCAACGTGCAGAGCCGCCTAACTCAGCGCTCCTACCAGCGGGGGGTTCACAAGGGAGAGCGGATCGACCCACAGGACTACTACTGGAACGACGTCATCGACCCGCAGGCAGGACTCCGTGCCGAGGCCCGAGGCTTGAAGTGGACCGCTGTTGGCGCAACCCCTGAGCAGCAGATCAACCACATGGGCAAGAACCACTTGCTCAGCCCTGCCCAGGTCGCTCAAGTAGCCAACGGCGTGGGACTTGAAACACCGCAGCAGATCGACCCAGTTCGCAGCGCGCGCATGCAACGGCTCCTTCCTTCCTGGAGATGACCAGTGGCCTCAAGTAATCCTCGTTTCCCAGCGGTCGACATGGAGAGTCGTTACCGACGCCGCCAGGCCGTTCAGAACATCGCAGCGGTGTATAACTCGGCGGATCCGAAGACTCGTGCTGAGGGACGCCAGTGGTACCAGGCGGTCAACGAGGCCACCAACAAGGACATCCGAGGCACGAGCACTGATCTACGCTCCGGTGCTGGGATGGTTTCCGCTGTGAGCCCCAGCATGGACTGGGAGAACCGAAATATATCAGCCATCAAGGAACTGCACTCCCTGGGACGCAGCCAGTGGAAGGACATCGCCCAGGGCGACCGGAGCCACCTGTCGGGGATGAGTATCTCCGCAGCGAGCACGCCGAATCTTCTCAAGGCACACCGGATCATGGAGGGCGAGGACCCGGACGAGGTTCTAAGCCGTCGCACTGCGCCTAAGACCAATTCGTTCTTCCACAACATCGCGGAGCCGGACAAGTCCGGACCCGTCACCATCGACGGACGCGCGCACGACATTGCGGTCAACCGACTCCAGGGATGGGATCAGCATCGAGGAATCTCCTCAGCCGCTCTCCCGTCCGGGAAGAAGACACGATACGAGCATTTCGAGGACGCGTACCGAACTGCGGCCAGAGCGATTAACGAGCAGCATGGAACTGGGCTTCTACCCCACGAGGTACAGGCGGTCACGTGGGAGCGCGGCAAGCAATTGGAGAAGCAGGGGACGACGAAGTCGGGGAAGCCTAGGACGTTTGGGGTGCGTCGGGCAGGCCAGCCCTACGTCGGGCCGAACGGACTGCTTCAAGAGCAGTAGCCTCCAAGGCAACGAGGTGAGCCACATCGTCGTCATTGTCTCCCCAGCCCGAATTGGCGAACTCAAGAGCCGCTGAGATCGCTTCGAACTCCTCATTCGTCAACTCAATCATGAGACCATTGTCCCAGGAGTAGAGCCATACCGCAAGGAGTTCTCGATGGTAGATAGCGCAGACAGCATCTACGCCTACCGTCCGTGGATGCAGAACACTCCTCCCGACGTTGGCAGGCAGTCCACTGGGTACGCGGCCTTCATGACCAAGTCGGCTCTGGCAGCCGATTACGAGATGGATGACGACCAGATTCGGCAGATTCGAGGACCACTGAATCTAGATCTGTTCCCGCCCCGATTCGGTTACCGAGACGAGCCCATCGGGATAGCCGATGTAGCACGCCTTGACGACATCTACCGTCGAGTTGACTTCTCACAGAGGCAGTCCGGGTATAGCGGTACCAGTTACCCCTCGCTGAACCAATTCTGATCCCAATTCGGGGACAATAGGGGCTATGGGACAAAAGCCTATGCGCGCCACCGACAGGCGGCGCAACTACCACAAGGTAGACGTAGACGAAGACAAGTCTGAGAGCGGCCACGGACGCGATCTGGCTGACCTCTTCAATGATCGCCGCCATCACAACGGCAGCGGGAAGCGAGCACGGTAATGGCATACGCACCTACGCGTTCAATGAACCGAGACCTCAATGAGGGAGCCACGGACGGGAAGTACAAGAAGGTCTCCCCGAACCGAGGCGGATTCATTGGGAGTGTCACCCAGCAGGAGCGCTTCGACCTCAAGGACACCTGGTACGGCATCCACGAGATCGGAGTAAAGGTGCGCCCGGACGGGAAGACCGTCAGCACTCCCGAGTACCAGTCGACCCTTTCAGCGGAGCCCTCAGTATGACCGTTTATGGCCTAGACGTCTCGCACTACCAGTCCCCCGGTCTGGATCTAGACGCAGACAACCTCAAGCGCCAGGGATACCAGTTCGTCATGGTCAAGGCCACCGAGGGCTCGGACTACCGGGACCCGGCCTACCACGCCTACCGAACAGAGGCCCAGAAGGAAGGGATGCTGTTCGCGGCGTACCACTTCCTCAAGCACGGCGACATCGCCAAGCAGGTTGACAACTTCGTGGGATTTGTGACGGACAAGTCCATCCCGATCATGCTCGACGTCGAGTCGAACGGCGCGACCGTCGCTGACGCGAACCAGTTCCGCGCGGAGATGGAGAAGCGCGGTCGCCGTGTCACGCTTCTATACCTGCCGCACTGGTACTGGACCACCCTAGGATCCCCCTCACTCAAGGGCTGGACTGTGGTCTCCTCGTCCTACCCGAGCAGCGCCCACAAGGTTGGCAGCGCGCTCTACCCCGGAGACAACGGGGCCGGATGGGCTGCCTACGGCGGCGTCTCACCCACCATCTGGCAGTTCGCCAGCAGCGGCGAGGTGTCCGGCTACGCAGGCAACGTCGACCTGGATGCGTTCAAGGGAACCCTGGACGGTCTGATCGGCAAGAACCTGTTCAAGAACTACGGTCCCAAACCCAAGAAGAAGCCCGACACGCTCGTCGCCTACGTCCAGCGCAACTACAAGAACAACGGCCACAAGCGGTTCCGACTCATTGCGCTCGACAAGGCCGTGAAGAACGGTCGGACAGGAATCGTCAAGGACGTCAGGGACGAGATCGTGCGACTCGTCAACTCTCTTCCGGACGACCCAGACAACTCCTACGTTCACCAGGTGAAGGACTACTTCCAGAAGTACCGGGTGATCAAGATGGGCCGTCTGAACCAGGCAGTCAACCGAGGCCGCAAGGGAAAGGTCCGACAGATCCGCGACGAGATCGTGAAGCAGATCAACCGCCTACCAGCAAGGTGACGACCGATTCCAATTGCGAAGGCCCTACCGACTTTGGTAGGGTCTTCGTGTTTGATTCGCTACCGATTCGGAGTACCAATTGTCGACCGATGTCGAGGTGAATGCCGGGGGGACCATCGAAGGACCCAAGGTCAGGATCTTCATCTGTCAGGACTGCAAGCAGTTCATCCCGATCCGCTATGACGGACCCCTGCTACCGTTCGACAAGGACTTTCTTCTCCAGAAGACCCTTGAGAACCATCTGCATCACGCAGTTGAGTTCAACACGTTCTTCATGCCGATGGAGTCCTGGGACAAGCACCAGGACGAGGCCGTCCGGGTGCTCAAGGAGGCACTAGCCGGGGGTGAAACCGGGTTCGGCTCGGAGTTCTACCACGTGGCTGAGACCTTCAAGGACGACGCGATGACGTGCTGGACGCAGCACCTTCGCAACCCGGCCTGTTCGGACTACTGCTCCGACAGCAAGCGCATCGAGCCAGACACAGCGGCTGAGCGCAAGGAAGCCGGTCTTGGCAAGTACCGCAGCAACCAGTTCCTCTGCTTCCACTGCCCAGTACACCAGTTGGTGCTACAGGCGAAGCGGAAGAAGGCCGGACTCTACAACTGATCGAACCACCAACAAGGAGCACCACATGGTCATGGACCTGTCCGAACTCAAGAACACGAGCACTGAGTCCCCGTCGCTCGACTCCCTGTCCGACGAGGAGCGGGCGCGGCTGGATGATCTGGCTGAGAGCGTAGACCTGCCCAAGAACCAGGTCCCCTACGCGTTCCTGGTCTACAAGGACCCCGACGCCGGATGGATCGTGTCACACGACCTGACCCTGGCTGACCAGATCGAGAGCATCAACATCCCGGACGGAGAGGTTCTGCTAGCCGCGTTCGCCAACCTCCAGTCCGACCTCCAGGCCGAGAAGACCGCAAGCACCACACTAATGCTGATGCAGAAGATGGCTCAGGCCCAGATCGTCCAGGCGCAGAACCAGCGGCTCGCCCAGGGGCTGAATCTCAAGCGATGATCCGGCACCACAACTGAATAGCCTCCATTACGGAGAATCCGCGAAACTCCCAGTTGCTACGCAATAGCACTGGGGGTTTCGCTGTCTATATCCTGGGTGTATGGCTTCCATCTATGACACGAACGACAAGGCCGAGAGCCTCTACGGCAAGGGAATCGAGGCTCTGGGTTCGTCTGGAGGCCTGGTTTCGGTACCGTGGAAGAGCGCCGGAAGCCTCAAGAGCCGGAAGGACTACGACCCGGATCTAGTCAACGAGGCCGTGCGCAGCCGGAAGAGCCCTGAGCCGGTTGACCCGCGCACACTACGTGCACGTCAGCCTCATCTACGCAAGGACGTCATCCAGCACTACATGACCTCAAACGAGGTATTCGCAGACCAGCACCAGGCAGGAAACCGGACGCCGGTTGTCTACGTGCGTCACCCCGATCCTGGCGCGCCCGATTGGCAGGTTCCAGATCACATGATCCTGTCCGGGCATCATCGCGCCGCTGCCGCACTTCTACGCGGAGAGCAGTTCAACGCCATCGTGGTGCACGGAGGCTACGGACCGAAGCGATGACCTTTGTGCTGACGCTGGAGGGTGTTCTCCAGCAGCCCAATGGAGCGCCGAACATCCAAGGGTTTGCGCTCTATCACGCTCTGGCCTCGCAGGGTCGCTTGGCGATCTTGTGCGGGGAGGACAAGGAGAAGGCTAACTGGTTCCTTGCCACCAATGACCTCGTGGACCACCTGATCGTGGTTCCTGAGCGGATGGATTCGCACCCGAGCCACCTGGAGCGGCGATCCATCCAGTTGAGTCACCTGATGCAGCAGGGCCACAACGTGGAACTTGTCATCGAGCCTGACCCCGAGGTGGTGGCGCACCTTCACGGAATGGGTATCCCTGCACTGCTCTACCTGCACCCCAAGTTCTCCCAGCCATCATTCCGGCCCGACTGGGAGTCCGAGGCAACACCTTGGAGCAAGTTGATCGAGGCCGTGAACTACCAGGAGCAGTTGAAGGCCCAGCACGTCTTTCCCACGTACGACGAAGAGGACGACGAGGACTAATCATGCGGCTATATCTAGCCGGGGCTGAGGTTCCAAGTCACCGTAAGTTGATGACTGAACTCGAAGCACCATACGTAGCACTTTCGTACATGGGCCTGCGCAGACGTGTGAAGTTCTCACGACCGTGGGTCATCGCAGAGAAGTTCCTGCCGACCCAGGATATCTTCCTGGACTCAGGAGCCCACACCGTCAACCGGGACGCTGAGAAGTACTCCCAGCGCGAGTTGATGGATATCGCGGACCACTACCGTCAGTTCGTTGCGGACAACTTGGACAGACTGACGCTGGTATCCGAGTTCGACGCACTTCCTCTTGGGCGCACCTGGATCGAGCAGGACCGGGAGGACTTCTACAACGATCTACCCTCCGAGAAGTTCATGCCTATCTGGCACCCAGAGTGGGGACTGGATGTGCTCAACGAGATGGCGGACAGGTATCAAAACATCGGTATTACCAGCACTTCCATGGGTGGACGGAATTTGGTTCCTGTCCTTAACCAAATTGCTGGAAATGGTGTGTATCTGCACGGCGTGGGACTGACGTCTATTGATGAGATGTACGCAATTCGCTGGCATTCAGTGTCTTCGACATCGTGGGTTTCTCCGCAGCAATACGGGGACACCATTGTGTGGACAGGTAGAGAACTAAAGCGGTACCCAAAGAAGTACAAGGAACAGGCCCGAAAGCGTTACCGGACAATGTTCGAGCGTGAAGGGTTCGACTCAGAGAAGATCGAGGCTGATGACAGTACCGAACTACTCCGACTTTCGATCTGGAGTTGGCAGCAACTGATGGATGACATCGACAAGAAGAGGCCTGTCCACCTCTCAGTAGTTACTAATCCGGGGGATGAGGTGTCTGACGGTTTCGCGGAAGTCGATGGGGTGGCAGTTGTTACCCCACCCGAAGAAACGCGGAAGAGCCTAGCAACTGTGAACCGTCGTGAACCAAAGCCTCTACCCGTCCTTGGGCTGAACACGAGCATTGAGACAGTCACCAATGACGACGGTACGACAGAAGAGATCGAGACCACTCAGTTCGGCATTCGCAGCGATTCCACGCGGCTGTGCGCGAACTGCTTCCTAGCCTCGAAGTGCCCTGCGTTTGACGAGAACAGCAACTGCGCGTTCAACATCCCGGTCGAGATCAAGACGCGTGACCAGTTCCAGCAGGTCCAGAACTCCCTCATCGAGATGCAGACCCAGCGCGTGATGTTCATGCGTTTCGCGGAGGAGACGGAGGGCGGATACGCCGACCCGAACCTCTCAAAGGAGATGGACCGTCTCCAGAAGATGCTCAAGACCAAGCACGAGATGGAGGAAGAGGGCTTCTCTCTCAAGATCGACATGCAGGCCAAGGGTGGGGGCGGACAGCCAGGGATGCTGGCTCGACTCTTCGGTGACCAGGCCTCGGAGAAGGCTCGGGCTCTTCCCGAGCCGGTTCAGGCGGACGAGTTCATTGACGGCGTAGTAGAAGGCGAGTGGCAAGAGTGAACACTAGTTACTCACCCGAGGTGAGTGGCAACGGAAACGATGGTGTTTCCCCCGAGCGCGTCAAGTACGTGAAGTGCAACGCGTGCTACGGGACGGGAGAGGACCGCCACGGGTTCGGTGACTGCCTCGACTGCGCGGGATTCGGAGACATCGAGATCCGCTACTAGGGCTACCGATTCAATAGCGGAATCGCCTACCGAATTATCCTGGGATCAGGCACCGAATAGAAGGGTGAATCCCAGTGCAAAGAGCGAAGCGATTCACTGTAAGAACCTCCCCGACTTCCATCAGGAACATTGTTAGGAAGAGGGCAGGGAATCGCTGCGAACTGTGTGGGAGAAAGCCCTGCCGAAATCCCGGCGCGAAGTCGAGGGGAACTATTCATCACCGGCATATGCGTCGTCTCGGAGGAATCGACTCAGTTGAGAACATGATTCTTCTATGCATCGGCTGCCACCGAGCGGTCCACTCCGATGAGGCCGAGGCCGCACAGGTAGGGTTCATCTCATGGGTTGACCCTTACTGCACCCCGATCCTCCATGCGCGCGAGGGATGGGTACTGCTGGTGCCGGACGGGTCGTTCGAGCATCTGGATGAGCGTGAGGCTCTGCGGCTCCTGGAGTACGTCAACTCATCTGTGGCCTAGACATGTTGCAAGTGGGGCTTGAAATCCGCTTGCGCATGCCTCATACTTGATACATGACCACCACAGAGAACACCAGCGTCGAGGGAACCTACCTCTTCTCGAAGTACACCCTCCGCAACGAGCGTTACACCTTCGGCGGTGACACCCTGGTCCAGGGCGACCGCGCCTACGGGCTCTACGACCCGTTCGAGATCACCGAGCAGGTCCACGACAAGTATGCGGGCGGGAAGGTGATCTACCGCGCCTGGGACGTCTATGAGGGCCCGGACGGGAAGCGCTTCTCGGTCGAGACCTACAAGGAGGACTGCTGGGTCAACTCGCGTGGCTTCGGCGCACCATCCTCTCGGAGATCGATGACCCCAACACGGTCCTGGTGTCGTTCCGCTACGCGAACGTCAACAACTTCCAACTCTTCGGCATCCACCTCTCGGATGCCGTCCGAGTGGACAGCGTGGAGGGCTGAGTCATGACCGACGAGACCTACAACGGGTACAAGAACCGGGAGACGTGGGCCTTCAACCTAGAGTGGCAGAATGATGAGGGAATCTATCACACTCTCCTCGACTCCGCCGAGTCGTGGCTCATGGACAACCCGGAAGCGGATGACTACAGCCTCGGGGAGTACTTCATCTCCTGGCTAGAGGAGATCGCCAGGGAGTCCATCGAATCTCAGCACGAGAGCGTCCGCGAGTTCTGGCTGAACCTCCTCACTGACATCGGCTCCTTCTGGAGGGTCGATGAGGAGGAGGTCGGAGCGGCCATCCGGGAGTCTCTGTACGTCGAGGGGCGCACGCCGGAGGTCGAGGAGGACTGACGTGGATGCCATCACCGCTGCCCTGTGGGCCGCGAAGGACCAGGCGCTCCGAGACCTCCTGTCGCGGGTCGTGAAGGCTGCGTCACTCCTCCAGCGGGAGGAAGCACAGCACCGAGAGGAGACCGAACGCCAGAGGCTCCGGGGAAAGCGAGAGGGTCTCAACCTGGTGCGCTCCTACATCGAGGAGGAACTACGTGTCCACGCAGATGACTGATCCGTGGACGTCGTTCGACCCCGCTGCTCCCGACGTTGTCGGGGGCGCGGGGGACCGAGACATCGACGTCCTCATCATCCGCAAGGCCTACACGCTCGGGCTTCTAGAAGGAGTCACGACGCTCGACTTGGCTCTCATCGGCCAGGAGGGGAGTCATACCCGCTCGGAACTTCTAGCCCGTGCGTCGGACGCACTGGCAGAGGTCGGGTACACCTGGGTGGACGGGAGGCTCCAGAAGTGAGTTTCGGTCTCCAGATGGCCCTGTGCAACATCATGTACGTCGTCGGGATCCTCGGACTGCTTCTAGGCTTCTACGGCCTGGTGGTCTGGACAGGGCGCAAGTAGGACTTGCAATCGGCTTGCGCATCCCTCATACTGGTAGCACACCACAGAGAAGGGAAGCACAAGATGACCACCTACCTTGACGGATCCGAGACCAACCTGAGCGTGAAGAAGGCGCAGGAGTGGTTCCGCGCTCGACTGGGGAAGCGGCTCGACACCACCTTCCTCACTCCCGCCGAGGGCGGGGCGCGGGTCACCGAGACCCACGGACGCACCCTGTCGGTCTCTCGCTACGCCCCGAAGAGCGCGTTCGAGTTGGATGGCTCCGAGGTCGATGTAACGGGGAAGTACGGGAAGCGGAGGATCTCCCTCATCGACCCCGACACCCTCCAGATCACCCTCCTGGACGACGAAGACAACGTCTGGCGGATCCTCACCTACACCGAGAGCGAGGTGCAGGCATGATCTGCGCGACGTGCGGAAAGGACGTGTTCGAGATCGTGGACCACAACGACGAGCCCACGGGGATCTTTGTGCACGAGTCGGAGAACTTCGAGGGACACCTCGTCCGCCCGGTAGAGAAGGAGGACTGAGAATGGACACCACGCCCACGGTCGACCAGATCAAGCGGCACAACGGAGTCGCTGGTCAGTTCTCCTACTCCGCTCGGGTGAGGTATCCCGGCGAGTCCGCGAGCACGGTGACCTTCGTCGGAAGCACTTACGGAGGTCCGATCATCATGGTCACCCCGGACGGCCACCAGATCCCCGTTTCGAGCCGCGTCACGGAGCGCATCGGAGCCACGCTGAACCCCGACTGGGTGCGTGCGTTCTTCGCGCAGAAGGAGACGCTGTAATGAACGGATACAACGTCCCCTGCCCGCAGTGCGGGGCACGTCCCGGAATGCCCTGCACGAATGCGTGGGGCCTGCCTATCAGCACCTACCACGGATCGAGGAACCTCTGATGCATACCTGCACCTACCCCGGCTGCACCTCCACCGACACCTCCGAGGTTGTGGACTGGTCCGTCGAGCCGCCTGCGTACGTGTACCTGTGCCCCGGATGTGACACCGCCGAGTGCCCTAACCAGATGTGCCGGACCAGGACATTGAAGGTGAACGCCACAAACTGCCCGTCATGTGGGGCACGGCTGATGCGGAGCAAGCCATGATGCTCAGTTGGCGGATCGAGGCCGAGGAACTGGCCCGCGTACTGTCTAACGCGCTCGCGTTCTTTCCGGAGCGAAGCATCGTGAAGCGCGCCCGTATCAAGATCGGTTACGACTGCCTAGAGGCGACCGCAACCGACACATACACGATTGCGCGTGACGAATGCCCCGCCGAAACGCTTGCTTCCCAGGAGACCCCCGCCCCAGGAAGAAACGGGGTTTCTTCCGGTGCGATTTCCGGGCACCGGAACTCGCTTCCCTGCTTTTTGGAGGTCAACCGGGAGGGGTTGCGGGCACTAGAAGAGCAGGCTCGGAAGGATAGAGGCAATTGGGGACGGCTGGATTGGATTCCCGGCGACTGCCTTACCTATGTGCCGACAGGAGACAAGGCTAACCTGGTGTCGGCCCAGGACGTGACGAATACGCCGTGGGATATGACGGTTGAGGGTCTCGCGGGCGAGAAGTTCTGGAACATGTGCGATGACCTGTTGACCCGGCTAGACGCGGGCGAGGTTCGCGCGTTCGATCCGCAGTACCTAGGCCGATTCGGCAAGGTGAAGACAAGCAAGAGCGTTGAGGCTGACACGATTC